CCTCTGTTTCAAGGCTTAGGCTAATAACCCGATCTCTGAAAGAGATGTATTAAACTTTTATAATAGAATTATATTGGGTTAATACTATTTGGGGTTATATCTATCAATTATTTCAATAATTAATCTACCTCTTTCTTTAATCATTCCCCTGCTTTCCATATCCAGTACCTTCTTTACCGCATACTTCCACACAAAAGGAAATTCTGTTTCAAGTTTATCAAATTCCATCCGGTCAAGATACATGTCGAATACCGTATGCTCCGATTCATGAAGGAAAACTATATTATCCCTGCAAGTAGCAACCGACTTATATATCCTTTTCGGAAGTATGTGACATACGTTACATACTGTAGGAAAATGAATAGCCTTACCGGTCATAGACATTCGAATAGTACTCAACTCCTCCAACATAAGACGAAAAAACCCGGATAAATCCGGGTTCTCTAACTTTTTCTTCTTGCTGCTGTTTTTAATGGATGTAATTCTGTCTTTTTTCTTCGGAGTCAACTCTTTGCTCCTGCAAGCCTGGCATAAGCCATGACTTCTTATCATTACTTTTCGTCCGCATTTTTCGCAGACGTACAATTTCTTTTCCACTTTTTATATTTCGATACAAGCGATATGTATTTAGATATAAGCGATATACTTGAAAAAGATAACGCCGTTAAAGACAGCGTATATGGTAAGTTCATTAACCATCTTGGCACTTCTTCTGTCTTAATCACTATCAGTAAAGTAGCACCTGCCACTACCAATAATACAATTGCTGTCGCAAGTGCTACACGGGAAACAACATCACTCATCAGTTTTCTTTTCTCCCAATTTTTCTACGCCTTTTTGCAGATCGTATTTAAACACTTCAATGATTTTCGTTTCCACAATAGACTCGCAATTCCAGTCTCCTAACGTACCCTGCATACCTTTAGTCAACACAGCTTCGGCATCCTTAGGATTGCCGGCCTGGATATACATATAGCATGGAGTTTTCTTTTCTTTACCTTTCTTTTCATCCAGTGTAATGTAATTCACCTTACACTTATACCAGTACTCAGCTTCTCCGTTGAAGAAGATTTCCGACACTTTAATAGGATTAATTTTTACAACCTCGAAAGATTTGTACAAATCCTTGAAGATCTCCAACGATCTTGATTCTGCCTCTGTGTAAGACAAGGCATCTACCAAATACTTTTCAGTTACTTTCTTTTTTTTGCCGTTCTCGATATTATCAATCTCGGCTTTTACCGTAATTTCAAACCAGCGATTCATTGTATTAATATTTAATTAGTTGATTTCTTTCCTTTCTCTATACTATTTTTAAGTCTTTCAGAACACCACTGCAAAACGTCCATCATCATCATCTCATTGTTGGATAAGATACCTTTTATAATTAACGCCAATTGATGCTGTGACATTCTTAGGCTCATATCAAATCTTCTTTCCTCTTCATTTACTATCGTGGCTACGAAATACTTACACCCCTCTAAGTGCGTCAGGGCTTCAATCATAGCTTCTTTTATCTCTTTTTCTTCCATTCTGTTTGTTTTTTTTTGGACAAAGATATGTCTTTTGATAATAAAAAAGATTCAAAATGATTTAATTTAGCTTAATTACGGCTCTTTTGATTCGTCCGGTATAGGCATGTCAAACTTTTTTCTGATAAACGACTCTGTTTCTTCATTGAATGGATAGGCCTCCTTAATAAAATTCATAGCTACCTCCATATCACCGTCTGCTATATCTTTATACCTTTCAAAGATACCAATCAGGTCATTGTTATATGAACGCTCTTGTTTTATGTTGTACACGTATTTCAACACCCTGTCTTTAATTTCATTGGCTTTTTTCACAGTATCATTGAAGGAATTTATACTTTCCAATTCTGGATCTTTGTTTTCCTTGTTTACCTTATCAAACTCTTCCTTGCTATATCCTGCTTCTCCTGTAATGGCTGGGCAAACACTTCCATTTATGATCCAAAACTGTTCATACGATCCTATCAGAAACTTTGATTCCATTTTAAATGCATTATATTTAATAAGCAAATTAGCCACCTCTGTTGCACCTTCTATGGTTCTAAAACCGATACCGATATCTTTTAACATAAATACTGGAACTCCAGTTCTTGGATACACGACTTCTTTTTTGTTCTTTATATTCCAGTTTTTAGCTTCAATTGGAATACCTTTACCAGCAAGCTCTTTGTCTATATACAGATATATCTCTTTGCATGTCAATGACACGATCTCATCTCTGCTTAAATCAAAAACTGTTTTCATTTATTTTTATTTATTAAATTAAACAATCTACCTCTTTGTTCAGGCTCCGTATATTCTACCCATATATCGGCTGCCACATTTCTAAGAAATTCCATAAAGTCATGATGATCCCTGTATTCAACAGAATCGACTTTTCTCACAAAACTTAGGATTTCCTTTAACATCTTATTGTTTTCTTCAAGAAGCTCTCTGTCGGTCATAACCTTTCAAATTTTCTTCTTAATTTATTCATTCTTCTATTTTCTTTAAAACAAGGAAATGGCTTATCTTTTACCGATAAATAACCATCTTGAATACAGTCGCTTATAGCTTTAGAGGATAGTATTTTTACTAATTTTGTACCCGATCTATCATTAGGATCGTCAAGTCCTAAAACGTTTTGCATTCCGGTATTAGACCTCGCCTCTACGAATTAAATAACATTCTCCTTTTTTATTAGGATGCTTCTTAAACGGATCTTTTGGCAAATATATGTATTCATACTTATCAGTACATTTTTTTTGTTTCTCCAAATTGGATGAAGTGTTTTTCCTTTTTTGTCTCATAACTCTAACTTTTAAAAATGAATAATTAATTGAGTATATAATTACCTAAGGTAATAGATCATCCAAATAAGCCCATGATTCCATTTCATCTAATCTGCATAAAATACATCCTGGACGGCTGGATATAAAAGTTCTGTTCTCTTCCAATATACCCATAATTGGATTCTTTGATCCTATTGTTGATTTCTTAGGGAGAAACACAATAAAACGGTGGCAATCTGGAATTACTGTTATAGAATGCCACACGCTGTTAATGCGCCACTCTGCACCAGCTTTAAAAAGAGGAACAGCATATTCTATATCTTGTTTCATGTCTTATTATTGTTTAATTAATTTAAATATTTTTAGTTTTGAAATTATTTAATATGCTTATCGGCTGGATTGATTATCAATCCATCGTCACATGAAGGGAATGATATGTTAGATTCTCCATTATCAAGATTAGTCAGTTTAACCGTTCCAGCATATTCATCATCCACAAAAAACAATTGACCCGAAGAAACCACAAACCTGCATTGATATGCATTCATCATTGCTCCAAGTTGTCTAATCTTAGTTTTAATCTCTAAAAGTTGAGCGTTGTTGATTATATTCTTATTCATATTTTATTAAAGTTTATCTATTATTTTGTCATCCATTTCCTGCCATTCATCACTCACGCTTATAACCAATCCTATGACAGTGAATGATAATAGCAACGTAAAAATAAGCCATAACAGAAAGCAGATAAAAAACACATACATACCTCATGATTTTTCAGTTGTTAGATAAAAGCAAAATCGGTTCATTTGACTCCGCAATTGCTTTTATTTGTTCTGGATTGATAAAACTCTTGACTTGTTCGCTTATATTACAAATGGACTTGATCATATCAACGAATAATTTCGAGGTACATTCGTTACACTCCACTTCCATTATCTGTTTATGTCTATTGTATGATATGCTCGTTACACAATTCAGCCAGTGCGCATAGGTTCCTTTTTCTGTATTTAACCTGCTGTATTCTACTTTTGTCTCTCCATTTCCATATTCAATTACTCTTTTTAGAAATGGTTTTGCATAAACACTAAAACCGAAAGGTTGGGTGTTTAAGGCATCTAAACGGGAAGTTCCATCCCTCCATTTTCCATTCTCATCATTTTCTGTCCATTCCTTAGAGGGGTTAGGGACAATATTTCCGTTTTTGTCATAAGAAAACATACATGTTGTTTCCAATTGGTACTTGATAACAGGCACTTCTTCTACTATTCTATAGTTTAAACATTTCTTTAGAACTTCCCTGACTTGTTTTTCCAGATCAGAAAGTGATGTGCTATTGAAATATCCTTCGTTACCTAATCTGTTGACAGGTAATTTGATCCCATAAGAATGAATCTTATCCACATCTTCTTTTGATAAAGTAGTGGTAAACACTCCTTCTTTGGTGACATTCACTTTAACAGTTACATATAAACTGTTGTTATCATTCTTTTCCCTTATATTCAATGTTGTTAATGCTGCCATGATCAGATCTTTTTAAAATCAATTCGAATAAATATAATACATTCCTGCTTCATATACCTTATGTACATCAGGGTCATTCTTGTCTTCCGGTTCCAATTCACTCTCTTCACAAGTATAATCCCATTCAGAGTTGTAGTACATATTCTCATTTGTTTTCTCCAAGGAGCAATCTTTCATTAGATTCATATTTTCTCCCCAGACTGCAACTTCTTTCTGTTGCTCTTCTTCTGTCATAAGAGATATTTTGTCTTTCAATTCTTTCCAGGTCATGATTTTTAAAAGATGATTAATAATTCATTCTACATCAAAAAGTTGATCTAACACCAATAATTCGGCATCCATATCTTCATCTTTCGGGAAACGAACTTTTATGTTTCCGAACTTAGATGTTTTGAATAAGATGTAGGGGTTCATGTCTTCGGCAGTCACCGGCTTATATTCCTTAACTTCCGACATCTTGAGATACCAGTCGCCTATTTTTACAAATCCGGAGAAGATAGAACACAGATGCGCTTTTACAGACTGTATCTCCTTTTTATCTTTGAAAGGTATAATTTCGTCCTTTCCCCTTATCATGATTGACAAGAAAGGACGAATGTTATCTGTTTCATTTTGAAATTTGAAGCCTGTTATGGCTTGCTTGGGGATTCTTCTTCCCATTAATATAAAATAGCTCATTGTGATAAGTGATTTTGTTTTATATCAGGTAAGTAATTTGTAATAACATCAAGTGATATCCATAACTCTGGCTCTATGCTGTTTTTTATTCTATCACTGAAAAGAGAATTATCATCACAATCACAATGAGAGATTGTGATATAACAATCTTGATAATCCCACCAATGAGCCGATTTAAAATCGTCTCCTCCATTCCAAAACCCTATTCTTATACCTCTTGGGTTGAAATCTTCATCTATCCAACTTGGGTGATAAGCCAACACTTCTTCTCCCTCTGAAGGTTTTTCCTCTTTGAATTTCTTCCAGTTCATCTCGCCTTTAATTAGTTAGACACAAATGTACAAGTTTTATTAAGATACCCTTCTGTCATCTCTATGAAATTCACACAATCTAATTTACTTAATTTGTAAATCAATGCCGGATTGTGTATTATGGCTATAATTTGTGTTTGTGGTTTATGAAATGATAATGCATTGTAAATCTGCATTATGTTGTCAATATCAAGATTCCTATCTGGCTCATCCATGAGAACCGTGTATTCAAAACTGCTTTCTGTTAATGTTATGCGGTTTCTTTTATAATACTTCAACAGGTTATCAATTCTTTTGATCCAAAATGCATTTGATTTTTTCTTGTATTCTGCAAGATCTTGCATTGGAAACGCATAATCCTTTTGGCTGAACATTAAATTGAAAAGTGATTCCAATGATAACACCACTTTTTCTCCATAAGATTTTTGAATACTATTCACATACAAATCGAAATTGCTGATGTTTTTTAATACACTATCTCGATTTGTCTCCGTTGACGGCAATAAACGGAATACTTTCCCTATATAATCAGATGATATATCAATTCCATCAAGAACCTTGTCATCATCATCAAATATAGGTGGAAAATCCAGTGCCTCAGCCGGCATTTCAGAGCACATGGATTTCTCGCATAACGCATACATTGATATGATGTTAAGCAAAGTTGATTTTCCACTACCGTTTTTCCCTATAATCACATTCACTCCTGGCTTGAAAATAAATTCTCTGCCATTTTCAAACGCTTCTATGTCAGAAGCATATTCAAAAGGAGTTTTTGTATTGTCTTTTATTTTTACTGATGTTATCATTGTAATCCTTTTTAAAAATCAATTACCGCCCGAACCCTGATATCGTGGGACTTGCTGTAGTAGCCCGTGTAACCATTAGAGAAGAGCACGTACCACGCATAGTTCCGGCTGTTCTCAGTACTGGACCAATACCCAGCCAAGGAGAGGGGAGATGCCGAAACATAAGCGAATGCTTTGTTTAGTTCGTCCATATAATGGTTCATTAAATTTAATTGGCTAAGAGATGGTATATACTCGCCATTTTTCAGCATATTTTTCAACTTTTGATTTCTGGCTACAAGGCGTTCCGTATTGCCGCGTCCGTCAATGTCAAACAGCGCATCACATTCACGTTCGTAATATGTCTCACTTCCGGATTCTTCACGGCTATCATCGTCAAGCAACTGTACACTATCATGCTCCGCCAGTGAGATAGCAAACGATACGTCTTTGTGTTTTAATCCGATATAACGCACATTCTTTTTGAAATTCTCTCCAGTAAACGGCTCAGCGTGTTCGTTTCCGTAGATTAGATACAAACCATCTTTTCTTGATGGTACTCTATTTTCACATACGCATCTTTCATTTTTTGGTCTTACAATTATGTTCAACTCATTCAACACATGATCTTTTATGACTTCCTTGCTTATTCTTTCTACAAAACCATAATTCCTTTGTTTAAGCTCATCATTTACCATACATCTGATCCAATTTTCTATCTGATTGTTTCCTCCGTATGTATTATGCATGCACCTTTTTACAAGCTTTTCCAATAATGGCTCTATGTTTTTGATTATATCTTCTTTGGTAAGGTGAAGTTCATTTAATATACAGTTCCTTACCGCCTTGTATTCTTTACTTGCGCTCATAATATATCTACTTAATACTGTGAATTATATTTTTTTCTCTCTCCCACTATCTTCCCCTATAGGATTATTCCATCCGTATTTTACAGCCGTAGCTTTAAATAGAGGAAGTCCATAAAATCTATAATCATTCTCAAGATGAGCATGTACTGTCGATTTCATTTCAGTTTTTTGATTAAATCATCCGCATATACCACAGCTAATTCAGCCGCCTTATCACACGTCTCCAATATTAATTCACCGTGAGGTCCACGTCCTGATACGGATGTGATCGGAAGTATGGTTTTTGCTATCTCGTATCTACGTTGTTCCCAATCTACATGGGTGTTACACGGTTCTTGATTGACCTGTATATATCTTCCTTCAATATTAGAAGATCTTAATGTTTCCGCATTCTCTTCGCCGAATGCAACCAGAATAGACCCACATCCTGGACTTTCACCTATTGTTCCATCTTCTCTGTGGAATTTTATCCTTCCTTTCATGAACAATATACCTTTTGCTTTCGGGAATACAACATCCTGAAACATCTTATTGTCAAGACGATTAAAAAGAAGAGCTATTCCATTATTGTGCTCTACCATACGAGTAATAAAATGCTCTATAGTCGGTCTTGAATAAGGTGGGTTTAACCATACCCTTCCTTCCCATTTTTGTTTTAATCCATCTTGCTCTTTGTTATACATAACCCTGGCTGTCCTCCATAACGGACGCATAGGCGCACATGGATCTAAATCAAATTCCCCTAAAGCGTCTATAATTTCTTTAGGTGTGTACCATTCATCTGTACTGTTTTTAGATTTCTCAAATGATGTATTCATATATCTATGTTTTATAAGTTAATCCCATCCTCCAGTAGTGTACAAAGATACATCTTCCTCCTCTACGTTTACACCTTTAATAGCCTGTAGAAGTTTTTTCTTTGTCTCCCGGCACATATTGTAACCATATCCTTTATACCGATATGAGCGCTCCCATGTACTTACTGGAAAAGGGATATTTTCGTCAATAACCAGCCTCTTCATATGAAGATGTTCGAAGAATTTCTCATGATAGAGTAGTTTGTACTCGTATGCTACTATACTTGCAGATGAGAATGGAAAATAATCATCTTCTTTTTCTTCGTATTTGGGCTCCTTATAGTAAGCCATTTTTGTTACAGTAAAATCGAAGCTCCTAAGAATCTCTTTCGGCTTTCCAAACTCTGACTCTATGAACTCTATCCATACCTTTTCTCCCTCTTTCTGGAACGCACATACCTTCTCATTTCTGTACTTAAATCCCCATCCTTCTTTCTGATGTTTTTCATCATTGAACAAATCAACAGCTTCCTGAAAATCGCTTTCACTTTCAAAGAAAATATCAATATCTTTCACTTTTTCTCCGGAAAGGATATTCTTAAAACATCCACCAGCTATGAACCCTTTGTGACCTTCCATATACTTGTCAAGCCATCTTATTTGCCAGAAATTATCTGGAGTATCTATTACAAAATTGTTCATATCGTTTGTATTTTGCTGTTACCAAGCGAGATAAAAATTCCGCTTCACAATAATACAGTGAGTGTAATTGCTTAGGTCGATTCCATTGTCCGTAAATGTATCCAGGACCCGTTTTTCCACGTATTTGAGTTTTACTGTTATCCCCTTCTTAAACACTTCTATTAACTTCTCATTGCACTCAATAGGTCCAATAAAACAGTACCTATTTGAAGGACTGTCTGATATACAATATGTCTGACATCCTAACATGTTGCTTAAAATATTCTCATACATATTTTCTATATTTTACAATTTTTAGCTATGTTACTTAATTCAGCAGTCATTATCAAATCTGATAGTGATCGCCCCGCATGCACATTTTTGAATAAATTTTATCTTTAATAATTTTCTCATTAGAGTTATCCTCTATTTACTTTTTTCTTTATTTCTTCCGCGATCTCTTCTTATGAATGCAAGAAATTAAGTTCTCCTGACTTCCATTTTTCTAATCTTTCATAAAAATCCTTACGAAATTTGTCTAATTCTTCTTCCCTTGCCCTACGCTTTTTTCCCTGTTTTGTTTCTATATTTACTCTATGTCTTTCAACTCTTTCCCAATATTTCAACCAAGTTCCTTCACCACAAACTTCATCTACAATCACATTAACGGTTCCAAGGACTTCCAGTGCTTGATGATTCAACAATATCTGGAAAATACGTTTCAATTCACGGGCATGTTCACGTTTAATCTTATCTGATTTCCGTGATAATTCATGATTAATTCCAATCCATTCGTTTGCGCTCTTTTTAAGAAGACTCTTGGGAGTCCCCATATCGAAAAACTCAATATAATCCATCAGATTTTTAAACGTTCCCCAAATATCTCGATAGGACAATTCGGCTCTTGCTTTTTTGTATTTTTCAATAGCATCTTTAATGGATTCCAACATATTGGTAACAAAGAGCATGTTGCCGATACAATATGACATATTACATTCAACATAGAATACCTTTGAGCCAGTTGGTATTGCTTCACGAACATAATATTGATGCTTGCTTGTAGTAGAAGAATAATATGTATCATTAATCAAATACGCCTTTTCTCCACGCTTGTTTCGCACGATTCTTCCGACCTCAAAATGTCTTCCATAGGAGTAAATACTTTCTCCTTCAAAATAGAAGTTACTACCATTTGCTGATTCTTGACTTTCATTTGCCCACAAGTGAGCGACCATTGAATTGTTCATATAAGTATCTTTTTAATTGTTTAACTTACCTCTACTATATAATCCTCTTTGTTCATATTTTTCAATACATTCGGTTATCATATCGCAGAACACTTGCCCTTCTTTTTCGGAACCTCTGAAGTAACCAATCATCTTCATAATATTCCCGTTAAACTCATGGACAAACTTATTGTAATAATGCTCTCCCATAACTTTCCCGTATTTTTCCATGAACAAATTCTTGTCCAGTGATTCATCCTTAAAGCAACGGTTGTAATCCCATCTTACGATACGAAACAATGTTTCAAAATTCAATCTTTCCATATCCTGTATTTTATTTAAGTTCAAACTTGATTCCTTCCGGTAACTGAGAGCGGTCTACGTTGTTTACAAAATCATCAAACTCTTCCTGTGTGATTTTTTCTCCATAACCGTTCCAGTTGAAAGACAAAGTATTTAAGTGAGGATAATATATGGCGTTATCAGTAGACAACCCATAATCAAACACACAGAGCATTATCTTTTTTTCTGCTTCTGCTTGTCTGATTCTCTTATCGTATCGCTCACAAATTTCAGCACGCTTTTTCAACATCTCTGCCTTATGAGCCTCTTCCCTACGTTTTTCGATATTTTCTGCGGAATAATACCCGGCTTTAATGCGCTCTTCAACAAGCAAACGTTCCTCGTCCGTTAATATCAAAGTAAACCTTTCCTTTTCCGGTGTATACGGATTTACCCATTTCTTGCCACACAGGTCTTCAAGTTCAACAAGAAGCTCGTCTGATTCACGTTTCCATCTATCCACAATCCCCAGATTGAAAAGCAGATACTTGAAATACATCTTATCCTCAGAGGCTTTATATAATTCTACGCATTCTTGTTCTGATATACGCAAATACTCCATTGCCACAGACATACCACTTCTTCTAACGTAATATATGCCATTTTCCACCGGATACATAGGAGCACCATAATGATTACTGCAATGCAATGGTATAAATTTCGCCAATTCCGGAAAATGTTTTGCAACCTCACCGTGGCAGCAACCTCCCATATACTCTACATACGTTCCTTGTTGATCTTTCTGTCTAATATCAGCCGTTACGCTCCAGTCACACATATTGTTATGACAATCATCATCTAAAGATATTGTGACTGTTATTCTGTATTCTTCTTTGTTTTCTATAAAGAATTTTGTACTTGAATAAATTAGTTTGTTTGCAGTTTCCATATTATTTTAGTTTAATCATTACGCTTGTAAAAAATAAAATCTGCACATTCTCCCGGTGTATTATTAGCGTTATTGTACCAATAAAAACCTTCTGTTTTCCAGTCTACATCTACGGGATCTTCTTTTACTCGTTCCAAGAAATTCCTTATTTCTCGTTCTTCATTATCTGACAAACCTGTATAATCACCATTTATCAGAGCACGAGCCCAATAAACTGGAAGCCTGTATCTTGTTACCTTTATACTCATAGCTTCATTAATTTACAATTACTATCTTCAAATACAGGGACCATGCCCTGTCCCCTGAAATAAGCAGTAGCTAACTTAAAAGCGTACAGCGGATTCACTTTCTTAATTTCTCGCTGTGATTTATAGAAAGATAACGGCTGACATATATAGAAATTTTCATTGCCAAGACTCCCAAAAAGCCAATCCATACTACCTTCATCACAATTAGTGCTACCCAGTATTATTAAATCACATCCGGTCTTCCGGGTCCCTAAGATGAATGTCTTGTTCTTATTCTCTGGCCGCATAAATATCTCTTTATCAATATTAAACCAATCACTTTGGCAACTTTCTACATCCCTTAGAACGATCTCGTCAATCTCACGGGCATATTCTTCTTGTGTTTTCATAAGGCATGTTATTTAAAAGAAACTCCAACAATATGTCACAATAAATTCCCTCATTCCGTATTCAGCAAGCTGCTGAAACGATTCTATCCCATTACAATAATAAAAAACATTATCATTATCATCATCGTTGATACTCAGCGATAGTTTGATTGTCACTCTTTTATCGTCTCCTGTTTCTTTCCACACAATCTGACATTCTACGTATTCAGGCTCCTTACCTGTTCTTTCTACAAATTCAAGGAATCTTAAATCAATTTCATATTTGACTCCTTCAACATTAGATATCACTACCTCGTTTTCACAATCACTGCAAATAGCATGCATGAAAGCTCCATCAAAATAATCTATTATTTTTCCGGTATTCGGATTTACTATGGCTTCACAGGCAACATTTGTTCCACCACATCTTGTACATATATATCCCATAATTATCTGTTTTTAAAATGTTCAATAATTTCATCTACCGTAGCCTTACGCCATGTGATACAGCCCGCGTCTCCCCTAAACCGGAGCTCTTCGCACTTCACCCACCTGTCTCCCGTGGCGTCCGTCACTATCAGCCATTGACCTGAATCAGTATTATTTGTAATTCTTTGGTGTTCTTTCTGATAATATACCCCCGTGATCTCCCCATCTCCTCATTCTTTCAAGTTATATTCTTTCATTATTTCTTCTATCAATTCGTCTGTTTCCATATAATAACCCCAACAGGAATCAACCTCTTCCCATTCTTCTTCCTCTTCATCCTCCCTGGATTCATCTTCGTATTTCTTGACAAATTTCACTTTCTTTTCAAGCACATACCCCTTTACATCTCCCCACATCCATATACCTATGGATTTCACCTCATCATCTATAATCTTGGCACAATCTTCTTTCCAGTTCTCTTTTTCATTATATATTTTTTCATATCTATCTTTTGTGACATACGCTATCCCCTCCACATAATCTCCTTGACTATGACCCCTTGTTGACCACTCTTTTACTAATACGTCTTTTTCGTATTCGTTTATGATTTTTAATAGATCTTCGTCATCTAAGCATTCTATTAATTCCGTCTTATAATCCAAATCCTCCAAATCTTCTGGAAGAAATTCTTCTTGCACGTATGAAAAGCTCTCATACCTCAATTCCCACAAATGAGTACTTCCATTGTATATAAATGAAACATTATTTGCTTTTCCTTCTTTTAGGTATTTTATAATATCTTCCTGCTTTACATGCTCCACCACAATAGCTTCAAGCACATCTCTTAATCTATGATTATTATTGTAGAAGAAAGTTTTCCAATTGCATTCATCATGTAATCTACTGGTATCGGAATATTCAAAAAAATACAATCCGCACATATCCCAATTAATTATAGGACTTTCACCGCTATAATCGTCATAATAGATCTTAATGCGATAATTGCCTACTTCTTTTGTTGTAATAATTCTGTCTTCCATGTCTTTATATTTTAAATAGTTCCTAACTTTTTATCAATAAATTCATCTATTTCATCATAGTATGATCCATCGAAATCATAATTCCCATATTTCTCTGTAAACTCTTTAGCCCACTCTCGAATGATGTTAAATGCCTGTTCCCTGCTATATTCTTTTGGTCCTGTTAGATACTCCACAGCTTCCACCGATAACTCTTGCAGATTTCGTAAGTAATTTAAACCAATGCTATATGGTAGCTTACCTACTTCTATACATACATGATGATCTTGTTTAAAGGCGTCCTGCAAGTCTTCAAGACTCTCTATCAATGACTCGGACTCATCATCTACCCTCACCTTGTATAACTCAAAATCTTCATTTTCTGCCGACACCCATATCTTGTAGGCTTTTCGTTGGATAATCTTTTCCAAACAAATCCGTCACTGAACACAATTAGGCTACCTGTTACTATCGTTCCTTTCATTTTTCTTCCTCCTCATTATCCCATCCTAAACAAGAATCTAAATGTGAAATAAAAATTGTAGCTCCCTTATTTTCTTCCACAGTAGGATACTCTACCTCATAATAGTCAAATTCAGAGCTCTCTAATCCGACCCTATTTTCATCCCATCCATTTTTGGTCCCATCTTCTGCCATTTCTTTAAGCTTTTCCAAAGCCTCTTCTGGTGTTTCTGCTTCAATGGATAATCTATCTTTCATCCATCCATAAACCCTTCTTTCTACTTCAAATATAAATTCTTTCATTTCGCTATTTTTTTTTGTTTATTATATTTCACATCTTGTATCAAACAACCTCCTTGGAAGCATTATTTAATGGTGATTCCTTCAATCTCTTTAGATTAAATCCTATCATATTCCCACACTGTGGACACCTAAAACCATAAGGTTTACTAACCATCCTGTCACTTCTGTTGCACATCATACAGTATGGGCGCCATCCGTCATACCATGTCCCTCCCTTGGCTTCCTTCAATCTTCTCAACTTTTCTTTTTCTGGAAGATCTATATTCTGTTTTAGTGTTTCCATTAATCTGTTGTTTACCGTGATAATATCAATATCTGAGACATCAAAACATAATACGGCTATTTTGATTTTCGCTTCCATGATTGTTTATTGTTCTACATCAATAATCCCATACTCTGCTACTTCCAACACATCCTGCACTATTTCCGGATAGTCAGTCGTATCTAACGAAGCATCTTGAACGTATGCTTCCGCTAATTTCTTGGCTTCTTCAAACGATTCGGCTTGTATATATAAATCAAGCGTCAATGAAAACGGATATAACATAGCTAATCTGTTATTCTGTAATAATAATCAAGTTCTTCTCCCTTAAAATTGTTCATGGCATACTCGTCAGCTTCCCGCCACAACCGGTCATACAATGCAGCCAGTTCACGATTGCTTTCATAATGTTGCCAGATTTTATGATTCAATACCAGCGTCAATTCTGTAAAGAACTTATAATCGTCTTTCCATTCGCTAAACGCACGTCTGTAAGTATCTTTGACACCTGCTATACCATACTTGTCGGCTATGCTGAAATCTTCCCAAAAGGTAGTTATTAGGTCATAGCCGTTCTCCTGCATAAATTCTTTGAATGTCATAAACTATTATTTTAGGTATATAATTGCCTTATCTTATCAATGACATCTTCCTTAAATTCGTAATACTCATATATACGACCTTTGTAGTCAGCTATCATTTCTTCAATCTTACTTTCGGATGCCCATAACCCATAATACACATAGCAATCCGATAATCTATCTACTGAAGAAACACCGATCAACATCATTTTGAAAAATGGATTTCCCTCTTTTTCCAATTCTTCTCTTGCTCTGTCTGTCACTGCATCCCACCATTGCCCTTCGCATTTCTCTACCTCCCCATTATCAAGTACGACATCAAACTTTCTACCTCCGAAAGCTTCTCTTCTCTCATTTCTCTTTGCAAGGAAATCATAGAATATACCTCCTATCCTTCCAATAATGGTATCATCTCCGTACTTTGTGCTAATTTTATCAGGCATTTCGTCGAAGACAAGGAACTTCGATTCTCCTGACTCTACTAAGTATAATAGCTTCATGATTTATTTCTTTAGATGTAAGTTATTCCTCCAACCTTGATCTGCATTATATCGTTTTCAAGCATAATGAAATTATTTTGTTTTATGGATCCAAATATCAATCCATATACACTTACCGTATTAAACAGCCTAACAGTGTGAAAATCTTCATTTAGCCTTACTCTGTTTTTATTCCAATATCCCAAATCGTTGATAGTTATCGGGAATCCTTCTATGTTGTTATACCTGTAGTAATTGTTTTCATTGAAAACTATTTTCTTTATTAACAGGTTCCCGATGCTTTTCATGTTGAATCCGGACAACTCTATCTGTTCTAAAATATAATCAATCAAATTATTATGATATGTGTTTGGTTTATCTTCTTTCTCATTAATGATTTTCTTCCATTTCTTTGTTAAAGGAATCCGTATATCCATATATGTGCTAAATACTACTATAGTAGGACATTCCCCTTCAAACTTCGTTAAATCTTCTACTCTCATAATTAACAAATATTTGTATTGTTTTCGTCGTTCACTATCTGACTGATATACGGCCCTGGCCACAGACAGCCAGGCCGACCTCATGGCAGGGCGGGCGCCGTCTTACTCTGGCTGTTCTACCCACTCCCTGTATCCTACATTAAAACCAATAGGATCATACCTTTTGATCATAGTGCCATAATTCTCTCTACCGCAATACCTGTTCTTTCCTCCAATGATCCATGCCTCATCGTCTCTATCTGGAGATATTGAGTTAAGAAACTTCTCATAATCTTTTCTACTCTTTCCCATCTTTGTCTTGGTTTAAACAATAGTTAATAAAATAAGCAACCTGTTCATTTTCCCCTGTATTATCATAATCACCTAAAGTCATATCATCATAATCCAGCAGAACTATACGAAAATCGTTTTTTTTGACATACACCTCCGTTAAAAACATAGGAATCCCATTAATTTCTATTATCACCGGAAACTGATCATCAAAGTCAAACGTATTATTAGCTTCTCGCCATTCTTTAAATTTTAGCTTTATACTTCCACCGTTCTCCGCTAATGCCTCTTTGATGTACTTTAATCTTTTTGCATTCAGATCAACCTCTGCTTTTTCTATTTCTTTGTACAATTCATTCAGATCCATATTCCACTATATTTATGTTGTCAAATTTTTCTTTTATAACATCCAAGGCGCCACGCTCGTTTGTTACCATAACATACTTTCCTGGCTTCATTCCTTTATTCTACTTATTTTTAAATTGTTGTTCTTACAGTATTCCTTTATCCAACTATCCGTTAGATAACGATTAACTCTATCGTATTTCTTTTTCGGACCCTTGCTCCAGAATTTCCATTCGTTTGTAATATCGTTCCCATATTTATCAAACCAGTAGATATAATACACTACGTTACCGTATAAATCCACTCTTTTTCTTTCCTGTATGACTACCTCGTAAGGCATCTCCCTGTCTCTTTTCTCCATCTTTGTTCTCCTTTCTTGAATAAAAAAACGACACCTATCTTCACAGACCAGTGCCGGCAACTAACTTACATGGAAAACTACTTAACCTCAACTAATTCTACAGAGTTGTAGAATTTAGTGAAGCTACCAACAAATTCTCTTATATTTTTATATTCTTCTGGTCGTTTTCTGTTACCGTCTTTTATGTAATTTACCCACAGTCTATCCTCTATGTTCTTAATCGCATTCTCTATAGTAAATTCGTCGCTGACACACATTAAACACGAAGACCCTGTTTTCTTATGCGGTTTATACACCCTTGAAAAAGACCATATTTTTATCCTGTCGTATATATATCCGTTGTTTGGATAAACGAACCCTATTCGACTGTCGCCTTCTTTAGCATAAAACACACCTGGCTCTTTCCCGCCTTTCTTATACACAATAAATCCTTTTTCTTTTAGGATCTTAACCACTTTATCTAATTTATTTTCTACGTTCATTTTCATGCAAGTATTTAAAAACGACCCTCATTATAGTTGCGAAGTTCTCTACCTTAACCCACTCATGAGCTACTGCTCTAAGTACAGACGTTTCATATGTTGGGACATTGTCTTCTTCAATCACCTTACAAGAAGCCAGAACTCCTTCGGTCGGCTTTAGTCCACGGTCATGCAGCTCGCAGAGACCGTCTGGCCGGCGGAATGCGCACCACCCGTCTTTCTCTGTCGGCTGGATCATCGCTATTGGTTTTTCTTTCACTGCAATATACCCTACCATCCACATTGTTTCTTTTAGCCTGTCAGCGTATCCGGCATCTATGATAGCTTCTATGTCTTTTGGCGTACCAATACAAGGAACCTCACACATGTTCTTGCATTTATCACATGTACAAGGCTGCTCCCATCTATTATGATCTATGCCAACCAACTTCTTTATCCGTTCTACTTCCTCTTTCATATTATACTGTCTCTGTTAGTTTTTCGTAATACAACTTCATTTCCGGTGAAGCGTATTCCATGAATGCTTCGAATAAGTGTGGTACCTCTATTATCATATTCACATTACAACCTTCTGTCTGTGAAAGCGATTCAAGATCATTACTGTACAGGCACGTAACATAGGCACCTATATTAAATACATGCAAATCTATCCTTACGTATTCTATACATGAAGACAATGCATTAAACAAATTCTTTACTTCATTCTTGTCAAAAAGTTCTACAAATTCTCTCAACCCCATCATTTTACCACCCTTTCTATGTGTTTAATTAATACTACTGCTATTCCCTTACCGGTTTTTATCGCACATTCCGACCCTTTTATCCATTCTACACACCCTACATACTTTTCCGTAGCATGAAATCCGGGATTGTATTTTCCAGATGTACTGAACTCTACCGTATCCCCTACCCTCAGATCATCAAAAGCAATAGACCATGTGGTCCAAATTCTGTCATGTCTCCCAGGCTGAATGGCCCCGATTACGCCTTTTTTACGACCGTTTTTTATTGCCCTTAGTATTATCTTCCTATCACCTTCGATAAGGCTGCAAAAGCGCCCGTAAAAGGTCAAATCAACTTGTTTTCCTCCTATTTCTTCTCTTATTTTTGTTATTCTGTTCATTTTCTGATTTTGTTTTATTTTTTTCTTTGTTTTTTCTATCTTCTATAGAAGATGATAATAACATTATCTTTTCTATGTTACTTTTTGACTGTAAAAAAGAATCGCATTTCATTACTACTACCACCTTCTTAAGTTCCCCATTATCGTATAGCGATACACGCATCATGTTTTGCACCTCGTCCACTATCAGACCTGGAGTAGTCTTAGCCATTTTGCGTAGCTTATTATACTCCGGTCTTTCCATTTCCTCTGTTTATTACTCTATAGTATTTATCCTTATCCCCTTCTTTCAACTTCTCCAGATAGAAAATTCCATCATGTAAATGAGACAAACAAAACCTGTATCCGTATTTCTGTACTCTTCTTACATGATCCCGCAGTCTTATCTCTTCACTTTTGTCTTGTACTTTGATTTTAATACTGTCCCCTTCTTTGATTGTGTATAAAATAGTTTGAATCTCTTCTTTTTTCATCTTATAAAATATTTTAACGGCAGCACCTATACTCACGCACCACTACTGCCTTATGTTTAACAATTAAATACTTAACTCTTCAATGGTCAAGCCTTTTTCTTTTGCCCACTTTAGCATCGCGCATAATTCTGTTTCTGACTTATATTTCGGATCACGCCACGCCCATCCGAATTTATCCAGGACATGATGATATAATTCGTCGGCCTTTGCCGTGTAAATGTCTTTGAATAAATGCTCCGAACCTTCCGGTATAAGCATCTCTGTTGTTGCAAAATCGGAATACGATAAACATCCGTAAGCATATTCTGTTATTTCACTCCATGCTTCTCCGGCTTTAAATCCAAATTCTTTTACAAAAGCCAAAGTTAGATACATATTTAATAATATTGTTACATCATATCCGGAATCCGACTTTCTTTCTATTATTTCCTTTTCAAATTCCTTTAAATCTTCAGGCCCTAAAAAGATGTATCCTGATACCGACCGGTAATTAGTCTCCGCATACTTCTTGCATTTATCATCATTGACAATCTTACTAATGTTAGATAACATCTTTTGCCTCCATTCATCACAAAACTCTACCTCTACGTTCATCCAATCAGTACCATAATTATATTCTTTCGGATATCCGACCGATGTTACCTTTATACTATTCACGCCATATCCGTAAAGGCGTTCACTTACCTCATTCGCCCATTCCTGTACAAAAGGAATAAACTTATTGCAATAAGAATCAAAATCAAAATCCGATTCCTCCTCATATTCTGGCATCTCTTCATAATCCTGTTCAAAGAAATGACGAGGATCTGCTATTGTTTCGTAGAAACTTACGTTAATGAAACAAAACTCGTTAGTTGTCGTTTTTAATATCATAACTTTTTGTATTTACGTACATTTTTCTTGCCATAGAATCTACACATGGCACGAATCTGACTATAAAATACTTTTGTCCTCCTGGCCTCAAAGTATTTAAACATTTCTTCATTCTTTGTTTCCCAAACGTAATCCGTTTGGGAACTCATGCGATCTTTCTCCTTGCGTGAATAATGGTAATATGATACCACAACACGTTTCGCGCCATTCTTTACAGGTACGATATTCACGTCTATGTTATTATCTGTCATATTATTATTGTTTTATGTTATTTAATGGTAATACTGATCCCATTTATGTGTCAGATGATAATTAAACATTATATTTGCCCTGTCTTGCGACCTCGGAAGGGCATTTCCGAGTTGGAAAGTGCGGGTGATTCCAACGATTGTAAAACCGGGGGTTCCGTACGTTTGTATCCAAGAATCCCGTTTGCTTTAGCGATGGGAGTATGTCAAGCATTATATAAATACAAAGAGCGCATACCTTCACAGGCCGGCGCTCCTTTCAATAAAAATGAAAAAACTAACATTAACATAAAAATCCGTTTTCTACTTCTTATGTTTTAATCTTTTAATGGCATCCTTTCTTGAGTATGCCATTACTTTAGTGCCATTAATATCAAATTCTTTTTCTGTTCTGACAATCTTTTCTCTTCTATATGTAGATTGCATTCCTTTTCCCCTTTTAGTATTTAGCACAAAGGCATCATCTCCGCACATTGCAGCTAATATCATAGGGAGCAACAGACCTCTGTATTTCATATTTTTCCTCCACAATTATTATATCTGCCATATTCGTTTCTTCCATCATTCCGTATTTCAAAAATCATCTTCTTATGATCTTTGCCTGGTAACTTATCCTTAACAGCCGATATTACGCCCGCTATAGACGTGAATCCCGAATCTGTTATTGAACACAGTAACACACCTCTGTCTGCGCCGGTGCTTATCGCTGACGCCTTTATAATATCATTTTTATATATTCTCATAATCTTTCGTTTTATTATCTACAAACTTATCTATATCGTCTCTTATTCTTTTTAGTACTCCGGCTATAATTTCCGGCATCTCTCCTTCGGTACGGTTCAGAGTTTCTGTCACCCCATCAATCCTACCAATTTGACGCCATAAGAAATTGGCGTCTTTCGCATTAAATTCCCCCATCATGTCTTATTTTACAGTAAACAACTTGCTTTTTTAAGCACCAGTCTTGCGATTCTGAGAGTGAACACCGTTCGGAGTTGTTAAAAAATATACAATCTTTGCAGAACATAAGAGGATCTTCGTCGTCACCAACTACTTTGACATCATACTCTATGCCATACAATTTTAATCTAAATACATCCCCTGCTTCTTTAGAAGACAAATCCATGTTCGGACCGAATGTTATTACTTCCATATAATTATGTTTTATTGTTTGTGAGATGCCCAGAATCGAACCAGGACCGGCACATACGCACCGGCACGCCGCGTCATCCCTCTATGATACAGAAATAGGCATGTCTATCCTCACGAACCGACATGCCAAAACCCAAAACTTAATTTGATGAATAAAATAGATTAACAAAAATACTATTCTAATTCTTTTATAATATCTTTCACAATATTCAGCCTCACCTCCTTCGTTTCTGGACTAAGACAACCAAACCACCCATAAAACGTTCTTGTTTCCTCTGGTTCTGTGGCCATACTTATCTTCTCCTCCAATTCCGGGAAATATATTCTCACCATTTCGTCTGAACGAAACTCATATATATTTTTATGTGTTTTGAGATACATAAACACTACATTTCTTAACGCAACACATATGTATTCCCCATCCTCTAACCTATCAATCATCTCATATACCTTTTTCCATATGAATAATCGCTCTTCTTTTGTAAACATATCCTTCTTTATTTTTATGGTATTATTTGACTGTATGCAGACTTTTCCATGTACACAACACTATGTTCCTGTCCAAGTATTTTCTTTGCTGCTTCTTTCTTTATCGCGCAATATCTCCCTGTACGATACGGATTCTTTTGATCTGATCCATCCTCGACTTCGATAATAAAACAACCTCCGTCATCTATTATCTTTTTGCAATTGTCACATATTTCTCCCGTGCATATATGATGCGGCGCCTGCCCTTTGATGTTATTCCCTAATAAAGCAATCCCCATCTCTTCGCCACATATCATGCAGACTTCTATAGACGGATTCAATCCGTGTTCTGGATGTAATGTAATACCATCTTTCATTTTCTTTCCTCCTTCATTAATTCTATTATAAACTTTTTATCTTGTTCCCACAATGGCAGCCCTTCTTTTACTGTGTATGCCACTGTTTCCCTCTCTCCTATTAATCGCACGGCAATCTCTCTTGCTTTCAAGTCATCCTCCTCATGCGATTTATTTATTAAATCATAGGCACATGATTCCACCTTTTGCCTTTCGATTATTATCGAACCCATTAACTCGCTTATATACGATCCTAAAAACGATAAGACATTAATAGCTTTCCCAATATCATTTGAAATAGCACTTGCTAAATACATCTTATCCATATACTCCGGCAAAGCCTCGTATACCGTTTCTATGTTTTTATACTGATTTTCGTTTACCTCCCTTTTAATCAGTTCTTCAAATTCTTCTTTTAACATGTTCTTCCCTATTTTAATGTTGTGTGAGATCGCCGGAATCGAACCAGCCTACCGCACCATGAATCCCATAAAGCAAATGCTCCGATCTTCGCAGATGGGAGCATTCTGTCTAAAGCATAAGAAAATTAATGAAGAAAATTTTTCTCACTTACGCCATAGCATCTAAAATAGCTATCAACACTATTTCTATGACAAGCACAATAGAGAATGTCTTAAATATCTTTTTCATATCTCCTCCTTTTTTATCTGTTCTTTTCACGTTCCACAATAAACTGTTCCGGCTCTGCTCCGAACTACGTTCCACCTACAACCGCAGGCCTTAGCCCAAGGCGCCGCCTACTCCCCCTCTATGGCAGCCTGTTCGTACCTACAAATCCAATCTCCATCTACACAACTATCACTACGCGATAATAAACATTTATCCTTATAACAATCATAAAAAATACACCTATCACAACTGTAATCCTTAACGTCTACACAGCTAACTATCTTAGCATATACTATACCATCACTGCCTTCTATTCCTTTCACCCCAAAAATAGAACCTTCTACCTCCTTACTCAAATCTAAGTCAGGCGCAAAGTCATATACGTTCATACCATCCATATTTTAATTGTTAAACATTCCGATTACCACTAATCTATAGAATATAGTTTTCAACTCTCAACCTATTGAATTTTGTAGAATAAACTCACATTATGCTGTTTTAAAGCACTGTAATCCTTAATTTTGTGGGAAAACCCTACATAATGTTGTTTTAAAACGCTTATCTATTGAATTTTGTTGGTAGGGAGTGCCCTCCCCCTCCCTCTCTCCAACTCCCGCTAATCCTCCGGCTTTCCGCATAGAACCTGCGCTATCAGCCTCGCCACAGGCATACGGAGAGCGCTACAAGCTTATACTCTGGCATGAAGTGTGGGGTATTTGGAGGTAATATTATTCCATAGAGAGAATAGAGAGCCTTCAGCCCACGCCCTACCGCCTGCTCCTCCTATCGAGATAGATATTCAAACCTATAACACAAGCTAATAACAAAAAGCAAAAGAACATTACAATATTATACTGATCTGGTCCGTACTCCAACATAGACCTTACTCCAACCGATAAAAAATACAGGTCAGCTACTAATAAAAACCACCACATAAAATAAAAAAAATACAATAAGTGTGCCCGAAAATACGGGTATTATAAAACCTAACTAATTGATAATCAAGCATACATCATTTTTAAGAAAAATACAATAAGCCTAATTTTCAATCCATAGAGACGAAAAAGGCGGCATCCGACGCCCTATTTTGGGTCAGAAAACCGCCTAAAGTTTCGTTTTAGACCAATTTTAACGACATGATATAGACAAAATACCGGCATTATATCCAAACTATCATATTTTAGTTTCGTTTTATACCAATATAGCACACATCCTCCGTTCACTCTCAGAATATCTTACCCTTAAATAGAAAGGGTAGGATACGAAAATAGGGCTGCTCCGATATTCGGAACAACCCTATCCCTATTTAAATACTGTTTATGTTTTCTTTCACGTATGTTCGTGATGTATGGACTTTACGTTTGCATTTGTCCTTTCCTGTATCGGCATGATACGCTTCTTTGAGATCACGATACAACATAAATTCCCTATATGCTCTTTTCCGCTTTTCTTTAGCTTCTTTCCTGGACAGACCGCGGACGTCTACCATATAAGATTTAAATTTCCTTTCCATTTTCTTTATGCTTTAATTATGATTAACTCCAGCGGTTAAGTGCTTCAATATAGAAACCTTCCGCCTCTTTGTACTCACTTTCGCTCAATGTTTCCACCGTCTCGATATAGTTACGCAATGTTATTTTTACGCAACTGTTTTTAGATTTATTGAACGCTTCAGTTAAAGCGTTGATCATTGCTTTCTTTCCCATGTTATTATATTGTTTATAATTTAGAGGTTGCTCCGGAATCGAACCGGACACGCATTCCTATCCTATAGAGATTTTATGCTACAACCAACAGCCCGTAATTAGTACGTAGTTCTTGTGTACAGGCCCGTACTATGTTGTTATTATATTTTCCGTCTGCTACACAAATTAGCCACAAATAAAGGCGATTGTGTCCTTGCGTTTTGATATATCACGCTCCTACATGGTAGGCTACATGCTTGTACCCTGTAATTTAATCTACAGCCTTGTTCTATTTTTTCGTGTAAGCAAGTAAGACACGTTTCGATCTGGAGATAAACCTCGTACAACGGCATGTTTTCCAAACTGTAATCACATACCTAACATGAATCACGCCTATTCGGGTGATTCATGCAGTAATACCAGCCCTTTAATTGCCAACGGCAAGGGCAACGGTATATCTATCTCCAATATGTAAAATAACTCTCTGCTTGTCAGCTTCAGTCTAAAGCATACGCGGGACGTGCACCCACTGACAACGGCGTACAAGCGCGTTTAACGGTACGCGTCAAACCTTTGGAGAGCTTAACGGCGCTCTCCGTGCCTTGTTACTGCTGGTTGCTTTCATGTGCGAGGTATTCACTTACACACTTTGCCACAGTGCGAATAGAATAAGATTTGATCTTAACAGCCACATAAGTAGCTTTATACTCGTCGTTTTCTTTTATCAACCATTTAGTGCTTTTTTTGGTCTCCAATGATTCGGCAGTAGTAAAACCAAATGATTTATATTCGCTACCGTAAACCACATTATCAGCGCACCAATCAGCCGTTTTAGCCTCAACGCCTTTCTCTTTGTCTGCATTGGTATCCTTATACACTTTAGAGTATAAAGCAAATTTAACAAATGTATCGTCAACTTTCGGTAACATTTGGCTACACACAGCTACCAGGCGTTTTTTATCCTTGGCGAGGGCTGCTACCTTTACAGCGTATTCTGCTGGTATTTCCAAAGCCTTGCAAATAGCCTTTAGATCAGCTCCATTAGCAAATAGAGCGTTGTACAGTTTAACAGCACCTACCAAATTTGCAGCATTTTCTTTGATAACGGCATTCTGTAGTTTGTTTACATTTTTTTTCGTAATCATATCCCAATATATTTTAATTGTTAAACAAATGATATTCAATTTAATAGCCAACAACGCTGGCAATTACAGATACAGATATAGTTAGCCCAACGGGTACACTATATAGGTTCACTGTGTTAACTCGTGATCTCTCTTAATCACATTGCAAATATACTACATTTACCATTACTACAAATATATATGCTATCTTTTTTTTGTTAACTTGTATTAATTTCGATTCTATCATCTGATTATCAGCAATTTACAAAACATACAAGAGCGGTATTATACACGTACATTAATATGTAGGATATATGCTTATTTAAGTGGCTTATAATCAATATGTTATAATAATACATTGATTATCAATAATTTAAATAAGTGATTGATAATCAGCGAGTTTTTAGGTTTGAGGTAAAAACGCGTTTCCGGTTTTCCAGCGAAGGGGGTGTGGGGGAGAAAACGCGTTTCGGGGGCGGGAGGTTCGTGATAGGTACCCCCTCTCTCCCATTACACAAACCTTTTTTATCTCTTCCTTATCACATAAACCTTTTTCATCTCTCACACCACATATGCCCTTCAGCATCATTTCCATTCCTCACACAAACATTATCTCACCCACCTCTTCCAGCTCAACACAAAAAAATAGGATTGATGGCAACCAATCCTATTTAAAACACTACCTCATTGATTTATTTAATTGAAGTAAGTTTGTGGTTTTCAAGGAAGTACTTAAACTGGTCACTTGATACGTCTATAACGAATCCAGCAGCACCAGCATGTCCTCCACCACCAAATCTCTTACTTACCTCACAGCAATCTGCACTGTCTTCTACGCATTCATAAAGAGAGAACCGGACTTTACCACCTGGCATAATACAAAATGGCATCAGGGCTTTAATTTTTCTACCATCTAACCAGTCAGGTGTAAGAGAATCAAATACTTTGGAACTAAATTCTGTAGTATTCATCGCCACGACCTTAACCTCGTCTACGTAAGCTTCGAACGAGCACGCACTTACCTCTTGTTCGTTTTTGCCGGCCATGTAGTTAATTATAGCACGTCCTTCTTTAGCGAGATCATAGAAAATTAAATCCACCTCATTGTCCTTCATATTTTCTTTAAAATGGTCATACAAATACGACAATGCTATTAACACATTGAGTCTTATTTTTGATCTCAAGGCATACTGGACGGCTACTACCGTATCCCAGCCTAAACCGGATTCTTTATTCCACACATCGTAGTCTGATAAGCACCTGACTATCGCCGGCACCTTCCCCATCAGCAGGTCCGAGGCCAGTGCGCACGCACCGGTACCGACTCTTCTCAACCCTGGAACTACGAACCCCCATGTCTTACTATCTTCGATAATTCCCTTATGATGATCTATCCACATCAGGCTCTTTCCTTCATCAAGCCACTCTTTGAAAATAGTTTTAGAATCGGCTCCGAAAGACACGTCAAGAACATAAACAACATCTAAATCACGCACTTTGTCAACAACTTTCTTAACATCATCTTCATACGAATACGGGATATAAATAACATCCTTGTTTTTACTGTTTTCGTACATGGTTGCGATGGCTGCCGACACAACGCCATCTAAATCCGATTTATGATAAACTATCGCCGTTTTCTTTACTTTCATAATACAAACTCGTAAATGTAATATTATTGTCTCCTTTATCTATTCTTATAATATCGCTATATCCTCCATAATCCTGATCTTTTTTAATACGAACCTTCAAAGTAAATAAAGGAGGTTTACAAATAGGAGGAGTAACCAACTCCGAACGATAAATATCCTGTAATTCAATTTTTATGTTAAGATCAACCCCATAAGGATTACTAAAAATATAAACAAAATCGTCCCTAAACTCAACCAGTCCTTCACTTGTATGTTCTTTGGACAACACATAATTTAAATCAAGATCTTTACCAACAAACTGAATGACGTCCATATAGTCAACTCCGGCCTTCTCAGCACATACCTTATCCGAATCAGAGAACTGACCTGGCATACCACTGGCGTTTCCTACCATCAGCGTCATTTTCGTAATATCTTCATATGTTATGCCATCCATCATCAACCTACAAGCACCAAGCGCCTTATATACCATACCGGGATTAGGCTTCATCATCGGATCATGTTCATCAATTGAAAAACACTCATAATGACCATACACTACTCCTCTTATACCTCTTTTCACCGCAAGATCATGAACGCATCTAAGGACATAATTTATCTTCGCATCAATATCTTCATCGGAAACAAACCCGACACCCACATCACATTGGTTGCTTATTATACCAAAGTACTTAACGCCATTTTGCTCCATAAGATCAAGTGCCCTATTCACGACATCTTGCTTAATCTTCATATCAGTAAGATCTTTTGCAAAAAGACTACCAGATCTGGTTTCAACCAACGTCCCGTCAAAATCGAATAGCAGTATTCTTTTGTTTTTAATATCTATATTGTTCATCATTTTTCACTCCTACTCTTTTTTATTACCCTAAGCTGAAGACGGAATAGATTACTGTCTTCTTTTATAATATCATACACAGCATAAGAATTTTCTCCTATATCCCATCCAAGATAATCGAGCAGGTCTTTTAAGTAAACTCTCTTGTATTTTACACCAAGGTTATTTACCTTAAACGATCTCTCGTCTTCAACATCAGAAGCAGCCAGATAAAAGACCGTATTTTCAACTCCTTCAAATATCTTCCCTTCTTCTAAGCCGATAACAACCGCATCCGTTACCCCCATCCAATTCAAATTATCAACAGAGATAGTCATTATCTTACTTTTGCTGATTGACAACTTCCGGATCTTGCTTTCTTTAGTTTTAGATCCTAAAAAATCCTTACTGTTAAAAAAATCTACTTTCATGGTTATAATATTTTATATTAATGTTGCAAACATACATAATAAATAATCAGCAAAGAAATAAATAGGATTAAAATATGATAAAAAAACCATATCGCTACGTATTTAATAAAAATAAACCAATGACGTAAGAGAATAAAAATAATCATATATTTGTCGGTATCTTAATCAATTAAAAAATAAATGTCATGGCAGGAATGAAAATAGGTTTTGTAACCTTCAATCCGGGATCAGGTGATGGTGATCAGGCGGTTACCGTATCAGGTGAAAAATACGAAGGTCGTGTACAACGCACGCAACAAGTAGAATTTGGTGCCGAATCAGGGGGTGTTAAGAAAAGTGCTACCATAAACCAAGCTCCGGTAGCTGAGTTCGTAAAAATAGATCCTACTGCATCTGTAGGGAAAGAAGGTGGTACTGTAACAATCAACGGTACAAGTAACTCAACTAAATTAACGTTCTCCTTAACTCCGGACGAAACTCATCCTCTGACGTTGGAAATACCTACCTCCTATCAGGCGGCAGGTAAGGCTACCAACAACGGCGCTGTTATCGCCGACGACCCTGGTGCAACAGGGGGCTTTGCTTTCAGTATCGTATTCTCCGATATTGCTGCGAACACTGATGTAAACGATCTGGTAAATACTCTTAAGGTGACGGCCGCCGGAGGTCAGACGGCTAATACGGTTATTACCCAGACAGCAGGTGATCCGTTCTTGGAAATAGACAAGGAGGTAATTAACTTGGATGCAAACGGTACTCCTCAGACTATCAACGTTAATGCAAACATCAGGTGGACTATCACTCAAGCTGTTTCTAAGTTGGTAAGGAAAGTAATGAAATAACAATTACTTACAGAAAAAGAAAAGGGGCGTCTATTTGGCGTCCCTTTTTTCTATGCATTGTATGTAGTATTTATCTTTTTGCCTACTGACAAAAATCTTTTTAAAAATCATCTGTTTTATGATATGGACTCTTTTCCCGTCATCTAATTCCCTCCATATTTCATTAAAGATCAAATCTATTAATTCCATGACCTTCTTATCAGAGACAAGATTCTTTCTACCGGGGCTGACCCATCCATCATCAGTCATCTTACTGGCTATTTTATTAGCTATCCTGCTTAATTCACGTGGGGTGCTCATTTTAATACGTTTTTAAATATTCTACCTTTTTCACACTGAAGTATGCAGTCTCTCATGGGATGATCTTGTTCATGATCGTCACACATCGGAAATTCTTTTCCATAGGGAAAAACGATGTGCGGGCACTGCGCCCTGAACGCATCCCAGGCCGACTTCCTTACAGCCTCAGCTCCGGCACGCACGCCCTTCTCTCTTTCCTTGGCTGGGTCAGCATACACGTTTGAAATAGCTCTTTTCTTCCAAGTAAGCATATTGTAGTAAAACTTATCCACCAGTTTCCTGCCCACTACATCAAACTTCTGTCTATGAATTAAAGGTGCGGCCTTAACGATGTTCTTCCTATTTTTACTAACATCGACATAAATCAGTCCAGCATAAGACGGAACTTCACTTACGTCAATCATATTAGGCGGACAGGCGTAGTAGAAATAGTTTGGAGGATAGCTTATGACACCACCTACCTTAATAATGCCGTCTTTAAGAACCTTATGTTTTTTATCCTTTTTGAAGTCGTTAAAGAAATCTTGTTTAGACATCTTGACCTCTACTTCATAAGCGTACAATGATCTTGTTATGGCCAGGAAGTCAGATTCCCAATCATATATATGGAGATTGTTAATAACATACATCGGATTACTTAGCAGATCCCTATTAAGGATCTTAAGCATTTGTTGCTCTGGGTAGTTCATTTTTTATTTTTATAATTTAATGTTTGAGAATGACAATTAGGGCATAATATTTGCAAATTTTCTATCCTATTATCACTTTTTATACCATTTATATGGTGAAGCTGTAATGATATATCCTTTTCCATCCATTTTGAAATACCACATATGTCACATTTTCGCTCCTTTAATCCCTCTTTTATTAATCTTCTTCTAAGACAATCAGTATTTAAATAATTTGAATTTTCAACAAGTATCTCATTAAGCGGTCTATTTATCCTAAATATTGACAATTCTTTAGATTTATAAAAATGAGAGGTATCTATTTTAAAAATAATAAATTTATGATGTAACGTTTTTATATTTCCAGAATTAGGATACAATCCAAGAGCTCTACATACATCTGAATATGTATGAACATTCCTTACTATACCTTCAAGCAATTCTTTTGTATATAAAATTCTTCTCATGTTATATTAATTTAGAGGCCGATGGCGGGATCGAACCGCCATAAAAGGTTTTGCGGACCTCCGGCTAAACCATTCACCCAATCGGCCATATTGTAGCCCAACCGGGAGTCGAACCCGGAACTAAAGTTTAGGAAACTTTTGTTATATCCGTTTAACTACCAGGCTATTTAATGTTTGCTATGTTCACACACCACAAACACTTAGATAATTAACACTTTACACAAAATATGTACCGTTATCCAAGGAGGATTCGAACCTCCGCTAACAGAACCAAAATCTGTTGTGCTACCACTACACCATTGGACAGTGGTCCCGGAGGGATTTGAACCCACGATCTCGATGTTATGAGCATCTTGCTTTCACCACTAAGCCACAGGACCTTAAAAATATGCAGGAGCCTTCACAGACGCCTGCATATAACAGCTAAATTTTTAACCAATAATTATCCTAAAAACTCTCTCAACGCAAAGTTAAGTACTAACCCATAATATGGCAAACATTAAAATATAAAAAGGATTAAAATACCTACTTCTTTTTTTTCTTCTTCTTTTTAGTGTCTTTTACTCGTTCAGCTTCGTTTTCGGGCTCCACAATATCACCGGCTTCTTCCTGAATCACATCCGTCTCAGGAACAACATCAGACTTCTCTGGTTCTGCCACATCCTTATCTGACTCCTCATCTTTATCCAATTCCGGCTCAGCAACATCGTTTTTGTCTTTACCGATTATACCTATCTGGTAGCCTCTTAATTCTACTTGCATTGATTTCAGCTTCGATTCTAACTCCAGTATTGCCTTGGCTCCAATAGAAACCTCGTTTTCCAAATCTCCGATTCTGATCCTGGCTTCAATCAATTCATTTGATTTCTTTTTTAATTCAAATGATATACTGTTTTTCTTTTCTTCCAAGTTGCTGATTTTGTAATTAGCCTCATCAAGATCAGACTTAGCTTTGTCAAGATCAGCCTTGGTCGCATCAAGTTCTTCCGTTTTCTTCTTGACGCTTTTTATCAGCTTTTTCTGATTTTCCTTCAAGGCGTCAATCTTTTCCTTAGACTCAGAAAGATCTTTGCCAACAGATAAAATCTCTTTATCCTTTGAAGCGATATCTGACTTGAGTTCGGAAAGCCTTTCCTTATAAGAATCAGCCTTATCCTGCATTTCCTCAATTTCTTTTGCAAGATTTTCGGATTTAATAGCTTTCTCCCTGTACATTGACAGCTTGCTGTCTGTGATAAATGTAAAACCTAACATGCTCATTTTCAAAATATTTAAACATTACTTAACTCCAGAACTACCAAGACCTTTTTCTCCACGTTCATTTCCGTCTTCTACCTCAATATCTGTCACCTCTTCCAATACCATTTTGTATTGTGGAACGATTTCCATCTGAGCTATTCGATCGTTTTTATGGATTACGGTCGGTTTTTTATTTATTTTAGTAAGATTAACCATATACTCTCCTTTGTAGGTAAATTCGCATTTACCGGGTGCGTTAGTAACTACCACTCCCTCGTCAAAAGAGAATCCTGATCTTCCTTCTACATTCGCACACCATCCTTCTGGGATATTCAATTTGAATCCTGTTCCGATTCTAACAGAATAACCTTGATATAAGGTGATTGATTCAAAATCGGAAGGAACATCTATTTCCACTCCCATGTCATTCACCATCTTCACCACTCTATATGCACGAATATCACAACATGCATCTCCATCATGTTTGTATTCAGGTACCACTACATCAGGATAAAGTTTCTTAATACCTACCTGCACAGTCTTCTGATAACCTGGAGTCAAATACGATTCAGGTATTTTATTAACGACCTTATCTTCTTTTTTATGTTTGTTGTTCTTTTCAGAAACAGTATCCTTCTTGCTATCTTCTTTTTCAGAAAGAAGTCTTTCAATATCTTCTAACTTATCCATGATCATATTTTTATAGTACAATAAACAATACCTTCTTTTTTTATGTCCTTCGTTGATTCATAACACTCACGAAAAGTACTTATGTCTGCATCATTAGGATCATCGACCCACTCATCTCCTTGCTTATATTTTTCTCTGGTTTCTGAGTAGATCATACATAATTTATCCCCATGCTTCGCCATAATCCTTTCTTCTGTCACTTTCCTACGAAGTTTAATAAGGGGAAATCTTGTAACTATTTCTACCATCATTCTACACTATCTTTAAAAGCCCAAGAGATGTTATTCTCCTGGGCTGATGTTTATATTAAAATGGAAGGTCTTCTTCTTCCATAGGAGGGAAGTTCGGCATCTGTGCTTGCGGCTGCGTCTGATGCTGAGGCTTGGTGCTCCTTGTGGTAGGTGCCGGGGCCGGGGCAGCAGGCTGAGCCGGTGCCTGATACTGTGCTGGCTGTTGAGCAGGCTGTTGGTAATTCTGATACGGAATAGCACTCGGAACAGACTGAGGTTGTTGAACCTGTTGTGTTGCAGCCGCCTGCTGGGTATAAGTCTGAGGAGCTGTAGGCTCTTGCTGAGTATTACTTCCTAAACCTAATTTAGCCATTATACCAGCTCTGATGTCTTTAATAGAATCATTGAACCTGTTTGAATATTCCTTAATCTTCTGATAAGTAAAGTTGTTTTGGGCTGAATAATCAAGGCTTTTATTACCATCAAACCCTGTAACCTCAACAGGATCAGGCCAGCCATTTACGCCTTTTTTATAAAAACGTTCAACAAGCTGATCTTTTTCTCCGTCTACTCCTGCATACGCGATAATAAGTTCCGAAGATCCAAACTCATCATCTTTCTTCTTCTTAAAGACATTGAAATAAATTTCACGACTGAAATCGATATTTTCGTAGTATTTTACGAAGCTCTTAACAAAGCCCTTAATATTTCCTTTTTGATTGACGAGAGGTATGGAAATACAATAGTTTTCATTAAGCTCGTAATCTTTTAATACGATAAGGAAATTAGTAACAGTATTTCCATTAGAGAAAGTACTTGACTTTAACCCGATGTAGTTGATGTACCCAACTACTCCATTATAATACTCTTTCCAATATCCTGCCGGCTGACCGCTATTAGGATTTATGTGCTGAACAAAACCTTCTTTTGGTTCGTTACTTTTTTCATACAAGTTACCATCTGAATTAATATACAAATAATAAGTTGTACCAAAACTTCTGTTTTCTCTAAAAGCCATATTATTAATTGTTTATAGATTATACAATGTTTGATTTAAGACGTATGTTGATTCGTATTTAGGATTGAACATCTTTATCATCTTATACTGATCAGACCAATCCATGACAGTATCTCCTTTTATAAGTGATTTTACGGAAGACAGTATATTTTCCTTACCGATAGAAAAATTAAAACACGGACCTTCGAGCGCATTCAAAGGCATTGATTCCATTATCTTTTTTCTATTTCCAAAATCCTCAGACATTACCGTTATGCCGTTTTCTTCATCTACCTTGACATTAACAACATTATCCACCAAAGTCATGGAATTAAGAACCGATATAAGTAAATCCCGGTCAAACTTAACTCTCGACGATTTTTCGAATTTGCTACATACGTATTCGTAGTTAGGATACTGTTGTTCTACGTTCATATCCGATATAATTACATTATCAAAGCATAAGAACGTCCTAACTCCATCTGTAGAAATACTGATCTCCGTATCTTTATCAGATAGAAAGCGGTATAAGATGGAAGCCGCGACCTCGCTTAGCATAATCGACCTTTCTTCTACTGAATTAGCATACTCTTTCCTGTTTATAAACAGACGGAACATATCAGTAGAAACAATGTCAATATAGTCCTTCTTCACATTAAGAAGAATCGAGCATATAGCTGGTCTAAATTCATCCGATCCAACAAACGCAAAAGATCTTTTCATAGACTGAATGAAAGACGAACTCATAACACGAATACCGTCACCTACAGGATAAAAGAAATCAGGGAAAGCCTTATCCTCAATCCAAGTAGAAGAAAAAGATCCTCTATCGTATTTAAAAACGATACTGTAATCATTTTTAATCTCTATCTCTATATCCTGGTTATGATTTTTAAAAAATGAAATAAGAGTCCCGGCATCTACTAAAAGAGAAAACTTCTGGTCACAAGAAATATCAGTATTCACATCGAAAATATCATCCGTATATGTTATACGTTCGTTCATGGCTTGTATCCGGATATGATCAAAATATAAAGTAATTTTTATATTCGATGTGACACAATCCTTTAGAACCTTATCAAACATCTTTGAAATATTTGAAAGCTTCTCATTCATTAGTATGCCAGGAACTCTTACTTTCATTTTTTAAAACTTACGATTATGACTATCTAACACTGCAAATGTATTATTTTAAAATCTAATTACGAATTAATTGGATTTAAAATGATTTAAAATAGATTAAATACTTCTTCTTGCTGCTTCTGCTATAAGCATCGCGTCAACTATACCGTCATGGGCCGTCTTACATCTTTCGTTTTTAACGAACGTATCTGTCGGCCACAGCCTTTTAGCGCAAGCCAATGATGTTTTCTTAGTATTTACCTTACTGGCTTCCATAACCTTATCAGAATGCCTCCAAACTAATTTCTGCCATGTTTTAGGAGCTATGAAATTAACGGAACAACTTATGTCCGTAAATGCCATGCAGAGGGAGAGAAACAGCCCATGCAGTTGGCCTTTGTTCTCCATGAGGGAGGCTGTTGAGGACGTGCTGACCCCGTATAGGGCGTGGACGTCCTCTATGACGAACACTACCCTATCAGGATTGTTTTCTACGATCGTATCTCGGCAAAAAACATATTCTTTAGTCAAGTCTACCGGCCCTGAAGCTGATATTCTCGGAGTGGATATTCTTGATATTAGTTTGCTGTCTTGATCGATGCAGGCTATAGCTCCGTCTTTTCCAGGATCTGCTGCTATATATAATACCATAATATATCAATTTAGATTCATGTCGATTTTACCAATGCTATCGTCATTTTCAAAGCCTCCATTGTCTGTAAGTTCGTAATCAATAGCCACAGCACCATTACTAAGAATGTAAAATCCTTTAAACACCTTTCCTATTTCAATAGGATACACAACATTTACATCCCTTCCAATATCCTCAAACGGCATAGCGATATCTTCTGTTTCAGCTTCTTTTTGTTTTGCTAATACCCCAACAGGTATATTTTCACCTTTTATAGATGCGTATGTAACCATATACAGAACATCATTATTGACAAACGCCTTATCACTACTTACCTTATCCAAGCTAACATATATAATATGTTTTATAAAACTATTGATATCCCCACATATGTTAATAGCTTCTACTTCTTTAGGAATAACGACTTCCACTTCTTCTGGTTTTATATTTTTCTTTTTCATTGCATTAACCTTTTTGTATTTTGTTTTACTTCTTCAACAAGATCCTGATCTTTCATCATCTCTTGCTTAAGTTTCTCATTCTCCTTAATTCTTTTCATCCTATCGGCAAGAATCTTTTTGTATTTCTTATCCGATATTTTTATAAACCAAGGACAGTTCCTTGATGGAATCCTTTTGCATGGATAATCAGTGAGACCGTTCGGTCCAAACTGCTCGCATCGGTTACATTTTTCTTCGCCTGTCATTGTACTATATTTTAGGGAAACATTCTTCAAGTTCTCTATAAGAGCACTCTACTACAACAGAATCTCCTTTAGGGAGAAATACTAAAATAGAATCGATAGAAAAAACACTATCTACTTTTCTTACAAGTTGGCCATGTTTGTAAGAAGACATGACCAACCTAATTCCATATGAATCTGAATAAGATCCTTTCCTACATGGGGTTATGCTTTCAACAACATAATCAAAACCTCCGACATTAACTTCATCGCCGGCATTGATTTCCATTAGGGGAACCATCTTAGCCCTTCTATCTATGCTTATTTTCATTTTGCAACTTCGAATTTGATTTGCTCCTTTGGTTCATAATTCCATACCTCAAAATCATCAGCTACAAAATCATAAAACCCTTTCCCTTCCATACGAGATGAGATAGTAACCTGCGGAACCGGACCGAAGAGAGATCGACGAAGGAGCTCGTTTGCCTGTTCTTCGTGACGGTCATACACATGCATATCTTGTATAAAATGAGTGAAAATAGCAGGCCTTAACCCGGCGTCATGAGCGAACATCATCATCAACGCCGCATATTGAGCTACATTCCAGCAAGAAGCTGTAATCATATCCTGGCTGCGCTGATAAAGCGTCATATACAACTCATCTCTTTTAACAGATAAATTGATCTGAAACGCACATTCTTGAAGAGGCTTAAGACTATTGGTTTCAGGATCGAACATGGATGCTACTATTCTTCTTGACGAACGATCATTCTTGAGTGACCAAAGAATGAAGTCTGTTTGGTTAAGAAAACCGTAAAGACCATCATGGATATCTGTCATACCCTCTGGAGCTTTTCCGGTTCCCATATAAACATGTCTGTTCACCATATCTCCATAACATCCTTCGATCTTTCCATTATCATCAGCCCACTGATCCCAGATATGAAGACCAAGATCTTTGACGTCTACCGATCTTTTTTGCCAAATCCACAATATTTCTTTTATGGAATTTTTAAGATTAGTAGGTCTAAGTGAACCAAGAGGAAATTCCCGACGAAGATCGTACTGGTTACATACTTGTAGGATACGCTTCACCTTGACGCCTGTACCGTCACCGTAGACCGGACGCTTTACCTCTTCCCACGGCTGGCTCATTATAAGAGCCAAATTGTCTTGAAATATTTTATCTACTCTTGCCATATCCCTATTATTTAACCAACCACCATCCAGTCATCAGCCAACATATCTGATTGCGAAGCCAACCATCCGTTTACGATATTATCGTTAGCATCTTTCATGCACAGATAAGCGCAAAATTTAATCATGTTGGTTTCAGTTACGTCATAATAATCGTTTACGTATTTTTTAAACGAATCCGGCAATGACTTTACTTTATTAACTATCATATCAGTAGACAACCAATCTTCCGGGCGCTGGAATACGAACATACCTTTACCATTCCATCCGGCACGTGCAATCAACGCACCTTTTTTTACTTCTTCTAAAGCTTCTCCAAATTTCATAACTATATTTTTTATAAATTAAACTCTGCAAAATCTATTTCAGATCCGGTTGACAAATTAATCATTGACTTTTCAAGCTCTTCCATTGGAACCGGTTTCACAATACCTCCATTACCAAGAGTCCTTTTATAGAAGTTTATCACCACCTGATCGCTGGTTTTTACCGTCTTAGGAATAGGTTGACGAAGATATAATCCATCAAGAGACTTTACTCTTGAAAGAGCCGTATATAGCTGTCCTGTTTCAAAAGAATTAGATACGTCCATCATAGCCGCATCCAATGTCAGGCCTTGGGCTTTATGGATCGTGATAGAATAACCTATTTTTATAGGATACTGAATAATAGCTCCTACTACTTCAGATTCTATCTTATATCCGTTTCTTACGTATTTTACTTTCTCAAACGAACATGGTGTTATAACAACCTTAGTATGCTCATCATCTTTTGGTTTATCAAGGACTACTTCAATCTCCCCCTTTTTTATAGATAATACAGTACCAAGAGAGCCATTGAAGTACTCTCCTCCGTTTCTTGTTATCATAACTCTTGATCCTTCTTTCAAGAAAAGAGTTTTTTCAACCGGAGCATCTTTAGGATAATCGCCGTTTATAACAGCTTCTAATTTTCTTAAAGAGCCTGGTAACGATGATATTCTCATTTCGTTAATAGCCGTAGCTTTTGAGTTGGTAGTTACAATCTCAACATATCCTTGATTATTATCAGACTGAATACATCTGCTGTTTATTGTATCAAATACATCATCATCCATCTGCCCTTCACGCACCTTATTAAGGATGCTAATGAATTTCTCATCTTTCTGACGATATATTTTTTCAAAAGACACCATTTCCATACCAGAAGCCATAAGAGACTTGGAGCTAAAGAAGTAAGATGTATCGTATATTTCTCTAAAAAAATCCTCCTTAATTACTGGCGGAAGTTGAAATAAATCACCTACCATAATAAGTTTCACTCCGCCAAACGGGTCCTTGTCTCCTCTTGCATGACGAAGTATATCAGCCACGTTGTCAAGAAGATCAGGGCGAACCATAGAAATCTCGTCTATGATAAGATACTTTATATTCTGTAGAATCTTTTCCGAACCTCCGTTGAATTTATATTCGCAGTTATCCATAAACGCACCTTTTCGTATTTCAGGTATATATGGCTGCATTCCTATTCTAAAAAATGAATGAATGGTTTGACCACCTGCATTAACAGCAGCAACACCTGTAGGAGCTACAACAACCGCATTTTTTAATGCCGGTATAATACGCTTAAGGAACGTTGTTTTTCCACTTCCTCCTTTACCGGTTATAAACAGCGGTTTTGGTGACTCACAAATAGACTTAATAGCTTTTCCTTGTGCGACATTACCTTCGGACATAACTGAACGAAGAACGCACTCCATGATTTTTTTGTCGTAACTTATAGCCATCTTTTTTCTGATTTTGTTCTACAAAACAAAAGTACGAAAACAAGATAAAACATAAAATATAAAATGAATTAATTAGAATTAAAAAGAAATAATAAGTTGGATAAGTAGTTTTGAATCAGACAGTAATATGGTTTCGTATAGATATGGTTATGGCATAGTGGTGGCTAACGGGTGTTTCCGTCGATGTTCTACGAGATTATCGTTTTTCGGCTCTGTCGGCGACCAATGACATACTCCCATCGCTAAAGCGAATGGGATTCTTGGATACCAACGCAAGAAACCTCGATATTACTATCGTTGGAATTACTCTTGCTCTCCAATTCGGAAATACCCTTCCGAAGTATATTACGGGCTGCAAGAATATCACGGTCGTTGACTGCACCGCACGCTGGGCACGCCCACGTGCGGTCGTGTAACGACAGTCCTTTATTAATGCAGCCACATTCGCAAGTTTTGGAAGAAGGATACCATTTGTCAATCTTATGTACAGTTACTCCATACTTTGAAGCAACATACGTAAGTTTGTCAATAAAAGAAGAATGACTGAGATCGGAAACTTTCTTTCCCCACAAACGTTTCATTCCTTCAATGTTTAGATCTTCAATAAAAATATAATCATACTGTTTGCATAACTGGTGTGCTAATCCCCATTGAAAATCCGATCGAAGATCGTTTATTTTACGATACGTTTGTTGTAGTTCAAACAGTTTTCTTCTTCTATTATTGGATCCTTTCTTTGCATTAGAAAGCCGTTTGTTTAGTTTTCTAATCTTGTTTTGATATTGTTTGAAGAATAGAGGAGAATCAATTTTGCTACCATCGCTTTTAGTTAAATAAGTTTTTAGTCCAAAATCCAATCCGATAGATGCACCATCATGTGTCTTTCTATAAGAGTTTATAGGATTATGATCTGTAACTATAATCAAACTAAAACGGGAACAGGTTTCTCTAACTATTCTTATTTGCTTAATATTACCTTCATAGACTCTACTGTATGAGAATCTAAATCGTTTGTTTCCTTTGTTAATTGTTAAACAATTGCCATTCAGGGTAAACCCTCCTTGTCTAAAAACAAAAGAGTTAAATTTCTCCGGTGATTTAAACTTGGGAGGTCGTTTAGCTAACTTCTTAAAGAAACGGTTGTAAGATTCATCAAGACGTTCAATTATTTCTTGTGTTGTTTGAGAATGAAGAAGATTTCTTTTAATTCTTTTAGCAAAATGCTTCTTCATCTTACCAACTGAGATATATTTTCCAAATAGTTTATAGTATCTACGTTGTAGAGCTAACGCATGATTCCATACAAAACAACATTCACGAAGCATCTTTTCCAGATACTTTGTTTTCTTTGAATGGTATATGTTGTATTTGTATGAAATCATTTTAATTAAACTTATAACACAAATATCGTAATATCTTTTGGATATACATCAAAATCAATTACTAAAAAAAATACATATATGAATATCCTACTTAAAAGTATGAGCTTAACAGAAGATCGCAATTCTATTCTAACATATCATTTCAATAATCATATCATCTTTATTTTTAGGCATTACCATATTAACAACATGCCCCAATACAGAATAAGACCATTGCCTATATTTTAGAATAAGTTTTCGAACAAAAAACTCGTCATAATCCTCCTCCATATCATATATGGCACACTCCTCTAATATTTGTTCCTTTTTTATATTAAGAAACAATAATGCTTCTCTTATATAATCCCTTATTCTTCTGAACTTCAAATCATCTCCAAATTTACTAAGTATCAAATCCTTAATTTTAATAAGTAGATTTATCTTAAATCTTCCATCTTTAGTCATAAACTTCCTGACCCCCTTTCTCTTCTTTAGGTTTTGAAGAATAAATTCAGCTACAGCACATACCTTCGATTTCGTCCTCTCCTTTCTTGCTGTATCACATCTTCTCTCTCCCCTTACTTTTTTAACACAACGAAATCTGGTTTTACTAACAAACATATCTCGATATTTCTCTCTGACATTCTTGAGATATCTTGCGTACCCTATTCTTTTTACTTCTCTTATCTCACTTATGACAACATTTGTTATATAATTAAGATCCTCAATGTGAGTAGTTGTAATACCAAAATATGTCACTCTGAAAAAATAAACAATACCAGACGCTAACTTATCATAATCTACTTGAATGCTTGAAAAAGGGTTTGCATTGGCTAAAATATACGCTACTGTTTGCATCTTGAACATCCAATACATATTGGAAGGAGCCTCCCATACACCAGTCTCTTCAAACTTTTTAATTCTATCTTTATACCACTCGTCTCTGGCATATTTAGGAATACCAGGAAAAATCAATGAGTTTTTAGACTGTCTGATAGCCATCTTCCCTTCCGATACCTGACGAGCCTCAGAAGGTGTAAACGAGAAATTCCTCCTTAAAAGCGAAAAATTTGATTCACCATTAATTGTAATTGAAATTATGTCAATATCTTTGTCCATATTGATTATTTGTTTTTCTGCAAATATAGCAGAAAAGAATATATGATGTATGATACACGTATATTTATTTAAAGCTCCAGTCTGAGATAGATAGGAGCTTTTATTATTTTTTACATTATTTAACATATAAATTAGTTAGTAATCGTCTCATTTTCAGCAAGTGGCAATTTGGATATATAACATACTTCGTATGTATATAGCAGAAAATAAATTTTCAACTATATAATAGCTTAATTAAATGGATTTAATCTATTTACTTTCGGGAACACTCATGCGGTTCCCGCATTCGTATTCCCTTCTATATATAATTATTACACTACATATGGATTTATAATAAATATTCTATTTTGTCATCATGTGTTATATTTATCAACATATGATGACAAAATAGATAGTAAAATACAAAATGTTATTACAAACTGATTCCATGAGATAAGCTGGACAGGCGGCTGGCACAGGGCAGGATCGTGTCACCGCACCGACAGCCCCGGCAGCAGGGATAGCTTTTTACGTGGAACGATTAACCTTATTATATATATAAAATACGTTAATTTTAAATTTATAAATCCTTAATCCTTATCTTTGTATCAAAACAATAATCTCATGAAAGAAAGTGATAATAAAGATGTTAGTAATAGGGCTTATAGGCTTTTAGTGCCTTATTCCAATACGGTAGATATGGCTAAGAAGATACTTCTGTTTTATAACGGATACCTAATGTCCTCCGGTAATGAGAAGAATGTCATAGATGCGAGGCACTTAAATCTTCTTGCTTATTATTTTGTGTTTGGATATTCGTATGAGACGAAGAAGAAGTTTTCTCATTGTTTCAGTACCGATCTTCAATATGTATCAGTTTTGGATACGGAGATGAAGAAGCGTGGTATTTTGATTGACCGTGAAGGGAATTACAGGACAAGGTGTTTGTGCCCGGATATAGAGAACATGCGCCGTCTTTTTGTATTGGAAGGTTCAAGAGATCAATGTGCGTTGGTTTCTTTGTTTTACAGAAAGAAAACTTTTGAAGCCGATGCCGAAGAATGATTTCCCTATATCATTTGAGTCACATATTATAGATGATGTGATGGATAAGACCGGGGGCGTTTACGACCGAAACCAAATACGTGACGTTTTCAGAGCCAGTATTTCTTATGCCAATAACTTATGTACGTACACAGATAACGTGTCTGTATCGTTCCCGTATGTGGGTGATATGGTTTGTAACCTTCATGAGATGGAGAGGCGCAAACATAACCTTGAGCGTCTTAAATCCAAGGTAGAAAAATTATCTAAGTATCAGGAAAAAGAACTTCAGTGCCTTGATATTAAGATAAGGATGATAAAGGATGCTTATGACTCAGGTGAGATAAAAGGTGGGGATATGTTGATAAAACACAACAAATTATCTATCTTTAAATCTCGTAAGGGACATAGTTTTAGTGAAATACAAAATATTCAAGAACAGGAATTTAACAGATAAGTCATGAAAAAGATTTTGCAAGCGGAAGTTATATACGATGCTTTTATGGATACGATATTAAAAAAACTTCCAAGAAAAAAAGAAGATTATCCTGATTGGTACAAGGAACGTCTTGAAAAGTGTGAGGGATGTAAATTCAATACCAAGAACGTCCCTAACTCTATGCTTCCTCTTTCTTTATACGTAAGCAAGAAAATAGGTAAAAATCGTTGTTCGGTATGTACGTGCTTCATCAAGCAGAAGGCCTGGAGCAAGACAGAGGAGTGTGCGCTTGGGGAGGGGCTTCCCCGTCCTTCGTGGATGGATCGTCAGTATTCTATTGATTTTTATGATGAGAAGTCAAGATGGAACAGGTTAGAACTTATTACAATGGATTCTGATGAATTTAATGTTATTTCTACAGATGACAAGCAATACAATATTGACCTCTCTAAAGACGGTAAATCATTTGAAATCATTTTCGAACCGGTAGAAAAAGGGAACAGTATAAGGTTTTCATTCGTTCTTGAGTCGAAGCATGATATGAAGATAACAGCATCAGAGACATCTTGTGATTGTACGTCATCTAATTTGAATATCATAGACTCCCGTCACTTTAAGTTCAATATAGAGATACATACAGCAGGATTTGGAATAGGAAGATTTGTAAAGCACATGACTGTTCACTATCAAAAAGATGGGTCTCAAAAAGAGGAAAAAATTCCGTTTAATTTTGAAGGTATTATAATTCAAAAAAGTTAAGTTATGGGCGGATGTGGTAAAGCAAGGCATTTACAATGCGAGGATAAAAGGAAGTCCTTATTTTCTATGTTGCAGGCATCTTGTGACGATCTCCCAGATTATTCTGCCGGGGACATTCTCTATGCCGTACTTAGATCTTTTGCAAAGAAAAGAGGATTGTCTGTTTCTTTTTTAAGGACGTTGACAGATAGCGAGCTTTTTGAAGTGGCTGATTATAATTTATCAATAGAGTTGATGGACGTTATTATTCATGATAAAAAGGTTCTTGACAATGAAGAAGATTGATTTTGATTCAGATATAAAACATCTTATTTCTTATTACAACCATCTACTGTCTGCGCAAGATAAGGTGGGAGAGGAGATGGAAGATCTAACTAAGGATATTATTAGGAAGAAGGATGAGGAAGACAACATAGAGTTGGAAGACTTTATTGATTTGGAAGAAAAGTCGTTTATGACCAACTTGTATCAACAAGAGATAATGAAAGTATCTTCTTCTGTTAAGACCGTCTACAGGTTATCTATTAACGCCGGTCATGATCTTAACATAGATGATGACAGCAAGAAGGTTCTTGACAGGATAGTAAACGACGGAGAATCAGATTTTATTATGTACGTTGACAATAATACTGATTCTGTTATGTTCAAGGAAGAATCTGTTGAGGAAGGAATAAAAAACATGTGTAAGTATCGTGTTGATCCATCTTCTCTTGAAGACAGGTTTAATATGCTTAAGTCTCAGTATGAGGCTTTTTTAAAAATTGTTAATAATGAAGGTAAGAAAGCCGACTAACGATGATGTCTCTTACGTAGATCGGAAACTTCTTGTGCTAAGGGATCAGATAGATAAGGCTGAACGTTATCTATCTGAAAACCCTTGGGATAAAATAGAAGATTCCGATAAGAGGGAGAAAGAATTTAGGTTTCAAAAGAGCTTGTCTGATAGCTTAATGCAATGGACTGAATCTTATATTAAGATGTGTGGGATAATGGATGTCTATAATCAGCTTGAGGCTGCCAAAAACAAGAAAAGCCTAAAAGGAGGACAAACAGTATCAGGTATTCAGTCTTTTGTTAAGAATGAAGCTAAGAACAAGCTCGATAAGTAGTTTTGTCATGAATTTTGATAGTAAAGAACTTTATATAAATATGGGTAACGATATCCCGTTATGGAATGACCTTTATTCTTATGAAGAGCAAGACGATGATGTCAAGCAATTCTGGGAGAATGAGGCTATGAAACTCCTTAACGGTGTTACCATAAATGGTGTATTTATCCATCCTTGGCTATACTGGCATATCAATTTCTGGAAGATGATGATTGACGTAGGAGATGATCGTATTCCTGGAAATTCTCAGCTTCGTGATAATGAATGGATGTTTGCCGAATTTCTAAAGCAGGCGGAAGAAGAGAATAAAGGAATATTCATGTTCGGGTGCCGTCGTTTTGGAAAAGCCCTTCTTGACTCTGAGATACTTTATCTTGAGGACCGGGAAAAGATGATAGGAAATATCGTTGTAGGGGATAAGATATATGACGATAAAGGGAATTTGGTAGAGGTCGTAGGTGTCTACCCTCAAGGGAAAGTAACCACCTACAGAGTCGTATTCGAAGACGGTCGTAACGTTATTTGTTGCGGAAATCACCAATGGCGTGTCAATCATGGCGGAAAATGGCATGTTAGGAGTCTTAGATCCATAGCCGGATTAGATTATAAGAGTATGTCTATTCCAGTAGGTGAGGCCCTGAACTACCCTACGGCAAAGCTGCCGGTTCCGCCGTCAGCCTACGCCTCGATGCTGGCGGCTTATCTCGGTGGCTATGGAGGGGATATGTTTTTTGATAAATACGTTTGTAAGAAGTTTTTAAGATCGTCCATAGATCAAAAGAAAGATTTTATAGAAAACTTCATTCGTTCTTTCAGAAACGTAGTAACCGGAGAAGAAGAGCTTACGTTGTCTCATATTGACATGGATGTCATAAATTTTGTACAACGTATGTTTTGGGCTTCAGGTTGGTATGCTAAATTGGAGGGGAATAAACTTATACTATCAAGGAATCGTAAGGAATTAAAAATAAGATCCATATCGATATACGGAAAGGAGCATGCCACTTGTATAACCGTTGATAATGATTCTCATTTATTTTTGACCACCAATTACATCGTTACTCATAATACGGCCATAATGAGTTCTCTTCTGGCTCGTAATGCTACAATGACGTACAATTTGACGCATAATGTTATTGGAGCAAGTAAAGAAGACCTTGCCAATATGGGAGAGTATCTTGAGTTTGGACTTGATAATCTTCCTCCTTATCTTACTATAAACAGGACTGGTAACGACTGGACTAAAGAAGTTGTTTTAGGTACAAGAAACATCAATAATCAACGTGATGTTCATGCCAGAATAAGAATCACCAACGTTGATGATGGAAAGACACGAGGCTCATTGAAGACCGCAGGTGGAACTCCATATACGTCTATATATGATGAGGTAGGTAAATTCCCGGTGCTTGGGGCATGGCTTGCCGGTAGGCCAGCTCATATGATGCATGGTAGAATGAGGGGCGTTTGTTTGATGGCGGGAACTGGCGGTAATGTAGAAAAGTCTCAAGATGCCCAGAAAATCATGAACTCTCCGGACGAATATGGATTCATTATAATGAATTATGATATTCTAAATAAGAGAGTTATTAAACCAACATGGCGTATATGTAAATCTGGATGCTTTGTTCCGGCCCAGATGTCTCATGCTTATGAAAAGAAAGAAACGACTCTTGATAAGTATCTTGGAGTAGAGAATGCTCCCGGTCTTAAGAAGATAAAAATAAAAGTTTCAGACTTTGATAAAAATACTGGAATAATAAAATCACGTCTTGACGAACTTGTCAAAAAGGATAGAGCTTTATACGTCCAGGAACGAATGGCATTCCCTTTGTCTATAGATGATTGTTTCCTTAATACGAACGTAAATAGGTTCCCTGTAGAAGATGCGTTGAAGCACAAAAGCCGTCTTCTTGAAGAAGGTAGGCCTGGTAAAACAGTGGATATTTATCAGATAGACGGCATGAAAATGGGGTATAATTTTAGTGATAAGCAGCTTGCTGATTATCCGTTTCAAGGTGGTAACATAGATTCTCCTGTTGTTATATATGAGGATCCACCAGAAGAAGGAGGTGTTTTTGATTACACTTATGTCTCATCGCTTGACCCCTATAAATCTGACAAGGCTGATACTGATTCTGTTGGTTCGTTTTATGTACTTAAAAGATATGTAAAAATCAACGATCCATTTGCTTATTGCATAGTAGCATCATACGCATCACGTCCTCCATCTTCCGATGATTTTTGTAGGAATTGTGAAATACTTCAAGAAGCGTATGGGGCCAAGTGTCTTATGGAGAATGCCGACCGAATGTATGAATTTTATCTTACGAGACGAAATAAGCAGCTTATGTTGCTGGAAGATGGCGAACGTCTTGCCGGTAAGATTATCCGTGCCGGAGCCCGTCAGAACAATAAGCTCGGTTTGGCTCCTACGGTTCCCAATCAGCGTATGCTTTTCAATACCGTTATTCAATATTGTTGGGAGGATGTTGTTGTTGGGTATGATGATGATGGTAATGAAATAACACAGAAAGGTATTTACCGTATCCCTGATATAGAACTTCTTGATGAGATCATAGCCTTCGGCCCCGGGACCAACACCGACCGTATCATAGCCTTCGGCCACGCTCTTCTTCTGGCTAAGTATTATGATGATATGGGTTACATGCCTGAAAGTACGACTCAGAAGGAGAATCAAAAGAAGAGAGAGTGCAAGAAGATAGAACAGGTCAAAGGATTTACGGTAAGAAGACATAACCCTTATAAAATGAGGTGACGAGAACAAATTCCTTATCTTTGTGAAAAATAGGATAATAGGATGGAATATTTCAATAGAGATCAGGCTTTTCCGGCCAGAGGAGTATTTTCAGGTTTGCCGGTACAGGCGATACCTACCAAGAGAAAAACCAAGGAGTGGTTTAAAGCCACTATGGATTCTCTTGAATTGATTGGCTTAAAGCAGCTTGATGAGAACCAAAAGTTCAAGGATTTTTATAGAATGATGGAAGGTAAGTTATCCTTTATGGAGCTGAAAGACGTAATTCCTTATCTTAAGGATGTTCAGTCTATAAGGGACAATGTAAATATTCCATCATTCTTACGTCATTATGATATAATAGGTACGATCGTAAACGCTTTTGTAGGATGGTTGGGCAACCTTTCTGACAAGTATAATGTAGTTGGATTGGACGAATCTGAAGTGAATCAGTATTCTGCCACGAAGGAGAATCTCCTTCATAATTACATTAAAGAGGAATTGGACAGAAGGGTTAGGCAAGAATTGTTAAATAGGGGATTGGATCCGGATTATAATAATTTTGCAAGCGAAGAAGAAAAGCAGGCTTATGCTCAACAGATACAAGAGGTGAAAGCATCTATGACCCCTCCTGAGATAGAGAATTTCATGAATATAAAATGGAAGACTGCCGAGGTTATATGGGGTTCTCATACGCTTGAAGCAGACAGGGGGCGTTTTTACATGGATGAGATAGACACCGAGAATTTTATCGACTATCTTCTTACCGGTCGTTGTTTTAGAAACTATCATGTAGGATACGACTATTATAAGCCGGAGAGATGGTCTCCGTTGAATACGTTTTATTCTAAGACATTAGATAGCAAGTATCCGCAGTACGGTGATTATATTGGCCGTGTTCATTATTATACTGCCAATGATATTATAGTAAGGTGGGGGCATCTTCTTACGGCAAAAGACAAGCAAAAGCTTATAGGAGGTGCTGATAATTTCAATGGTACTTATAACAATGGTGATAATGGAAGCTATGTAAGTTTATCCAAATCGGCGAGTGTAGGGATGTTATATCAGAATAAGGTAATACCTTGGAAAGGATATAATGATTATGCTTCTATAAAAGCTTATGAGGATTATTACGGTATTCCAGCCGGCACATATACCGGATACGATAGTAATGGCAACGAATATCACAGAACCAGATTCATGCCAAATTTAGAGCATGGTAATTATTATAACCGTGCCCAGAGTTTAAGCGACGAGCATGTTCGTAGTGATTTGTATCAGGTAACTGAATCATATTGGGTATCCCCGGCTCAGGTGTATGTAATTACCTACCAAACTGAAACCGGATTAGTAACTACCGAAATGGTAACCGACGAGCTTCTTCAGGACTTTTTACAGGAAAATGGTATTAAGAAAATTACCAGAACCATGAGTAAGGGAATGGAGAACCCGGAGATTAATACCTATTTCGTAGATTACGTTCCACAGGTAAGGTACGGGGTTAAAATAAGTGGAGGTGCCCTCGCTCAGGACAACCTGTATCTGGATGGAGAACCTATCGATCACCAGATAAAAGGGGATAGCAACATCTATGACTTTGTTTTACCTGTTGCCGGATATATCGGTACTTCTATGGCTAACAGGATTCAGCCATATCAAATATTCTATAATTTCTCCATAAACCAGATAAACAATATTCTTGAAAAGGAGATCGGTAAATTCTTCTTAGGAGATATAAATCTGGTTCCGAGTGAATACAAGGATTTGGGTGAAGATGTGGCTGATATATGGGCAAACCTTCTTGATGTAGCTAAGTCTGTAGGTGCTCTTACATTAGATACCTCATCTCAAAACACGAAAGGTGGTGTCCCTTTCAACCAGTTTGCTGTCTATGATTTGTCCCAGACAGAGCAACTTAAAACAAGAATGGAACTTGCTGAATGGTCGAGGATGAAATGTTTTGAAATGGTTGGTATCACGCCTCAAGTAATTAACGGCCCCAACAGGTATGAGACCGCCACCGGGGTCCAGCAGGGCGTTACAGCATCTATGTTACAAACACAGATATACTTTGATAACTTCGGTTACTTCAAGAAACGCGCTTTGGATCTTCATCTGGCTGTTGCTCAACAATGTCAGGAAGAAGGAAAGGATATTTCTGTAATGTACACAAAAAGTGATCTTACCAGAGCGTTTTTATCTATAGGAACCGACGGTCTTAGTCTAAGGCATCTTGGTGTTCAGGCATTATCTAATTCCAAGAAAAGGGATGAGCTTGAGAAATTTAAAACTTTCATGTTGCAGCTAAATACAGCCGGAGGCGATATTTACGATCTTGCATCTATCTTCACATCAGATTCTATGGTGGAACTTATACAGAATGCAAGGAATACTCGCGCATACAACGAGCGTCAGATGCAGCAGCAACAACAGAATCAGATGCAGCTTAACCAGCAACAGATACAAGCTGAAGCTGCTGAGAAGGATAAGCAACGTCAGCATGAACTTGCTTTGGAAGACAAGAAAGGTCAATACAGGATACTTCAAGAGAAGATTCAGGCGGCAGGCAGGGCGGCAGACGCCAAGAGCGACGCCACCTCCCTCAACTTCCTGGCTTCTGTTTCAGATCAGACCGTAAGGCAAGCTGATATAGAAAGCAAGGAAAGGATAGAGGATAAGAAAATTGAAAACGATTCCAAACTTCATGATGATGAAATGAGAATGAAAATGGAAGAGTTAAAATTAAAATCCAAAGAGCTTGCTCAACGAGCGAGGGAAGATGCCACCAAAAGGTATGTAGCCGGAATCAATAAGAATTAAGGATTAAACATCCCCAAATTTCATTAGAAAATCTCTAATAAAATTTGGGGATGTTTAATTTTTAGTGAAGATTAAACACTTATAAGTTTTTTGTCTGAAATATAGGTATTTAAATATTTTTGCAGTATGGGAAAATTAGAAAAAAATGGAATAGTAGAATTGGACGATATTTTTAGTATCGGTCCAGTTGATGATGTTTATAATAGGGAAGAAGATATTCTGCCTATTAATGGTAATGAACCGGCTAAAAAAGATGAGAAGCCTGTAGAAGAAGGTTCTCAAATTAAAGAAGAGCCGGTTGTCGATCCTACTCCTGATCCTAAAGAGGATAAAAAAGGAGAAGAGAATGTGGTTGACGTTAAACAGGATCCGGTAGAGACCCCGGTTGTCAATTACAGAAAAGTATTGGATGCCCTTTCTTCAAGAGGGATCATTCCCGATTTGAAAGATGTGGTATTTAGCGGTGAAAACGGCGAAGAGATTACTATCAATGATCTTGATTTTAGTAAAGAAGATTCGTTGTGTGACATACTATCTACAGTCCTTGAAAGCCAGAAAGAGGATATTGTTAAGGATAAGATAGATGTTACTTCTGTTTCTGATATTACCAAGAAGCTTATTCAGGCTGATAAGGCTGGCGCTAATATCGTTGATATTCTTAAGCAATATGATACGAATGTCGCTCCGATAGAAAAGCTTGACATTGAAAACAAAGCAGATCAGATAAAGATTGTTCGCCATTATGTTGATCTTCTTGGGTTGCCTAAAGATGAAGCTGATGAGTTTTTCAAAGGCATTATCAATAAAGGAGAAGAGTATGTTGAAGCAAAGGCTATAAAGTATAAGGCTGAGCTTGATAAGAAAATGGATGATATTATCCAGCAACGTACTAAAGAGGCTGCCGAAAAGAAGGCGAAGGATGCAGAAGATTTTAGAAGGTATAAGAAAGACCTTAAGTCTTCTATCCAGGCAAAGTATCAGCTAAATGACACTATGGTATCTAAAGCTCTTGATTTTGCTCTAAAACCTTCTGAATCGAATCCCGGAATTACCAAGGCATTTAATAGGGTAAGGGAGATGATGATGAATCCGGAAGAAGCGCCAGATTTGATTATGTTTCTTATGAACCCAGGAGAGTTCATAAAACAGAAGTCGAATCAAGCTGTAGTTGATGAGAAGAAGAAAATTTATAAGCTCATCAGCCACACAAATAAAGACAAGAGGGTAGCTCCGGTAGATGATAAAGGTGATCAAGTTCAAGGTGTGAAGTTCGATGAAATCAGTATAGATTAAAAATTAAAACATTTTTTCGTTCATGGCTAATGTACTTTTAACAAAAAATTTCCCGGCCACCATGAATGGTGACACGGTGATTGGATATACCGACGCTAAAGTCGTTAAGCAAAGTATCGTAGAGCACGATCTTAGCTCTTTAGAAGATTGGTACTACGAAAATCCGGATAAGAACCATCTGGGTATGCTTGAGTTGTTTTCTAACATTACAAACTATCCTCTGCCTATGTATATGGGTATGATTAAACAGGATGCTACTATTACCGTAAATGGTATCAATGGTTCATTCCGTTATGATCTTCCGGTATCAGAAACGTATGAGGTGGTTACAGTAGAAGACACGTCTTTGAAATATGCAAAACCTGGTATTGATGAAAGCTTCTTCGAAATTGTGTTGAATGCACAATTCAAACAAGGAGATGTTATTACTTACGATGTGATTAACGGTTGCCAGGCTCTTATCTCTACAGAGCGCCCTCCGAAACAAGAAGGTGAAAACTGGAGATATTGGTGTAAGCTGTGGGGTCGTTCTCGTGCTAAATACTTCCCGAAAGACATGCTTCGTGCCGGTATTAAATATTGGAAGGTAACAAACGTTCTTGGTGAGTTCTCTACTCAGTTCTCTGGTGTAGGAGGTGCTTCTAAGGCCGGTTCTATGACTTGTGAATTTACGCTTGGTGGACACCGTGGTGTTGAAGGTGAAACGACTATGTACGCTGGTATTAAGTCTTTGGCTTATGCGGACGAACGTACACAGAATTTCATCGACAAGGCTTACCAGAAAGTTCGTCAGCTTTCTGAAATCAGAGGAGGTGATGCAAGTTATGCCATTATCGGTTCTCGTCTTGGTGACGGAAGCATTGATATGCGTACGGCACGTGTAGCCAATACAGTGTCTTTGTTCTGTTTGGCTGAGTTGGCTAAGATGGAAGCATACGAACTTATGTTCATGCGTGGAGGTAGAGTTAAGGGTCATAATGGTGTTTTGATGAAAAACGAAGGTTTGTACCATCAACTTCGCCGTGGTTTCGTTATCTCATATGCACGTCCGGGCGGTATCAAGCGCGAACACTTCCTGGCTGCTGCTGACTATATTTTCCGTGGTCGTAGCGATATGCCGATTGAAAATCGTGTAATGAAATTCAAGGTAGGTGCTATGGCTTACAAGAACATCGTTGAAATCTTCCGTGATGAGTTCTTCTCTCAATTGGGTGCCTTGGCTCCGCTTATGGGTACAGAACGTATTATCAATAATCCGGTAACAGGATCAAACGATGCTCTTGAATTAGGAACTGTAAAGATCAAGGGTGTTACTATTCCGGGTATTGGTAAGGTTATTGTAGAACACGAACCTTCTTTGGATTACGTTGATATGGTAGATAGAAGCCAGTTGGTAGACGGTATGACTCCTATCACATCATATTCATGTATTATGGAAGACTTGACCGCTCCTGAATATTCCAATGCATTCGCCGGCATCCCTGCTTCAGCCGAAGCTCGTATTGGTAATATCAACAGCAACGTATTCTACGTTAAGCCTGATATCGGTTCTATGTGGTGGGGTTACGAACAAGGTAGATGGTCATCCAGAGTATCGGCTCAAGAAATTGTATCCAGCCATCCTCGTATGTCAGAACAATTCTGGTGCCATTCTGTATCGGCTTGTTGGGTAAAAGATACCAGCCGGTTCGTAACAATTGAATTGTTACCAAGCTCTTTGTAATCATAACTTTTAATATTAACTTGCGGTCGGCTTTAAAACCGGCCGCAAATTTTGTTTCTAACATAGTCTTTTCATATATGAAAAGACGTAGGGTATATAAAAAAATGGGAAAAAAGATTTTTGAAGAAAGCCATGAGTCTAAGAAACTGCTGGCTACCGTAGGAGGAATGAAGATATATTCCGACTCTATTTATGTTATAACAGGTAAGATAGATGAAGAAGCTCCTTCCGGATATCAGGAAAGAGGTATTTCCAAGACTCCTTTCCCTGGGAACAAGACAGTATCTTGTTGTGGATGGGATAAGGATCTTAGGGTGTATGATACCGGTTTCTTCATCAATTCAGCATGTTATAAAGGTTACTCACTTGAAGACAAGAAAGCTGAAATGGATATGCGTATTAAGAATATTCGGTATCCGTTTGAAGAAACTGTCAATGAGGACCTGGACCAAAAGAACTTCGATTTCTGGGATTCTTACAGAATTGACTTATATGATGGTCGTTTGTTCTACACTAATGACGTTCGTGATTTATTTGAGCTGTATATAGCTATTTTATCCAAGTCTCTTACTCCTAAAGAGGAAGACGGTAATCCGATGTACGTTGAATCTTATTATTGTGTAGAAGACAAGACTACGGCCGTAGATATCAGGAAACAACGTCAGATTGACAAGGCTGATATTTTATACGAGTTCATGAACAAACTGAAAGGATCCGAGGCTGAAAGGAGAAGCATCTATGATCTGCTTTTGTATCTTGATATCATATATAGCGTAGAGCTTGATCAGAGCATGGTTCAATACATATTCACTAATTGGATTGATGCTAAGAATACTAATGTTGACATGTATAAAGAAGCAAGCTCAAGGTTCTTGTCTGATGATGAATCTTCTGAGGGAATGCAGGTGATCAAATTCCATCGTATGATTAGGGAAATGGTTGAGGGACTGGCTGTCACCGTCAACACCGACGGACTGTATCTGAATGGCGAGCTCCTGGGCGCCGACGCCATCTCTGCATCTATGGCTCTTGCTTCCAATAAGTCGATGTTAGAAACCAAGTCACGTGTTCTTGAAGCGTATAATGCTTTAAAGAACAAGCATAAAAAAATAGAAGGAGCTAAGTCTGACAAGAAGAAAAAGGAAGATGAGAAAGATTTCGATGTTGATCAATACGCTGACAAAAAATAATAATTTATGAAGATCGTTGATTGTTATCTCCGGGCATTACAGAAGGCTGAAGAAAACATGACCAACGGTGGTATAAAACTTGACAAGGCACGTTTTGTTCAGCTTTTTAATGACGAACAAAACCGCCTTGTTCGTTATATCCTTGATAAGAAAAACGAAGAGGATATACGTTATATCCAAAAGTTAGTTGTGTATTCAAAAGAACTTGACGAGAAAGGAGATAAAGATAATCCGGAAAGCACTTTGTTTTCATTGCCTTCTGATTTCTTTTCTTTTTCAAACATATCAGGCGTATTTACCAAAGGTGAATGCACGGTCACTGATTTTACCATGTGGGAGGCTAAGAACGAAAACCCGCATGAGCTTCTTGCCGACTTTTTTAACAAACCTGATTTTGATTTTAGGGAAACATTCTATACAATAGGCGAAGATTCGGTAAGGGTGTATAAGTATGGTTTTGATGTAGACACCGTTTACCTTACATATTACCGCTATCCGAAGGAAGTTGATATCGAAGGATATATTAAATCCGATGGTTCTAATTCAACTGATATAGATCCTGAATTAGATGATAAATTAATTGGTATTATCCTTAACATGATTGAAAAGCAATTTGCTTTGAATGAAAGCGAATATGGACGTTATCAAATAGATTCAAACAACGTCCAATCTCCTTTATAGCAGAATAAAGGCGTGTCCTAAATTAAAGACTATCAAAAAGCATTAAGAATTAATTAATTCCTAATGCTTTTTGTTGCTTATATGACTATCACTATTTTTGAGACAGATAACAGAATATTAATTTTTAAAATATTATAAGGCTATGGCTATCCATAAACCGTATGACAGACACATTATCTGTCCTCCGCACGCTAAGTTGGCGGACGTAGATTCTTTGTTGCTTCAAGAAGGTCAGATCGCTATCTATGATTTGGATGGTGAGCAGACTAAAGATGGTTTGAAAGCGTTGAAAGACTTGAAAGGATATCGTAAGGACGAACAACGTTTCCAGATCAGAATTGGACGTAATGAGATGGTGAACGACCGTGTATCTGATGATAAATCATTCTCTACACCTACGTTTGCTATTGATGAAATTATAGAAGTGTATGCTTCTGCTCCGAAGAGCAAAGAAATTAAAGTAGATGAAGTTATTTTCGGTTATAACGGAATTGACGATAATACTGCTATTACAGCAAGAAAAGGCGATCGTATCCCTATTCATATTAAGCTGACAGGACGTTTGTTCGAGCTTCGTGGTTATCCGATGGGTGAGGTGAATATCGATGATTACATCATTTTCGAAAACTGTCCTGGTCGTGAGGATATGTGTTCAGAATGTGATCCTTGCGAAGATGTTGATATTTTGGCTGCTATCTTGAAAACAATCGAACGTATCAAGAATCAGCCGATTGCAGGTGGTGGAAAGGTAGGTGATTTTGTAGAAATCCATCCTATCCATTCTTGTGACGAGTTGGAAAAAACTCCGGTGGAAACCGACATGAATTTCTATTGTATGGAAATGTGTGATACCGGTGATGCTTATGCCCTGGCTCAGCTTAAGGCTGCTTATCCTGGTTTGGATATCAAGAGAGTTGGACGTCATCTTTCTACTTCCAAATATCAGGTGATGAAAGAAGGTGGTAAGCCTGCTGATTATACTCAAAAGCTGTCTTCTATAATGAAAGGCTGCGAAGAGTGTCCTGAAGGATATACTAAGGTAGACGGCGGTTTGATTTATGCCGTAACGTTAGAGGATGATGGCGTTGATCAGTCTACTGTAGTAGAAAGCATTAAGAATGCCGTTAGTAGCACTGCCGAGAAAACAGCAGCCCAAGATGGCGGAGTAGGTATGTACACTGTGGCCGTAAGCAAGAAACTGACGAAGGCTGATATCGATGCATTTGTAGAAACTAATCCGACAGCCACAGTAACGTTCGTTGCTAAAACAGCAGATATGTGTAGCAATCCTACTGTTACTACTGTTAGCTGGGAAGCATGTGGTTCTTGTAAGATTTCGAAAGAAGCTTATGAAATCACGTTGCCGGATGATGAATGTGGTGGTAGTGCAAAAGCAGAATTACAGGCGGCATTCCCGTATCTGACAATCGAAGATTATGGTACACCCGGTGGATGTCAGCACAAGTTTAAAACAGTTGTAGTTACTAACATGGTTTGCGACGAATGCGATAAAATTTTCAAAGACTTCTTTGTATCGAAAGCGCCCGAATCTTATCGTGGACGTAATTGGAAACGTTTGGGTGCTGTAGCAGGAGATCAGTCTATTATCGCAGACCCGCTTCCTAAGAACTGCAAATGCGGTATTTTGTTCCGTGGTATTGACTACATGATTTCTCCGTCTGACTGTTTGATTGACCGTCTGACATTCCAAGAAGGATCTGTTCGTATTGCTGTAAATGGTGGTTATCCGGATGAACAGCGCGAGGCTATCAGCACGTACTTCAACCCGATCCATACCGAATACAAACAGCACTGGGCTCCGCGTACTCACCTTGGCGCTGAATTGCTGGATAAAGAACGCGAACAACGTATGTTCTTCGACTTCCGTAAGACTCACCAAGAACTTATGGAACGGATGTTTACCAACGAAGAAACCCGCTTAGACCTGTTGGCTCCGTATGCTGATTATTCAGTAACGCTGAAGCCGGCACGTTACTCTAACGGCTTCGGTAGGGTAATTGATGATCACATTACAGTACACTTCCATGTACCGTATGGCGCTCACGAAGGTATTCAAGACCTTATGGACTTGTTAGCTGCTTCGGCAAATATCAAGCCCTGCAAGATTTGATTTTCCTTTTTTCTATATATCCCAAGGGGGAGGAGGCTGGTCCTCCACCCCCTTTTTTGTAATAAAACAATTTGAAATAAGTTAGTTTCATATGAATGGCGTGGATTTTTTATCCGGTGCCTTTGGTAGGGGCATTGATAAAATAACCAACATAGTTGGAAAATGGGGTTCCTCCCAACCGGTAGATGACAGCAAATCCGGTATAAAAATAGGGGACAAAATCTACCAAGTGGTTGTGTCCTTAAATGGCTGTTATTGGTATCTTGACGAAGAAGGCAAGAAGCATCCTGTTTCTGGTATTCCGGCTACAACCGAATGGGAGTGGATTAACATAGCTGAGAAAGTTATCAAAGATTTCAAAACCTGTTACCGTACACCTGGTGGAAAGGTTGAAGTATGGAGTTGGTATCTTCTTAATGATCAGATGGATGTTCTTAAAGAAACCCATAGAATTACCGACAGTACCGACATGGATAATCCGGTAGGTAAGGTTCTTACTAAAATACCGGACGAATGGGTTATGATCGACTGCGATCTTCCTGATATGACAGAACGTGACATTACGTTCGTCAACAGATGTTATAAAACTCCTGATGGTAAGGTTGAAATAGAAGGATTAGAAGCCATAGATGACAAGATAAACATCAGGGAATCTATTTATACCGTTATTCAGTCAACTGACGATGATTTCCCTGCCGGGCATGTTTTTAAGCTAATTCCAGAGAATTGGGTTCGAATGGTTTGTGACTTTCCTGACATGACAGAACGAGACGTAACTTACGTTCTTGAATGTTACACTACTAAAAAAGGGAAAGTTCAGGTAGAAGGCTTGATAGCCATAGATAATATTCTTGGATCCAGGGAAGAGGTTTACACCGTCCTTCAGTCAACCGATCCTGATATTAAGGTAGGGACCGTGCTGGATTCTATTCCCGAAGATTGGGTGAGGATGGTATGTGATTTTCCTGACATGACGGACCGGGAAATTGTTGAAGTGGATGAATGTTATAAGACGGATGGCGGTAAGGTTAATATAAAAGGTTATCAGTCTATTGATGCTGTTCTTGGTGTAAGGGAACAGTATTATTATATTGTTAAGACAACGGATGAAGCTTATCCTCAGTGGACGAGAATAGATAAGATACCTAACGAATGGACGAAAACCGAATGCGATTTTCCTGATCTTACGGAAAGACATATTATGTCTGTAGATGAATGCTATACAACTCCTGGTGGTAAAATACATCTTGGAGGATATAGGTCGGTAGATAGCATAATAGGAGTCCGGGACGAGTATCTTATTGTCTTAGAAACGACCGATCCTGATATACAAAGAGGCGCCACATTCAGCAAAATACAAGAAGGATGGCAGCGTATTGTTTGTGATTTCCCTGATGCTACTACATCCGACACTGAAATAGTAGAAAACTGTTATAAGACGGAAAAGGGCAAGGTTCAGATCCGGACATACATAACAATGGACGGATATGGAAATACAAGGGAATTGAGACATATGGTTCTTAAAACAACCGATCCTGATTACAATATCGGATCCAATATCGATCAGATACCGGTAGGGTGGTTAAGTATCGAGTGTGATTTTGCGTCTGCTACACAGCGCCATATAAGACAGGTGAAAAACTGCTACGTTTCTGATGCAGGGAGCATTTACGTTGAGGGAGAAATTGTTTACGACAATGACCTTGACGTGGACAAGATGGCGCTTACGGTCATGGAAAGCACTGACCCGGCGATAGCCGTAGGGACGGAGCTGGCTGCTATTCCCTCTGGCTACGTGAGAACAGTTTGTAGATGTAATTGTTGCAACCACTAAATCTTATTGTCATGAGCTGTAACGAATATTTTTTAGTAACACTGGAGTCTAAACCGACTCCAGTCCGTCATAAATACACGAATTTAACAGACGAATGGTATGGGCCTGATGGTGTTAAGTACGAAGATCCTGATACGATAGCCAAAATCGAAGAACAAGCTACAGATAAGAATCGTATAGGGGATAACACTTTATATCAGAAACTTATTGAAATACATTCTCAAGGAGAGTCAATAAAATCAGACATCGGAGACATAGGTAAGGTATTAGATTACATAAATGGGGAGGAAGTGTAATGGGAACCATATCAGATAAGTTAATGAGGATCATCAGCACCAAGGAGGATATAAGGCAAGCCCTTATATCCAAAGGGTATGATGTACCTACTTCCATACCTTTTAAAGAGTATGCGAAAATGATATTAGACCTGCCATGTAAAGCAGATTCCTTCCCAGATATAGAAGGTATCGTAGCCAGATATTCCGCTTCCGGTCTCACTAATGAGCAGATGGCTGCCAATCCCGTATGGGTTGATAAGACGGGCAATGGACACGATCTACAGTTGAAAAACTTCTCTTGGAAGGGGATGTCCGGAATTGGCGGGTATGTTGCAGACATAGATGAGTGGGGCACAAATTCAACGGCGGCTTATTTTGAAAGAAACAGCATTAAAATAACAGCAACATTTAAAGAAAATGCCTCATTGGGTTTATTGTACCATAATATAAAATTACGTCAATCTTGCGTTTTAAAAGTAACAGGCATACCAGAAGGTTGCGATGCTTTTTTGGATGATCGATTGGGCAATCGTTTTTACATGTCAGAAGATGGTGTGTATGAAATAATTCCGTCTAACTTTTTGGCAGAAGCTCTCTATTTATCTATAGAAAAATATCCTGAAAGATGGTATGGATCTAAACTTACCATCGAACAACTTCCCCTCTACCCTGGTGCACTCGTTTTTGACGGAGTAGATGATTACGGTACCTGTGATAACTTCCCTATTCTGACTAAGGAAAAGGGATATACGGTTGTGGCGTTGAGACAGTGGATTACAAGGGGTGAAATAGCCCAAGGATTAGTATCTAATGTAAAGAATTGGCTCAAGGATGGTGCCTTCTTGTTAGAATATAGAAATATACAAGCCGAGCATCTTAATAAGCCTATATCTTTTGGAGCAATAGGGAGTGAAAATGATTTACCACACATCCTTACTTATCAGACATCTAAAAGTTATAATGGTGTTTCGATTACAACTGGTAATTTTGAAGGAACAGATGTGCTACATGTTGGGAAATTAGCTCCAACTAATGTAGGAACTTGTATTAACGCTGCTATCTGGGAACTTGTATTTCTCGACCACGATGCCACCGAAGAAGAACTGACCAAGATCAAAGACTACTTCGTCAAAACCTATCCCTGGCTCTTCCCCGACCAAGCATGGACAGTGGTAGGCAAAACCAACGAGGACGAAGATCGTGCTACTATTGCCAACATTACGGGCAATGGTAATGATCTTGTACTGTCGAATTTTGCATTTAGTGGGAATAGTGGGTATGGGGAATACGCTTACAATTTCAGTGATACATCTTGGATAAGCATTCCAGATTATGGAGTCATATCGGATAAAACCAGCAAAAGTTTTAATATAAAATCTTTTGTTTTAGCTGATTATCCTGTACTGTACACTGCTGTAAATAAAGATTCATCAATTAAAAAAGTAAAAATAAAAGTAACTAATTCTATTCCTGGATTTTATTTCGGAAATAAGCCAGCTAATCAAATAATTGATTTGAGTACAGATGGAATTTATGAAATACCATCTTATAATTCTCCTAATGATGTTACTCAATATGGTTTTAGATGCTCTAATGTAAATGATTCCTGTAATATTACCATAGAGCAAATCCCCGAATACGAAGGCTACCTGGTTACTGATGGGGTGGATGATAAGATAACTTCGTCAGCTTTTGAAATGGGTAAGGATTTTACGGTTGTTGGGGAATGGAGGTTTATAATTGATGAAAGAAAGGTTGCAGGCTTAATAAAGCCTCCATCTTTCTATTTGTTTAATGAAAATAATGGATTGAAGTTATTTATAAATAACACAGAAAAAAGTTCATCTTTAAACACTAAATCTTTAAAGGCTATTTGTTCAGATGGACGTGTATATTTTGATGATTGGTCGGAAATGCTACTTAGTGAAGAACAACCTATCACAAGTAGTAGTAAGGATTTGTCAATCGGTTATAACAGTACAATATATACTCAAATGGCTTTTAAGAACTTAGGCATCTACAACGATCAACTCCTCTCTAAAGACGACTGTATCAAAGCATATAACTATTTACAAACTTTAAAAGCAAAATAATATGAAGAAGTACAAAGTTTTATTCTGTGATCTGGATGATACGTTAATTGAGACATTAAGTGGCAAAACATTTCCTAAAGGAATTTGGGATATGAAAATCAAATTTGATGTTTTGGATGCAATTAAGCAGTTTTCTCCTGAGTATGTTTTAATTGTAAGTAATCAAGGGGGAATTGAAGCTGGTTTTGTGGATCATCAAAGATTTCAATCTAAAATAGAATATGTATCACAATGCGTAAAAGAATATTGCGGAGTAAAATGCTATTCGGAATATTGCACCACGAATGATAAGAATGATTTGTATAGAAAACCAAACGTAGGAATGCTTAATCATCTTTGTGAAAACTATGTTGGCGATGATTTTAATTACATAAAATCTGTTACACTTATGATAGGTGACGCAAGTGGACTTGAAGGACAGTTTTCTGATAGTGATAAAAGAACCGCAGAAAATTTCGGGATTGACTATCTTGATGTAAATGAATTTGTTAATTTGTATAATAAAAAGAAATAAAAATAGATGAAATACGCGATAGTAGATTTATTGTGGGCAAAATCACATGGTATTGAAATACTGCCCGAAATGAGAACAAGTATAGATCAGAGTAAAGTTATTCTACATGAAGAAATGTTAGTACCTTTCGAAGATGAATCATTTTCAAGAATTTAGGTATCTATGATAATCAGATCCTCTCCAAAGACGAATGTATCAAAGCATACAACTATTTACAAACTATAAAATCGAAATAATATGAAATTCATTATCATACCAAAAGAAGTATATAATTCCGTATCTGAAGAAAAGAGACGTGAATTAGGAATAGGCAGCCCAAGAGCGAGCGTAGATGGCTCTAAAGTTATTTTACATGTAGAACATTATGACCTTCTATTTAAGTCTTTAGACACGCAGGCTGATGACGAACCTCAATATCCGTATCCGGTATATGACAGCCCTTCTTCTGAGTTTGAATCTGTTCTTTCATCTAAAGAATGGGTGTCTGATGTTAATGACGAGCGTCTTTGATCTTGTTATGGTTGGGGTAATTACTATATTTGTAAAAAGTTGAATAATTAAAGCGTGTGGTAGCGTTATCTACCATATAATCATCATGTTTCAGATAATAATCGGATGCGTTTTGGCTAATATCCTTACGATAGCAATCATCGGTTTATCCCTGTATTTAGTGTATCTTGACATACTCCCATAGCTAAAGCGAATGGGATTCTTGGATACAAGCGCAAGAAACCCAGATATTGCTATCGCTGGAATTACTCTTGCTCTCCAATTCGGAAATGCCCTTCCGAAGTATATTACGGGCTGCAAGAACATCACGGTCGTTGACCGCGCCGCACGACGGGCATACCCACGTGCGGTCGCGTAACGACAGTCCTTTATTAATGCAGCCACATTCGCAAGTTTTGGAAGAAGGATACCATTTATCAATCTTGTGTATCGTTACTCCATACTTTGAAGCAGCATACATAAGTTTGTTAATAAAAGAAGAATGACTAAGATCAGAAACTTTCTTCCCCCACAAACGTTTCATTCCTTCAATGTTTAGATCTTCAATTAAAATATAATCATACTGTTTGCATAACTGATGAGCTAATTTCCATTGAAAATCCGATCGAAGATCTTTTATTTTACGATACGCTTGTTGTAATTCAAACAGTCTCCTTCTTCTATTATTGGAGTCCTTCTTTGCATTAGAAAGCCGTTTGTTTAGTTTTCTAATCTTGTTTTGATATTGTTTAAAGAATAATGGAGACCCAATTTTGCCACCATCACTTTTAGTTAGATAAGTTTTCAGACCAAAATCCAATCCTATAGATGCACCATTATGTGTCTTTCTATAGGAGTTTATAGGATTATGATCTGTAACTATAATCAAGCTATATCTATGGTATGTTTCTCTAACTATTCTAATTTGTTTAACATTACCTTCGTAGACTCTACTATATGAGAATCTAAATCGTTTCTTTCCTTTGTTAATTGTTAGACAATTTCCATTCAGGGTAAACCCACCTTGTTTAAAAACAAAAGAGTTGAAACAATCTGATCTTTTGAACTTAGGAGGTCGTTTAGCTAACTTTTTGAAGAAACGATTGTATGCTGAGTCTAATCTCTGAAGGATTTCTTGTACTGTTTGGGAATGAAGTAGGATTCTTTTTACCCTTTTTGCAAAATGCTTTTGCATCTTACCAACTGGTATGTATTTCCCAAACAGTCTGTAGTATCTACGTTGTAGAGCTAAAGCATGATTCCATACGAAACAGCATTCACGCAGCATCTTATCGAGATACTTTGTTTTCTTTGAATGATAGATGTTGTATTTGTATGAAATCATTTTTTTTAATTACATTTACAGCGTGAATATAATAATAACTTTTGGGTGTATATTAGAATCAATTATTAAAAATACATATATAAACAAAAGAATCATTGATCCCCTATTTAAAAGCAGGGGCTTTGTTAAAGATCGTAAAAACGAAGACCGTTTAAAGGCTTTGGATTCTAAGATCGATCAGAAGGTTGAGGACGTAAAAAATAAGGTTGGCGCGGTGATGGACATCGTAGACCAGATCAAGAAGTTGTTGGATAAAATTAACAAGAAATAAAAAAAATGGCAGAAGTAGGTTATAACAGTAAATTCGAAGGTCAGGAGGTTGATTCCAGACTTGAGAATGTGGTGCAGGCTGCTCCTGGAACAGGTTCGGAGTCGGGCAAGGGAGGCCTCATCCCGGCTCCCCCTGCCGGAAGTCAAGATGGTAGCAAGACTCTTCTTAGTAACATGACATGGGGCGATTATGTAAACAAGAAGTATATAGATGATGCTGTATCGGCAGCAGGGTGGAAGAAGCAGATTGTTAGCAAACTTCCTACTGTTGAAGAGGCGAAGGATAATGTCATGTATCTTGTAAAAGATGATGTGGCATCTACAGAAACCAAAAACGTGTATAACGAATATATTTTGGTTACTGAAGAAGGTGGTGGCAAGGTGCTTGAATCGCTTGGTATGGTAAGTACCGGAGTAGATTCGACTTATCTTGATCTATCTATGTTTTCAGGTAATTCAGGAACACTTGATGAAGCTTCGTTTGGGAAGGTTCTGGATGCTTACAATAATAAAATTACGTTAGGAAAGTTAGCTGGTAATTATTATTCTTTGGATTATTTCTTATCAGGTAAAGATCTTGGAGGTGTTTTTGAATTAAAAATTGTATTTGTTTCATTTTCAGATACCAATACTGGAGAAGGTACATCTGAGTCTGATATAGAGATTCAGGTAGGAACATATACTGTTACTCAAGATAAGGCTTATAAGGTATTGAGCAATATGGTTACGTTGTCTAATACTATGATGTCTTATCTAAGGTTTATGTCTAAAGCTCCCAGGGTTGTTACGACATTGGTTAATCTTCCTAAAGACACTCATAATATCATAGCCAACGTAGCTTCTGCTACGAGCCTGTCTATGACCGTATCTGCTGAGGATGTTGGACGGGAATGGCAGGTGCGGGTCAACAACACCACCGGCAATGACATTACGCAGCCGCTTCCTACCTCTGGCCTGTTCCAGAGCATGTCAGGCGATAGCGTAATAGTACCTAAAAATAGTTTTATAGAATTAAGTATCTGGTATATCAATGATAAGTTGGTTATCAGAGTGGGTGAACAAGCTTAATAGAAAGGATAGAGTATGCTTTATGTAAATAAAAACGTAAAAGGTTTTTACTGGGAAGGATACGAGTTGGATTCCTCTTCTTACGAAGTAGGGTATTCTTACCAAGATTTCTTAGATGGTAAATGGGTTCAACTTGACTCCGATCAAGAAAAATTCCATCAAGACAATCCGGATGCGAGTGTGAAAGAAGTTATTGCCATGCAGCTTGACCCGGAGCCCCCTGGACCAACTGAAGAGGAGTTGCTTGCCAAGGCTAAGGACAAGAAAGTTTCTGAGGCCAGGGAATATGCTTATTCTGATGCTGTCCGCTCTTATAGCTTGGATGGTAAACAGATATGGTATAACAGCAGCATGAGGCAGAAGGTTAAAAACGATATTGATGTAGCAAAAGGGAGCGGGATATACACCGTATCTGTAGCAGATTCAGAATACGAGCTTGATATTGCTAATACGGCAATGAATGAAATGCATGTATATGAATCTGAATGCGATGATCGTACTGCTGCCATAGAAAAGGAAATAGCTTCTAAAATTGACAGGAGTGAAGTTGAATCTATGAAAGTGGATGAAGGATATCCTGAGAAGTTGGCAAGGACAAAGGATCAGATCATAGAAAAAAATAAGATCCTTGAAGCTAACGATCCGGAGAAGGCTACAGCCATGTACATGAGGGCGATGATCAATACGCCGGCTATGTTGGAGAATACTGACCAGAGTCTGGCTCTTAAGATAAAAGGATTGTATCCTATTTGGGATAAGGATGGAGTTTATGGCGACAAAGGTCTTCCTATGGGAACTGCTGTTGTAAAAGGGCAACGTTTCCGCAGCAAAAACAAACCTTCGGATTTGGATTGGACTTTGTTTGAAGTAAGGCAAAATCACAATCTACAAGCTGATTGGGTTCCTGGCCAGGGAGGTGGAGCCGAAAGTCTGTATATGGTTGTTCAAGAAAAGCATTCAGGTACCGTAGACGATCCTATTCCTTGGGTATATAATTCTATTTTAGAGAACGGAAAGTATTACATAGACAAAGAAATTAAGTATCTTTGCATAAGAGATTCAGGCATCCCTTTGGCTTACGAGAACCTTTCTGATCTTGTATCAGCCGGATATGTAAGGGTTGTTTAGGTCGTAATTTGTTGTTAATGTTATGGATAACCCCTGTATATTTATTTATGCAGGGGTTTTCTTTAATCCAGACTCTACTTATTTTTCATATCGGTAAGGTTCTGGTTATCTTTGTGAAAAAGGTTAAGTTATGGAAAGAAAAGATATTATAAAAGAATTGAGTCAGTATTTTAGTATTGTTGAATTAGTTGGTCCTAAAGAATACGGTAGAGACAAAGATCTTTGCTGGAGGTATTTAAGAACTGAATTGCTTCACACGATACTGGTTTTAAGGAAAGACATTTTGAAAACTCCGATGACGGTTAATACCTGGAAGTCGGGTGGAAGGTTTGATGAGCGTGGGTTTAGGAACAATATCTCGGATATAGTAAAATCCAAGACCGTATCAGGGTCTTTGTATATCAGTCCTCATATGCTTGGGGCAGCCATAGATTTTGATGCCAAGGGTATGACGGCAGAAGAGGCAAGGAATAAAATAATTCAGTCGCAGGATCTACTTCCTTGTCCCATTAGATTAGAATCAGGTACCAATTGGGTCCATATTGACGTATATGACTCTCTTGGAAGTAGCAAGAAAGTAACTATGTTCTAATATGGCTTACAGATTTGTAGGAAGGATGAATTTAGAAAGTTTCTGGGCTTTTCTCATTTCCGGATTATCAGCATTGTGGATGAATTTCCAGGAGATTCACCACCTTATATATTCTATATTGTTTATATTAGCTATAAATCTTTTGTTAGCTACTATAAAAAGTATCAAACACTGCTATATCCGAAGAAAGAGAAAGAGGCCTTTTAAGATATTGACATGCATAAGCGAAATGGGAGTTTTGAAAATCCTTCTTGAGTTCGCGGCCTGCTCTTTCGGGTTGTTTACCATATCCGGAATGGACCTTATTATGTCTATGGGAGGGCATAAATCCCCAGAGTTTATAGACATGCTTCTTCAGTGGATTACAATATTTGCCTTAATATTATACGGTGGAATGGCATTCAAGCGCCTCGGCGACCTTGCACCTGATTTGATGATAGTAAAAGGCGTTAAGTACTTCTTTAGTAAAGTAAGTTGGTGGCAAAAAGTTCCATTCGGAGAAGAGCTTAAAGAAGGTATTAACAACGGTGATATACAAGAACTTTTAGACGAAGATAAGGAGGGTAAAAGATGTGTTTGCAAAAAATGAGGGTAGGGCATGTGTTAGGAGTTATTCTACTGTGTTTTATATCTTTCTTGTTTGGTAAAACATGTAAGAAGAAAGAAATAATACACGATATAGAAATAGATACGGTAATAGATACCATTATCCAACCTGTTCCTGTTCCTCAGTATATAGTTGACGTAGGGGAGGTGGAAATACCTTTCCCTATGGATGCTATAGTTGAAAAAGATACGATAAAAGACACTGTTTATATCAATATTCCTATACAAAGAAAAACATACAACACAGATGATTATCGGGCTGTTATAAGCGGATACAGACCTAATTTGGACACTATGATCATCTACCACAAAAAAGAAATAATATACGAAAAGAGCCGGCGCTGGGGCATAGGGCTGGCGGCGGGGTATGGGGTTGGGCGCGAGGGCTTCTCCCCCTACTTAGGCGCTGTGGTCTATTATCGGATATGGTGATAATCACCTCACCTTTTATTTAATGTCCAATAGTTTAAACTTTTATCACCTCATTTACTTATCTTTGTAGAAAAAGATAAGGTATGAACTATATCGATATTTTACCACAGATAAGAAATAACATTTTCTATGTCAGGATAGTAATGACCGACTATGATGTGGAAAATCAGATGGTTATTAGAATAGTAGCCAGAAGAAATGATGGCCTGTACAAGACGGAAGTAGTACAGTATCCAAATGAAGGAACTGATTATAACGGGGAAATCATTGTTCCTATGTTTGGTATGGCTAAGTCGTTGGTAGCCCAAATAGTAGGAGTCAAGATAAATGGTACCGAGGTACGTGTTAATAGCACTGAGGTAGAGGGAGCTGATATAACAGCCAGATACGATGATTCCCTTACCAGAATGGGATGGGAGGAGAGTATGAACAACATCCATCTTGATTTTGAGGTTATAAGCACCAACAACCCTAAAACGCTTCGCATAGCCGATCAGTCGGAATGGGGGATACTGGCAGACAGACCGGCTATTATAGAGATTGTGCCACCTGAAGATGAAAATAAGTATGTTTATTATCTTGGTAAGAATCAGTTGAATGTATTCAACAGTAAGACCCTTGGCATAAATCCAGGTCGCGGAAATGATTTTGAAAACCTGAAAGATGGTATATACGATATTACCATAAAAGGCAGTCCTTCCTCTTATTCATTTAATAGAAAGTATTTAAAAACAGATCTGATCCGTCTTAACATAGACAAGATATGGGCCAGGTCAACTGTGTTATGCGATCATGAGGATGATGACGTTATTGACAAAATAAAAGAAATAGAGTTTCTGCTGGCTGCGGCTGAAGCTAATATGAGATTAGGGAATTTTGAAAACGTAAAACAATTATACGAAAAAGCATCTAAATTGATTTACGTTCTCAATAATTGTGAAAATTGTGGTTGCAAAATGTAATTAATTAAATATAAATAAGTTATGGGATGTGGATGTGGAAGAAGTAATATTACTTCTGTTAATAGAAATAGGGCTATAAAGCCTCAGTCGAATACGACACCTAAAGCTGATTCTAATGCGGCTTGTATTCAGAAATACGATGAACTTGCTGTATTGGACAAGAAAATCATAGACCTTCATCGTAAGTTCAGGTTTGTAGGAGGTGTAAGTAAAAGGTATGCTGATATTCAAAAGCTGGTAAGAGGCTGGATTGTTAATTTGAAGAACGAGTGCCCGGATCCGGATGATCTTGCTACTTATTCTGAATACATAAATAAAGAATACGCCAGGTATTTTACCGTGAAATGATATGGCAGCTACCGGAAGTACACAGCAAATTCTTTTCCCTTCATCTTACTTATGTGAGTGTGCTGATCGTTTTATAGCATGTAAGGCTGATCAGTATTTACAATATCATAAGTATAAGGTAGGTATCAAGCCTGATATGGATACGGTTTTTAAAATAGATCGTATGAGAAGAATCGTCTGTGAAGGGGAATGTGGGTTGTGTCCGGACGAGATTCATAAATTCAAAGAAGAACTTAATAAGATCTTGTCATGAAAAAGATGTATTACAACAAAGAATACAGAAAAGCTTTCAAGAAATCGGATTGTCCGGAAGATCTTGGTTCTGAAGAAACGTTTATCGTTCATGAAGCTGAATTTTGTTCGGATATAAGCCAAGATGATGCAGATAGGAAAGCGGAAGAGTTTGCGGAGAAAGAAGGTCCGTTGTATGCTAATAAAGTAGGTGGATGTTGCAAGGTTTATTATAACACAAGACAGGAAGGGGATTTCTTTAAAAATGATTGCCCTGATGGTCAAAAGCAAGAACAGCCTATACATTACGTGGTAGAGGCCGGTCGTGTATGGTCTAAGTTCAGTACCGAAATAGCTAACTACGAAGCTGCGAGGATCCTTGAGCAAGAGGGGCAGGCTGCCGCTAACGAATCTGGAGTATGTAAAACCGTTTATTACAACGAAGATCAACATGGTTGGTTTAGTAAACGTTGTAAGGAAGGATGGAAGGCTCCTGAGAAATACAGGAGGATATACGCCGGTACCGTAACGTCTTTCATTAGCGTTGATGATGCCAATGAAAAGGCTAAGAAGATACTGGAAGAAGAGGGCATGAAATGGGTTAATGAAAATACCAAATGCGAGCCTGTTGTTGATGAATGCAAATTTGATTTTTGAAAATGAGCAACGTAAAATTTAATCCGACAGAAGGTGAGAATGATAAACTGGTGTCGGTGTTTTCTGAAATAAATGAAGGTCTTGATACGACTTTGAATTACACTATTTCCGATGAAGGGAATAAGGCTAAGAAGAACATCGTCGTTAATCAAGTTGGTAAAAGGGAAAAGTTTTTATCGAAGAAAGGGGAGGAATCTGAGCCTTTTGTTTTGTCTGATGGTAATACTTTCAACGTTCTTAAAGAAGGTGCTTCAGGATCGGCATCCGCTTGGGCTGAGGATCAGCTTCCTCCAGAAGCCACGGAATCAGTTGGCGACAAAAGCCTTCTCCCTTCTTGGGATTTTTACCTTATAGACATGACTCAAAATACCGGAGACAAAGTGCGTCCGGTAGGAAAGCTTCGTAAGAATAATCTCCTTAGATTTGAAAACGGAGATTTTGCTCCTACGGTGGGCATAACCGAGGAAATGAGAGCCGAATGCGATGTGGAACTGTATTTAGATAACGGTCATAAAAATAAGTATTGTGATGCCGGAGCATTTGACGCTAAGGCTTTTTATGAAGAGTATGGCATTAGTCAAAAACTTTATAATGCTTCAGGATCAGAGGTAAGGATTTTAAGACCTTGGGAGACTACTTCAAAGAATTATAGTATATTCTTAGGATGTAGCAAGAGTCTATATGTAGCTGATAAGGTAGTTGGTAAAAGCGGGAAAATATGGTCTGGTGTGTACGACGCAGACACGGTTCCTATGCTGGACGGACTTGACCTGCGCCAGACGTGCCCTGTGCTTCCGCCCACAGCCTTATCTCCTGGACCGGTATGTACAGTAGACTCCAAGGCAAGATCTTTCTTTTTCTTGTATGAAGGAGAAACAAATTGTAAATCCGGAGCCGGAGTTGGTAACGCCTGCACGATGTTTCTAAATGGAAGAACTTATCCGAGAAGCAATGACGTAAATCAAATCAATATAGCTAAGTATTCGAGGGCTAATAACGTAGATCCTGAATCTTCTTATCCTTTTTCTGAAGGTGGGTTCTTGACCTTGAATGCTTATATCATATACCTTGAAATGCTGTATGGTACTAAATACTTGGTTAATCCAGATACTTTTGGATCAGGTATATCAAGTAACTCCGGGGTAGGTAATGATGTTAATTACCATAAATACGGAGGATTGAAATACCGTAAAAAAGGAGAAGATACATGGATGTATGCCACATGGAACAACAGTTCTTCTATTATCCATTATGAACCTACTAAAAAAACTCATTTCTCTTACCTCATAAATTCAGAGTATCCTAAAGAACAATGCATGGAAAGCCAGATGGCGGCTTCTTTTGCATTTGAAACAGGCGTAGAAGAAGGATCAGAGTTTGATTTTTATGGAGGAAAATACTGGTATAAAAACGTCCAGGGAGCCAAGAGTATGGCTGAAGGTCATATGAATGTTATTGTGTTTAAGGAAATGACCGGCACTATATCAGCCTTAAACGAAAATGACGAACCGGCAGAATTTGATTTGGAAGTTATCTTAAGGATGTCTTTGTACGATGGCATGAATTTGTCTGGAGATGTCTTTAGGTATTGTGGAGGAGGATACGAACAGGTAGGGACTTGTTTAAATGATCCTAATGTCACTCGAATAGGTAATACTATTGATATTTATATAGAGCCAGATCAAAAGAAATGGACATATGAGAAAAGGTCTACTATAAATAATGGTGAGGTTTTTGATTTTGAATCCAAATATAAGAAGATAGCAACTACCCAAAATTTAGGAGATAGTTTTGCTTTACACCGTATCCCTTATACCGGATGGAAGGATAAAAAAGGCGGAGGTATCGGATCAGGAGAATGTTTTTATACATGGGACAATTGCTACTGGGCTTCAGCTATCGGCTTAAGGAGTAGATTGGCTGCTCGTTTCGGCGGTACTGCGACCTATGGCAATTGTTCGCCTCGTACTCTGCTTGCGTATTACGCCGCTTCTATTACGACTCGCAGCATTTGCGGCCTTGCCCAGTTGTTATTAGACGTCAGTCAACCGCAGGTTTGATGGGTGCAACCCATTGATGGCGCAGCCATCATAAGCGCAGCGCTAAGGCGCAGCCTTTTATACTATATCACGGCGCAGCCGTATCTTGTTAATATAATATTTTATAGCCACAAAACAAAAATTTAAAATATTTAATACAAATTGTTTTGTAGCTATAAAATATTATACATACATTTGCAATGTCATTAGACAACAGAGATAGTTAACATTATAAACAATAAAAATCTATTCAATGAAATCCGTTAGTCTGCTAACAAGTTTTACATTGGGATCTGACCTCTGAAATAGCAAATAACGGTTGAGAAAAAGGTTAAAAAGAATTGGCTGCTCGTTTCGGCGGTAATGCGAACAATGGCAATTGTTCGCCTCGTAATCTGAATGCGAATAACGCCGCTTCTAATACGAATCGCAACAATTGCGGCCTTGCCCTGTGTGGGCTAAAAAATTGGGTATATTCTTTTTAATCTTTCCCAGGAGTGGAGAATCAATAAAAGACAAGCGTATGAGGTTATATGATAAAAATATGATAGAGATGCGCGACGGTCGTAAGCCCGTCATTAGCCCACAACTGAAATCAGTTTCAAACTATATAGATATAAGTTTGGATGATATTAGAGAAGCATGCGAAGCAGCATTTAAAAACCATTCTAAAAAGAATGATGTTGTTAATTTCAATTCTGATTTTGATGGTAATTCGTTAAAATTGTATGAATGGTATTTAGATGGTACTTATGTTAGCAAAATCAAATATCGCAAACTTGTAAAAGAAAACAAGAATGGTAAGGTTCGTGAAATAAACAGCCCGGATCTTACCACCAGAATCTATCAGCATCTTGTTTTAGTAAAGTTAGGTCCTTTGTATTATGAGAAGGATAATATGAATGGTCTTAATTGTAAGCCGGGATTTGGCATAACAGCATCGTCTAAATCAAGGTCTCTTATTAAAAAGATGAAGCATGTTTATTATGATAGACTTGATTTGAAGTATTGTTTGGTTATAGATCAACGTAAATGTTATAACCATGTAAAAGACAAAGTGTTTAGAAAAGTGCTTAAGAACTTTATTTCAAATAAAAAGTTTATAGATTTTGTAATAGACGTAAGCTTTGTATCTGGAGAGCTGCCTATAGGGACTCCTACAAGTCCTTTTATTCATCATCTCCTTATGAAAGATTTTGATGATTTTGCAAAGAGAATAGCTCCTTTTTCATTGAGATATGCCGACGATAATTTCCTTGCTTTCTATACTAAGGAGGATGCTAATACTGCTAAATGGAGGATTAAGAATTATTGGTGGTATGAGCTTAAGATAAGATATAAAAGGCATACTTGTATTATAACAGACATGGATAGACCTCTTGATTTTTGCGGGTATGTTTTCCATCGTAACAACAAAGTCGTATCTGAGCACAATAAAGGTTGTGTGACAATAAGGAAGAGGGTAGCCAGAGACGCGAAGAAGTGTATTACAAATGAAAGCTGGTCTTCTTACTTCGGTCTTTTAAAACACTGTGACAGTTATTCATTAATGTCAAAAATAGAAAATATCATGAGATTACGAGATTTAACAAGCACGATTCGTATTGATAAGAAAATGGATGCGGACAACATCGACGTAAAGAACCTTGAAGGTATTGTATTTGATATCGTGAACTATGAAATACGAAGCAATAACAAGAATGAACCAAACTGGATAAAGTGCTTGATAGGTATTCCTGAAACCAATAAAGAAGGGATTCCTACTGGCAGGAAACTCGCAAGGGAATTTCATGGTAATTATCAAGGTATAGTAAATTTTATTTCAAAATGTGAACTTACTTATGGCAAAGATGCTATTCTCCCTATTACCGATGTAGAGATAGAAAACAGATGCGGATACGTTTTTAAAGGCAGCACTAACCGCTTGGAATACATTGATTGACTTCTTATTGTGATGGTGTGAATGAAAATTATTATCTTGCACCAAAAAAAAGAAAGTCATGAATTGTAACACTTGTAAAGATGACAGACCTGATATTCTGAGATCTAATATCTGTATCGGGTCTGATCCGTGTAATGACTGTACGGACAATTGCGAAATTCTTCCAAAAGAATGCGATTGCCCGTATGGTCATTTAAGCGATCATTGCATTCATTATACAGGATGCAAGACATTCATATCCAAATTAACTCCAGGTATGCCTTATAATGAGGTTATGCATAATATAGAGCTGGTTTTTGAAAACATAGATAAGTTTTTGGATAGAATGGTTGAAGAAAATACGCTTTTAAAACAAAGGGTTGAAAAACTTGAAAAACAACTTCAAAATGGAAAAGAGTGCACAAATTGGTAAGGACTTAAGTGGTAAACACGTATATGTTCCACATGTGGACGAGACGCCGGTGCCATGCCCGGACGGATATACATGCACGAACTGCGTGTACTGCGCTGACGGCATCAACGCTGGCTACTTCAGTCTGGCTCAGAAATCTGATCTTACGGCTTTAATCAATGCGATGATATGCCGTATGGAATATCAGGATAGGGAAATAGAATTTTTAAAACAAAAAATAAATATTTTGAGTAACAATGGCAATAACAGGTAACGGTTGTTTCGGCAGTCATGGTGGGTGCGAACGCCCGCATCATTGCGATATTCCTTCTTCTAAAATATTCTACGATGGAGAAAATATAGAAGAAGCTGGTTTGTATCATGGTATGCCTTTAAACAGAGCTTTGGCTAATTTAGCTAAATACGTTTCAAGGGCTATTAACGTAAGTGGATCTGTCAATACAGAAGTGTTTGACGGTACTTCTCATGTGGTTCTAAAAAAAGATCCGGCAGAGATTTTGCTTGTGTCTTATTGCGGGGGTGTCGTACCTTCTGATATGTATAAAGTCCAGGGTCGTACTGTTAGGTTCTGCCGGGATATGTGTCAACAGGATGAACTTGCTGAAGTGAGGGTTGTGTACCGAGAAGAAGCAAATAGTTCTTATGGGTTCCATTGTTAATTTAGGAGGATAAGAAATGGCAGAAAAATGCAAAGGATTTATATGTGGGGGTAATCTCGTTGATGGCTCTGTGCCTTCTGATAAGTTAGATAAAGAAACCATTGTCGAGCTTATTAAAGAGATTCTGAAAGAGGAAATGCACGAATCTTGGCTTAAGGAAATAATAGAAACCATACTTAAGGAATCTATTGATTCAGATTGGCTTCGTGAGTTCTTTAAAGAAGTTCTTAAAAAATACGCTAAAGAGGAATGGTTTAAGGATATTATCTGCGGCTTAGGATGTGTTGGCGTACAAGAGATATTTGATGTTATTCCTACTGACATAACATTTGAAGCCACAGGCGGTACGGCTACGGTACAGGTGGTTGTCGATGATGGAGTTGAATGGGAGTTGACACTTTAAATTAAGGAGGATGATTATGTCGAGAGAGAAAATATATAAGATGGATGATGGTTCTTGGCTTACCTCAGATAAGAAGGAAGGTGTCGGTCGTGATAAAATGAATTTCGATGCTCCATCTTGGAAAGGAAGGGAAGATAGGATCACTATCCGAATTGTGAAGAAGTCCGATACCGAAAGCATGAAAGCCATTACTTTCAAGCAAAAAGGTATTAAGATCACAGAAGTGTCGGTTAGTAGGCTGGAGTTCCCTATATCTGGTGGAGATAAGCAGGTCCTTATTACTACCAACTCCGCTTCTATCAATGCCCTTATTACGGGTGAGAAAGATATAAAGGGTGTCATAAAAGCATTTACCACCGCTTCCGGTCTTAATATTGACGTCAATGATATTAGGCTTGATTATGGTTTCCCTGGTGATCCGGGTCTTGAAGACACGTTCCAGGTTTCGATGATTGTTTCCATGCCTGGTAATGAGGATGGGAATGAAGTTAATGAGAACATAACTATAAATGGTGTACTGATTCCTATTTATCAGCCTGGAAAGGTCGTTCCTTACATTAAATTGGATAAGGAATTTGAACAAATTGAGGGTGATGAAACAAGCACGCAGTTAAGTATAGAAAGTAATATAAAAGATTATGTTATTGAAATAGTTGAATGCGAGTCTGTGGATAAGGAGGAAATCTACCTGGACAAGGATGTTGTTGATCTTGATTCAGATGGATCACCGGAGGTAATCAACGTAAGTACAAATCCTGAAAATTTAAGATGGAGGATTAGCGAATACACAGAATAATATAAGACATATATAATTCATTCAGTTTTATACCATATCTTATATGTTGAACAAAAATTCAACCGGTGTATTAGCCTAAGTCTTAAAACAAAGACTACGTTATTAAAGAATATATAGTTACCTGTGGGTATTTATCCAAGCCCACGGCTCTAAGGCAAGTGATTAAACAGAGATTGTATTCGGGTTTCAGTGTTGCTTGCGATAAAACCTTTAATAACATTGGCGATGGGTACTAACAGGAGAAATCCCGATTTACTTCTTAATTGAAGTTTAAATTTAAAAGAATGAGTGATTAAATTGTAAGTAATTGAATTTTAAATGGTCTACGTACAGGACATAAACGGTAACCCTTTAATGCCCACAACAAGACATGGAAAGGTAAGACGATTGCTTAAAAACAACAAAGCAGTCGTAGTAAATTTATGTCCTTTCACGATACGTTTAACCTATGAAACAACAAATTATAAACAAGAAATTACGTTAGGCGTTGATACTGGAACTAAACATGTTGGTTTATCAGCAACAACGAAAAGCAAAGAACTTTACAGCAGTGAAGTTATTCTGAGAAGTGATATTGTTGATTTGTTATCAACAAGAAGGGAGCAAAGAAGAACAAGAAGAAACAGATTGCGTTATCGTAAACCTAGATTTTATAATAGAGTTGGAGCAAACAAGTCTAACTGGATTGCCCCATCAATTCAACAGAGGATTGATTCTCACATCAAAATCGTTTCCGATGTGTACAAAATCCTTCCTGTTTCAAAGTTGATTATTGAGGTAGCCCAATTTGATACTCAGAAAATAAAGAATCCTGATATTACAAATATCGAATATCAACAAGGAGATCAATTGGGTTTTTGGAATGTAAGGGAATACGTCTTGACAAGAGACAATCATAAATGTCAACATTGTAAAGGCAAATCAAAAGACAAAATTCTCAACGTTCATCATATCGAATCAAGGAAAACAGGAGGAGACTCCCCTTCAAATCTTATAACTCTTTGTGAAACTTGCCACAATGAATTTCACAAGGGTAACATAGATTTGAAAGTCAAAAGAGAAAAATCCTTACGTGATGCAGCTGTAATGGGAATTATGAAATGGAGGCTTTATGAAATCCTGAAATCAACACTCCCAAATGTCTCAATGACTTTCGGTTATATCACAAAATACAACCGGATTCATAACGACATTGAAAAATCCCATGTTTCAGATGCTTTTGTCATTTCAAAGAACTTCAATGCGAAAAGGCTAAACTTCTCGTATAAGATAAAATTGGTCAGAAGGCACAACCGTCAGATACATAAAATGAAAATCCCGAAAGGTGGAACAAAAAGACCAAATCAATCTCCTTTTGAGATTTTCGGATTCAGGTTGTTTGACAGGGTAAGGTTTGACAGCAAATTTTATTTTATCTACGGAAGACGTAAAACCGGGAGCTTTAACATCCGTGATATAAATGGAGAAAACAAGAAAGATGTTATATACAAGAAGCTAAAGCTGTCAAGGTGTAAACGTTTTATGATACAAATTGAAATGTAATAAACAAAATAAATAATTATAACAACAATGAAAGTAGGTAATTGTTGGGCGAACATAGATAAGAAAGAAGGCAGTCTTAACAGTAAGGTTAATATTTACTTTGATGAAAATGATACTGGTGCCAACAGAAGTGTCAAGATAAGGGTGTCTTCCAGGGATGGTAGCGTATCTGAAGAATGTACGGTAATTCATAAAAAAAAAGAACAGGTAGTTTATAGAAATAAAAGACAATCGGCTCTTTTCACAAAAGAAGGATGTAATCCTGAGACAGAGAAAGGGGAAGAGCTTGAGTACGTTGTTGAGGCCGGAAAATACACGTCTATCATATCTCAGTCTGATGCTGATGACAAGGCTATGAGAGACATTGAGCAAAATGGTCAGAACTGGGTTAATGAGCATGGTCGTTGTATAACCATATTATGGTACAATGTCAAGAAATCAAAGTCGTTTAGAAAGAACGACTGCGATCCTGATACCGAAGAAGGAAGTTTGGTTACGATGACGATCGAAGCCGGGCAGTTCTCTTCTTCCATAAGCCAAGAGGATGCTGACCGTAAGGCTGAAGCCGAGTTGAATGCCAAAGGTCAAGACTATGCTAATTCTCATGGCACTTGCAATACCATAAAATGGTACAACGACAGGAAATCCAAAATGTTCCAAAAGACAGATTGTGAGGTAACTGAAGTTGGATCTATGGTAGAGTACGTTGTAGAAGCCGGCCGTTTCTCTTCTTCTGTTTCTAAGGAAGATGCTAATCAGAAGGCTTTGGAAGCCTTGGAAGCTGAAGGTCCAGGGTATGCTAATGAGCATGGCACCTGTGAAACCAATTTATGGTATAACGTAGAGAAGTCGAAAGTATTTTATAAGAATGACTGCGAAGATGGGTTTATCGGAGCACCTTACACTTACACGGTAGAAGCCGGTAAATACACATCAGACGTAAGTCAAGAAGATGCTGATCAGAAAGCTCTTGATGATATAGAGAAAAATGGTCAGGATCAGGCAAACCTGAATGGAGAATGCGTTACTGATCCAAATTATTTCGTCGGAAAGGCTTCGGCTCGTGTTCAGAAAAATGATTGCGATGCTGAATCTCAGACCGGAAGCTTTGTCGATTTAACTGAAAAGGATCTTGCTGGATACCCGGATGCTTTTGTATCAAGGGAAAGCCAGGAGGCGGCTAACGCGCTGGCCGAGGCTGCTATGGAAGAACAGAAACAGGATCTTGCAAATAAGAAAGGCACTTGCATAGATAAAAACCAATTTGTTGGTGTATATAGCAAGGTATTCACAAAAGACAATTGCGACGGAGAAGGCGTAGGTTCGCAGGTAACAGTAGACCAAGATGATGTAACCGGTGGTCCTTTTACTTCATACGAAAGCCAGGAGGCGGCTAACGCGCTCGCTCAGGCTGCCGTCGAGCAGCAGGGCCAGGCCATAGCCAACCGGGACGGACATTGCACGTGGACTGGTAAATACAGTGAAGAATTTACCAAAAACGATTGTAATGAAGGTCAGGTAGGGTCTAAGATTACCGTAACCGAACAAGATGTAGTGGGCGCCCCATTTACATCCACCGTGAGTCAAGATGATGCTAATAACAAGGCTAAAGCTGCTGTCAAAGAACAAGGACAGGCTATTGCTAACAGTAAGGGTAATTGTGAGAATATGACGGTCTATACCGGTCATTACAGCAAGAGATTCGTTCCTGAATGTGAAGCTTGCCATAAGGGTGTAGAAATGGAGGTTACGGCCGAAATGGTTAATGGTAGTCCTGTTACGTCTACAGAAAGCCAGGATGCGGCAGACGCAGAAGCTCGTAGGATCGTAGAAGAAGGAGGCCAGGCCTATGTTAATAAAAACGGCAACTGTACGCCACTTAGCACCGATCCTGTATGGGAAGACGTTGTTCCGGAAGAACTTAGATGTAATGAAGGTAAGTCTCAGAAAAAGCAACATGATACCAACGAATGTTCTGAAACCCACAATCAAGAACGTTGGGTAGATGGTGGGAACAAAGTTTGTAGCTGGACCGGTCATTACTCAGAAACGTTCCAAAAGAACGACTGTGAAATACCGGATTCAGGAACAGAAGTAGAGGTAAGTGAAGCTGATGTTGAAGGCAATCCTTTTACTTCTTTCGTAAGTCAAGAGGATGCTGATAATAAGGCTAAGGAAGCTGTTAAAGCTCAAGGACAGGCTATTGCTAACCAAAAAGGTAAATGTAGGTTTGTAGGCGTATATAGCAAGCAGTTTACAAAAGACAATTGCGGATCATGTCATCATGGTGTTCCGATGAGTGTAACACAAGATATGGTAGGCGGACCGTTCTATTCCAATGAAAGTCAGGAAGAGGCAAATAGGCTGGCTCAGGAAGCCGTAGAAGCCCAAGGTCAGGCTTATGTTAACAAGAACGGGACATGCGAAATGGACAACACCGATCCTGTATGGGTAGATTCTGAACCACTTGAAACCAAATGTGAAGGAGGCAAATCTTATAAGAAGCAAGTCAATACCAACGAATGTTATGGTGGAGCAGATGAACGCTGGATAGAAGGTGGAGATAAGGTATGTACCTGGACCGGAACATATAGCAAGCAATTTACAAAACAGTGTGCTGATGGAGGTGTTGGATCTAAGGTTACTATAGACCAAGATGATGTAACCGGCGGTCCTTTTACGTCTACCGTAAGTCAAGAGGACGCAAATAGTAAGGCTCAGGCTGCCGTTGAGGTCCAGGGTCAGGCTCTTGCTGACGCACAGGGCACTTGTACTTGGACCGGTAAGGCAAGTAAGGTTTTCACCAGAAACAATTGTGGAAGCTGCCAGCATGGTTCTTCTGTTACCGTAACCCAAGATCAGGTGGGTGGTCCATTTACGTCCAATATCAGTCAAGCTGATGCTAATAAGAAGGCTCAAGATGCTGTAAATTCCCAAGGTCAGGCAGTAGCTAATAAGAATGCTGATTGCTTGCCTGATAGCACAACACCTTCTTGGTCGGATACCGGAAGCACCCGTTGTGACGGGTGTACGTCTCAGAAGCAACAACGTGACACCAATCCATGCTCTTCTTCTTATAACGACACAAGATGGGTTAATGGAGGTGGAGAGTCTTGTACTGACTGGTCTTACTATGGAACAGGAGACTGCGTAGGTCATACTCAGTACAATGCTTATCGTGATAGTTGCTCTGGTAGCATAGATCGTCAATATTCTGTAAGTTGTAGAAATTGCTGTAATTGCGGATCTTACGGTTCTTGGCAAGAAAATGGATGTAATGGAACCAAAACTAAGTTTATTCGTTACGATGATTGCGGAAATTCTGATACTAAAGAAGAGTATGTTATTGGAAGTTGCGGATATGCTCCATATGAATTTCAGTTCCATGATGGAAGAACGAGCAAGTCAAGGTCTGTAACTGGAGAATCTCAGGATATTGAAGAAGTTATCATAAGTACTAAGAATGATTCATATATAGGATATTCTGTTAAATCGAAACCTTCTTGGTGTTCTGTTGATTACAGAGACCAGACATCTGAAAGCATGAAGGCTGTGGTGACATTATCTGCCAATACAACATCTTCTTCCAGATCTGGTGACATTGTTTTTGTTCAAAATGAATCTGGAAAGACTGTTACTCTTAGCATCACACAAGATGTTGCAGTTACTTACGAATTTAGTACCAACCAAAGCACTTGGAATGCCGATGCAAATGGAGGTGCAAATAACTCATATTTATGTATTCAATTAAAAAGTAAAAAGAATGGAAGTAAGATAGGATACACTGTATCATCTAAGCCAAGTTGGGTTACAGAAGTTACAGAAAAACCGTCAGGAGTAAATTGTCCTGTTTTGTCAGGCTATGATTATTCATTTGTAATAATCTCATCCGCAAACAGCTCTTCATCTTCCAGAAGTGGCACTGTGACATTGAAGCAAAATGAGTCTGGGAAGACTGTTAACATAACAGTCAACCAAGAAGGAAAGGCAGAGGCTAAACCTGTTCCGGCGCATATTACATTGAAAAACGGCTCTTGGGCTACATATAGGAGGGGTAATGTTTCTTATAATCCTGGCGCCGGTAAGTGTATTGCCGGATTCGAATGGACTGGTGATGAAAATGGAAATATCCGAATCTACACCTGTGATATTAAGGTGGTGGATGCTGATTATCGTGAGATATCTGGAGCTACTATAAGCATCGGAACAACAACCCAGAGAAAACAATCCGGAAGCTCTTGTTCGTATTTCGGGGCCGTTAATGGAGGAATATTAGCCGGATATGTTCATTCTGGAGATGAGAATGGATATACTACATGGTATATACGAACTATAAACGTGTCTTACGAAGGCAAAGTGTATAAGACCGCTACTGTTAGGCAGTATGAAAAACAAAATATCTCCAAGAAAGGTGGTGTTTTCAATGTATATAATGAATCTCCTGCTTCTTACAACTTTATCGTAGATGGAGCTGAGTGTGGTGATGAAAATGGTACTTTGAAATACGCTTATTCTCAAATGGATCTTAATCCAGCATAATTAGCAAGGGGAGGGAATTTAGTTCTCTCCCCTTGAATATTTTAGATTATAATATTGTGTTTTAAGTATTGTCTATTAGAATAAAAATGATTAATATTGCACATCATTCAATTTTAAATTTTTAGTATCATGGCTTGTAAAAAGAAAGCTCGTCAGGGTGGTGAAGTCGATAAGAAAGACAAACCTAAAATGCGCCAAGGCGGTAGTGTTGGAGGCAAGATGAAAAGAAAGAAGACGAGCACTAAAAAGTGATTGAAAACCAGGGGAAGGTGCTGATCGCCTTCCCCATTTTAATAACATAACAACAACATATTATGAGCAACAAGTTTATTAGCAAAGGACAGAGGAATGTCTGTGTGACGTTTGTGAAGTATTATCCTGTGTTGATGCAGGTTATTACGTTAGCCAGCATTTTTGATGAGTTTTATCCTTTTAGTATCACTAATTGGCTGTATCCGATATTAGGTCATTCTCTATCATGGGACCTATTTCTCTTGGCTTTTTCAAGAATGTTCAGGTTTTGTATATGGCATAGGTTATTAATCTATAGTATGATTTTTAATATCTGTGTAGAATGGGTTACGGTTAATATTGAGATGCCTATTGAGCACAATATCGTAGTGTGGTCTGTTATGGCTGTTACTCTTTTGATAATCATTGCCTCTATTGTTTTAAGGTTTAAAACAGGATGTTTTGAAAATGAAAGAAATTCTGACAGAGACGCTGCGTAAAAGCGGTGCGGCGGTATGCGATAAGATAAAGGAGATGTTTTTAAGCGGGGAATGCGATCATCTTACAGCCAACGATCTTGAGACATGGACGCAGCTTGCTAATCCGGCTAAGTACTATACCGGAGAAGAGGCTGTTTCTTATCTTAATGTAACTTCTAAAAGATTTTATGAATATCGTAAGGCTAAGTTGGTTCCTGATCCGGTTAAGATAAAGGGATTCCCTAAACCTTTATATACTAAAGTTATGTTGGATGAGGCTATAAAAACCATATCCGGCATGAGTGAAAGAGAGATTTATATGAGGATCTTGAATGCTAAATCAAGAGAATCAAGAGCAAAAGAAAGGAGGGGAGCATGATTACCAATGGTGAATTTGTATCAAGAGTTGTAAACGGTATTCATGCCCTTGACAAAGATTCGCATGTTAGTCGGAGATGGATATTGAATATCGGTAGAACTAAAGCCGAATCTTATACAGCACAGAGATGGGATGACGGAACGTTACTTGGCGACCACCGGCTCCTAACTTACGTTACTTGCCTGGAGATGATTGAAGTTGATAAAATAGTTTGCTGCGATGCCGAATTTGCGTTGTGTAATACACTTATGCGTTCAAAGCATAAGCTTCCAGGACTTCTTTATTCTGCCCTTAGACCGGCTATTACTAAGGTGACTAACGTAGATAACACTATATTTTTTAAGTTCGCTGAAATAAAGTCGTATCGCAATGAACAAAAAAGACCGTATGCTAAATACGTTAAAGAACGTCGTCCTTTTTATTATGTAGAAAACGACTATATTTATATACCGGATTTTCATATAGAGCTTATTAACGTAGAGTTCTTTACAACAAGAAGAAAGAAGGCGCTGGAGTTAATGGCCTGCGATCCTACACCTAAAGGGTGCGAATCTGAATGGGAATACGAATTTATTTGCCCTATTAAGCTGATTGAGTATGTAGTGGCAGAGACGATAAAGGAAGTAGCATTCAGGCTACAGATTCCTGTCGATGAAAATCCGAATCTTGATTCCAATCAGAAAAGTCAAATTGTTCAATAATAAAATATTATTTATCTTTATTTGGGTCTTAGTTGTGAAACCAAGACCCATTTTTATATAACTTAGTAACATGAAAAGAACATCAATACAATCACCGTATTTTGCAGCCTACTACCATCGTCTTATGAAGAGAAAGAATGGTTTTAAGAAAGGCATGATAAGAGATAGAGGAGAGGTTTTAAGGCTGTTGTCTATTATATGGAAAACCGTATCAGAGCATTATGTGGAAGCTGATGCTGGTGTTTACGTAGATAACGTGGGCTACTTATGCCATGTGCTTATACCGGGCCAGCGCTTTACCGTCAGGCGGGACCTGGACATCGTGAGCAGGCTCGGCACCAACGGCTACCTCTACAACCACCTGGTTATGGATTTCGCAGACTCTAAAAGATATTACCATTTTGTAATACAAGATAGCTTGAAAAAGAAGTTAAGGGTTAAAATGAATAAAGGACGAAGATATCGATTTATGTACAATGAAATACTTGCTAAAAGAAGAGTGTTTAAAGATTTCCAGATTAAGAGAGTTTTCGAAGATAAAGAATTAGGACACAGAAAGTCGTAGAAAAAAGTAGCGATCACCCTTTGTAGATACAGGATAATCGCTACTTTTGCATATCCGTCTACTTTCTCAAGCAGGCGGATACAAAAAAAAACAATTCCTATTATGGGAACAAAGGTAAACAATTTTCAAAACAATGCGAAGAACAGTAACATTATTTTGACGCAAAAATCCAGCGAAACGGAAACAAACGGGAGCGTAACAATCTTTAAAAATTCAGAATTTGGAGATATTAGAACCATAGTAGATCCAAATGGAGATGTGTGGTTCGTGGCTATAGATGTAGCTCGATCACTTGGCTATGCTACGCCTAAAAATCCAATAAAAAGACATGTTGATGAAGAAGATACCATTCTTTTGCAACTGTCTGATTTTCAGAGGGGCTCGTTTTGGGCTCCCTTGGAAATCAATGAGTTAGACAGCATACGTGTAATCAATGAATCTGGGTTATATTCTCTTGTTTTGTCATCAAAATTAGAATCGGCAAAGAAGTTTAAACGATGGGTAACATCCGAGGTTCTCCCCTCTATAAGAAAAACGGGTTCCTATTCTATAACACCGAAAGACTATCCATCTGCATTAAGAGCATTAGCTGACGAGATTGATGCTAAAAATAGAGCCATAGCCGAGAGAGCGCAAGCAGAGGCGGAGAGACAGCAGGCGATAAAGACCATAGAAGAGCAGCGTCCCGATGTGGAGTTTGCGGAGTCGTTCAAGAAAGTTGATCATGAAAACATGTGGTTGATTAGAGATGTGGCGAAGAAGCTTGAGCAGAATGGAATCATCATCGCCGAAAAGAATCTCCGTTTGTTTCTTGAGGAAGTCAAGTTCATGTTCAGGAATGGGCAGGGTAGATGGGAGTTATACAGTGACATTGTTAAAAACAAATTTGGTGTTTATCGATCTTATTTTGTGGATAAGTATTCTGGGGAAAGAGTTAATCAGCAAACCATCTACATGACAGGAGCCGGATATGAGGCTACACTTAAGGGGATAAAGGAAAAGTGTAGGAGCCTTTTCTTGAAGTATGGTAAGTTTGAAGATCCTAACTTTTGAAAATACAAAATAGGGCATTAGACAGATTATTTATATCTTTGTGGAGGTCAGGTTCGTTTCCTGTCCTCCATATTTTTTGTTATGACAGTCGAAGATTATATCATAGAGTTAAAATCGTCTTTAAGATCATTTGACAAGCGTGATCTGATAGATGAGGTGTCCATCTACAAATGGGTAGAAATTGCCCTGAAGAAGTTTGGAGGTGATATTACTATGCGCAAAGAAGCGGTAGTGGATGTCAAGCGAGGGCAGGCCCGTATGCCTGGTGATTACTTTGATCTTATTCTGGCTTTCAAATGCGATTTTAAAGGATATGAGGTGCCGGAAGGTGACAAGGTGATATCAGAACTTCAAAATACAATAGCTTGGAAAGAACGTACCGAAAGAAGTTATAGGTGGTGTTCTTGCGATGAATGTTGTAAAGACGAATGCGAGAAAGTGATAGTTGAAAAATTTTATATCAATGTTCATGATCGCGATCATGAAGTTCGTTGCTATTATGACCGGCCGGTAATGTTAGGTCTTGCTAAGCCTATGCTTCGTGATTCTTGTTTAAGTAAATGCCGGAATAAGGTAATAAAGGATAGTCCGTATGAGATAAATATCGTAAACGGATTCCTGTATGCTAATTTCGATGGTCCTATTTACATGCAGTACCGGTCTCTTCCTTTCGACGGAGAATCTAATATAATTATACCAGACACGCCTCAAGGTCTGGTATTGGATTATGTGGATAATTTTGTAAAGATGAGATTCTTTGAGGAACTGATGTATAATGGAGAGGCACAAGGAGCAGCCGATTTGTTTAAGTTGTATGCACAGCAAGATTTGGTTAAGCTGAAAAATGCTAAGACCGAACTTAAGATGATGGGTATGACATTAAAAGGCATGTACGAACCTCTTAGGCGGCGCCGTGCTGAGTTTGAGATATATACTAAGGCGTATCCTGTAATTGGCAATATACTTAAATTGGTATGACGGAAGTAGTTCTATTTATATACTTGCTTGGTGTTATTGTATCTATGATTGTTTGGTCAATCAGGCAATTTAAAGGAGAGGCGAGTTTGGTAGAGACAATGTACTGCCCGGTAGTATTTTTGTTGAGCTGGATATACGTATTTGAAATATTTAAAATGAAATAAGATGTTAGAGGTTAAAGCAAGCGAAATAGTAACCGCCGACAAAATGAGAGGCATAGGACCGGCAAACATCATCTTCACAGCCGGCCCTAATCCGGTAGCCGAAGATCGCCGTGGCGTAGCTAAGGTAACGGCTGGTGGAGAGAGTAAGAACGTCACAATAACACAAGCTGCCGGCGAGCAGGTTGTTGTAATTCCTGAGTTCGATTATCTTGTTCTTAGGTATGGATGGGAATCAGAAGACGGCTCCGATTTTGATACTGCAACTGGTTTTACAAATACAGGCATATCAGAAGTAGATAATAAGTTTGTGGGATGGAGTAAGCAGTGGGCTACCACCCAACAACAGGTGGGTGATTACCTTATTTATGGTGGTGATAACATGCAGTCTGGTCTTGAAGGAGCGCTTATTAAGATGAAGACCTTGTTGTCAGCGCCAGGTATGGACGAGTCAGAACCTAATATCAATGCCGACATCTATGGTAATTGGTATGGAAATAGAGGACGAGGAAATGTTGTTGTGTCTTTTACAGCCTACCTTGGAGGAGAGATGGTTAAACAAGGATTTAATTTCATTAATGAAGGAGGTACGGAAGTTTACTCCGACAGCATCACTACTAACGTTTCGGCTCATGGTGAAACCAATTACCAAAATATAAAAGGTTTGTACACTAAGATGGGTACGATGGTTTATAATAAGGAAAAGCGTGATTGTGTTATTGTTATAGGTTAAGGTGATGGAAAGTCTTTGGGATAAATACAATAGGATTAAGGAGGTGTTTTACCGGGATTTCGTTTATGATTCCAGCTACACAGAGCAGGCCTCGTGCATCCCACTGTCGTCGGTGAAGAACGGGGTAGGCTGGGTCGGCGACGGAACCATTAACCTGGCCCAGTATCTTCAGCTTGTATATACGGAAATGATTCTTGGTTACAAGACAAAAGATGATGTTCGTAATGCCATACTGGTGCTTACTCGTCTTGCCGATACTACTTATGATCTATTTTTTAATAGCAATAAAGGTATTTATTTCAAATTCGAAAAAGGATTTTTCTTAAGAGACGATATCCATAGTGAAGATGCAAGCAAATTCGGTCTTACCAAGATAAGTTCCGGGTACACTAATGGTATAGAGTTAAAAGACGAAGATCCATGCTTCTCCCCATTCACTTCACAAGATCAGATCTGGAATCTGGCTCCTATATTAGCTTTCTTGTCAGAAAAAGGATTTGAAGAAGCCAGGCAAGTAGGATACGATATTTTTGAGTACGTTATTAGAAACGGACACAAGATATACAATCCTTATTACAGCGCCTTGCTTCATCATTGGACATTTCTTCCTGATATGGACACCGATAAGGTTAAGCCGTGGGATAGGGTTAGTAATCGTAACAAGAATCTTAAATACAAAGTTAAGGTTAAGAGAGGTGCTAACAACTGGTACTTCTCTGGAGGGTTCAGATGGGCGTTTAAGAAGTTTGGAGGCAAGTGTAGTACATTCTGGCATTGCCTATGGTATAAGCTATTTATATTTTTAGCAGATAGGGTATATCATCCATATGTATGTAAATGGTTTGGCATTAAAGTCAAAAATAATTCTTACTATTGTCTTGGATCCACAAATGAAAAATCATGGTACGGTCCTAAGTTCATAAAGAGGCTTGTTAATAAGTTTAACAAGTCTTTGGAAGGGGGAGAGCTATTTATGCCTCATCTGGTTTTTCTTCATGGAGGTGAAGACGTTGATGGAAGTAGCTTAGAGTCATACCTTAAGGAATGGGAATGGGATGGAGTTAATTCTCCTATAGAGTTTTTAACTTTGTATAATTGGTATAAAATATTTTTTGACAATGAAAATATTTTATAATTCAAAAATAGCTAAGTTGTTTACGTTCATTGACGGCTATAAAACAATTATGCTGTTTGGAGCCGTATTTACCGAACGTGATGCTATATCATTGAAGGCTGAATATCATGAAGAGGCGCATTGTAATCAGTATCATACAATGTTTTGTTTTGGTATGTTTATATCGCTGCTTACAATAGGATTATGTCTCTTATTCGGTAATGTAGGATGGTGGATGCTGTGGCTGTCTCTTATTCCGGTATTTTTATACTATGCATGGTATTTGATTGAGTACCTGATTAGGTTGTGCATATATCGCGATCATGATAAGGCATATCATAACATCGTATTTGAAAGAGAAGCCTTCGACTTAGAAAAGTATTGGAATAAGCATGATGTTTTGGGGAAGGAGTCGAAAGGATTTAGCTTTTTGAAATATTACGGGAAGGAGTATTATCATGAGTAGGAGAAGATATTTTGAGGAACAGAGATCTGGTAATGGAGCTATTTATCATTGTGTTGAAATCGATACCGATCATGATAATCGTTTTGAGGTACTTGATTTAATGAGTAAAGATGAATCAGATACAATTAGCCCAGATAAGGTGAATAATGTCTTGAATCAGCTTAGGCAAGGATCATGTTTTAACATTCATACTCAGAGTACAGTTTCTTTTGAGGTTATAGAAAAGAGAAGTAATGCTATATTTATCAAATTTAATCCAACTCCTGCTCCAAGTGAACAACATGGCATTATATATAGGTTTCAGATAAACAATAAAAAATATGTTTTTATGTTTTCTAACAATTATGACGGCAAGAGTGACCTTATACAAAACGCAGATGAGGATGTTGATTGTATGACATACGCGCAGGATACCAGTCTTTATTCTAATGATTCTTTCTTTGTATTTGTTTGATTATGTATGTTAAATATAATTATATGATTTACAGTAAGTTATTATATATATGGGGGGGGGGTAATCCTTAGTATGTTATGAGACGTCGTTTATTGCAAAAAAATAGGGAACTTGAAGACTTTATCATAAGGTTTTATCCGGCAGGAAATTACACATGGACGGTTCCACCTGGATGTACGGAGGTCGATGTGTTTCTTGTCGGTGGTGGATGCGGAGGCAATAGAGGATATTCAGATACAGGAGGAGCTGGAGGATATACAAAAACCTTTAAAAAAGATACATCCGGATGGAGAGATGGTGATGCTATCCCTGTTATACCGGGTCAGTCAATTTCAATAAGAGTTGGCAAAGGAAGTAGTAGAAGTTCTAATAGTACTCCACCTAATGATGGCGGATACTCGCAATTTCTAAACTCGAATTATAGAGCTTATGGAGGGAGTATGGATGGATACGAAAATGGTCCATGGCGTTCAGATGGCGGTTCAGGTAGCGGTGGAGGAGGTTCTATAGGAGGTAATGGCGGTTCGGATGGTGGTAATGGATCAAACGGCAGCGCTCATGAAGGAGGTATAGGACAAGGTCATACGACTCGAGATTTTGGGGAATCTTCAGGTAAACGGAATGCTGCTGGTGGTGGAGGTGGTGGAGGTGAAATATATGGAAAAGCAGGAGTATCTGACTATGAAGAAGGTAAAGGAAGTGGAGTAAATGGTGGCGGTGGTTATGGTGGCGGTGGTGGATCAGAAGGTGACGGTGGTGATGGTACTGTTTTGATTAGGGGTAGAAGATATAAATCGTAAGTAGATGTTATGAGACGAAGATTTGAAAATGTTAATATGGTGATGGGTAATTGTTTCTCTCCTGTAATGGAAGGGAGTCAATTTAAATGGAATAATATTGTAGTTAATAGTCCAGTATATATAACTCCAATAAGAAGAAAGAAATTCAAGATAAGTTTTGGAGAATTTGATTTATCCAAAGTTTTGTCTAATGTATCATCTAATCGTGATATTATAATAAGAGATAAATCTGCATATACGTTTCTATTGTTACTTCTGTCTGCTGATCATTCTAAATGCAGTTTGTTTAATAATCATCTAACAGTTAATACCCAGGATTTACCAAGATATATTTTTTACATTGATTCCGAACATGAGGAACTGTATTCATACAAAGACGGGGTTTTAGAAAGTAACGTGACGATAATGGATCCAGTTGATAATTATTTCTATAATTATATTGATATTCAAATAAGAAATTTCAATGATAATCCTATTCCTGATTTTTATGTAGGTGTAGTTGATAATATTGGAGACTAAAAAAGTTTATAATATGAGAAGAAGATTTGAATTTGACAATAATTCAATTAAAATACCATCCAAAAATGGAGTATATTATTTTTTGAGAGACGGACAATCGGTAGGAGGGGGAGCAAATTCTGTATCACCACAAGAATTAGTTAGAAACGGAGAAGGAGTATTGTGTGTGTTTAATAAAAGACATGTTCTTATACTTCCATCATCATCACATCCATCTGCCAACTGGGGGCGTTCAGGTGAGATAGCTCAGGGCGTTACTGATTTTCAAAGTATGCCTAATGTATATTATACAGAAGAAGCTTTTCAAGGAGAAAATGATAGCATTAATTTCTTAAACAAATATGGAGATGTTGATGAATACGGATTTTATAAAGCCTCGTTGATAAAATCTCCATCTGGAGCCATAAATGGAAGAATACCCTCTATAGGAGAATTTATGGTTATGATAAATGCATCAGAAAATAACATTTCGGTTATTAACGATCATTTATCAAATTTCCCTGTTTATACACCTATAATGTATAACACATCTTATAATAGTTACCTCTCGTCTTCTCAAAATGGTGAGAATTATTACTGGGGTTGTAATTTTCATGATCTATCTTTAACAGGAGACTACCATAAAGCCATGGCGCAAGGTTTTGTTATTCCAGTAGCTTCTGTTGTGTGAGTTAGTTCTTCTTTTGCTATCTTTGTGACAAACAGTTATAAAATGGCATCAGAAGATAACAGAAACATAGCGGTTCCTCAAACAGGCATGAACCGCGATCTGCATCCGTCGAGTCTTACGGATCAGCATTATACGTTTGCCTTGAATGCCAACATCGAATCCGAGGATGGTAATGTTGGAATGAGATCTAACGAGCACAGTAATCTTAAATGCATTGATTTCGATGGGTTTAAAGTTATTGGTTACAAGAATGATCTTACTTCAGGCAATATCTATTTTTTTATAACAAATCCTGAAACAGGCGTATCTAAAATAACTTATTTCAAGCCTGAATCCGATACAAGTATCTTATCCGATTCCGATATAGAGTCTATGGTAGAAGGATCGGAGTCGTTGTGTTCTGGCATGAAGACCTTGCTGGAAGACAACGAGCAAGATCCGTGCCTTAAGTTCTCTATCTATCATCCTATAAAAACCATAGAAATAAAGACAGGGAAATGTGGGAAATGTATTTACTGGACTGACGATTATAATCCTCCCAGGTATGTTATTGTAGACAAGGCTCTGACTCCTGATGATGAAGGTGATATATGGTATCATTATCATGGGTATAAGATATGCGATAAAGAATACGATAGGAAAAAGTTCATGCAGGAGAATGGTTGTTTTCTGGCATGTGAGAAACTTAGGGTGTTTCCGCTACTCAAACCCATGTGCATAGAGCCGGCTCAGATAGAGTACGGGGGCAGCCTGCGCTCAGGCGTCTATCAGGCTACTGTGGCTCCTTGTGACGAGTTTGGAAACGAGCTTGGAAGTTATTCTAATCCTACTAATCCTGTACCTATATTCGATGAACAGTATATTACTCAAAAAGATGGCAAATGGGGAGAACGTACTAATTTAGGTATTAGATTCGTCGTATCTAACATAGATCGTCAAGTTGAATATTTTAAGGTTGTTATCATTCAAAATACAGTAGGATACAACGGAGAAACTCAACCGGTTGTTGATTACTTTGTAGAAGGTATTCATCCTGTATCAGAAAAGACTATATTGTATTATTCGGATCTTAATAACAAACGTACTACATTCGAACACATATCCTTGAAAAAACCTGTGTATAACACATCAAGGGGGATTGTGGCTGTCGGGAATCGTCTTCTTCAATATGGTCTTACGGCGGAAAAAGAATGGAATTTACAGCCTGTAGTTTCCCTCATGGGACACTTCCTTCAATGGCAGGCATCGGTAGCCCACGAAGATCTGTATAAGGATGGTAATGCCTGTTCATTGTATGTGGGGTATATGAGAAATGAAGTGTATCCGTTTGCTATTTCTTTTAAGTGCTCCAACGGTTATAAAACTCCGGCATTTGTGTTAATACCTCCCCCTTATAAAGATGCTGCGGCAGAAATAGAAAATAAGGATACCGATAGGGTATATAAGTCCATAAACCAATATGCTCCACCTTGTTCAGGGCAAGAGCGTAAATTCAAGTGGCAGTATTATAATACGGCAGGAGATCCGAAGGATTTTGATGATGAAGAAACCGGACAAGAAGAATGTAAGAATCCGGCTACTATCGGTCAAACTATAACATTGCAAAATGATTTTAAAACTTATACGAACGTTAGTTTTACATTCAGAAGTCAGATTATAATAGATGAGGTGATTAATTATTTTTCATCTAATATAAAAGACATCGCATGTAATACCGCTACAGAAGAACCTAATAATGCTGCTGCCAACGAAATATGCGATATATTCAACAGCTACGGAGAACCTGACGATCATAATACGGAGGAACAAAAAGAAGCTATAGATGGTATCGAGGCTCCTGAGTTTGGAGCCGAGTGTACTGATGCGCATCGCCAGTATTCGCTTATTACGGCTCCGGTAGATCGTATTGTGGGTTTCCGTGAAGAATATACGTATAAGGAGCTTGAGGATATGGAGCACGTATCCACCGACTACCTATATACTACCGGCGGTGAAAAGCAGGATAAATATTCTGTGTTATTTAACTGGGAACTACAGGAACAAATGATAGAGTTCATGGACAAGTATTTCTTTGCCGATGACGAAGATGGCGGTCATTGGGCTGGATTCTGGTCGGGAGATGATGGGACTAAGGCGTGTGCTGTATATGATTCTCTGTTACAACCGTCTGTTATATTACAGTCTATAGCCGAAGCTATTTATGTTCTGGATTCTATGCCGTGTACTTGCGGATGTTTTATAGAAGAGCCTTGTCTTAATCCTACTGTTGCCAGAAGCGATTATAACTCATTCCAGTCATCTTCTACACTTCTTGGAGCATACCTTCTTATGAATGATGTGTGGAATAACGATAAAGAAGATGAAGAGGGGAAGGTTTGTTTTAATGGAAGATGTCTTCCAGATTGGCGTGCCGGACGTTCTTCGAGCACTATACACAACGACGCCTACAGGTCAAGGATAGCGCCTGGAGCCCTGATAAGGGACACCTGGCCTGAGATAGAGAAGAAGATAGATGATTATTCATATAATTTCCTTGATACCGGTTACGTTCCAGAAGGAGATTACGGAGATGGATGGACCTGGGATTCTTATGCTAATTTAGCTGACAATAACGTAGGTGCTCTTATTCCTGAAGATGTTAAAGGTTCTACGATGTTTACATCAGAGTTGTTGGTATGGAGGTTTACGAAATGCGTGCTTCGTAACGCCCGTTTCCTTCATATTACAAGACCTAAAGAATGGGATGATCCTGATTTCCCGGCCAAGGACAAAGTTCTTTATCTGGAATCTTTGGGTAAAATAGATGGTCTTATGGATGCTGTGTCCACACAATATGTCCGTCTTTCTTTTTGGAAATCATTAGATCCAAGATACAAAGGAAGCAATAGGAAGATAGATAAGGATGATCTCAACTTTGATTGGGAGAAGATTATGGATGAAGGCGATAATTATGTTATTGTTGGAGCATCCCGTCCTTACTTTGGGCACATAGGCGAATCTTTCTTCGATAAGTACCCTGATGGATTGTATGTAGCCATAGACTGCCCTATCGTATCATGCCCTTGGATTTTTACTGTCCGACAAATTGATTTCTGTAAGGTTAAAGACGATGGAGAAGAGGAGAACAGTAAGAATCCGTCAAGAGGTTTGGTAGGCACATCTTACGTCCTTGGTAAAACTATATACCCCTATATTTTTGGTATCAGAGAAAAGGAAATAGACCGGATAAATGTACGGGCAAAAGAAATATCGTTAAGGGCCACAGTAGAATACGCCAGCCAGTGTACGATATGCGGGGATCGTCCCATAAACTGCGCTCCAAGGAAATACAAGTACGGTGATTTCGCTTACTGGGAATCGTCTGAGAAGTATCCTGCTAATTTTGAACTGTATGACAGTAGTAAGGTTAAGATAAGTGATCATGGCTATGAAGGCAATTCCAAGAAAGCTTACGACAATATCGTATCCAAGCTTACTGAATACTACGGTTCCCCTTCTACGGATGATAAGGGAATGATGTCTTTTAAAGGTCATAAATATGGTACGGTAGATACCAGTACCGTCTTTTGTCAACAACCTATCCGGCATTATAAGTTCCCGGACAACGATCATATGCTTTTCATGAATCGGGATGTTAGGTCTTATGATGTTCCTTCTGATATTTATCCTATAGGAATATTAGTAGACGAGGATATGATTAACGTCTTCCTTGATTTTGCTGTAGATTCCGGATTGATAACCAAAGAGCAGCGAGATATGGTTACAGGCTATGAGATATATAGAGGTGACAGACGCCTTAATCGTTCTGTTATAGCTACCGGAATAGCTTACGACATGTACAGGTATTCAGGTCAAAACTCGAATCTTAATCTGTATCCTAATTATCCGTATAATGATTTATCGGATGACTCTTTTAATTACGCAACTGAAAAAAGGGTATCGTTTATAACCCACCCATTTTTCAGAAAAGGAAACGTGTGGTATGCATTTAGTTCTCCTGATATTTATTTCAATAAGCCTGAAACCCCTACGGAGGTGGCTATAGAAGGTTTTATAAGGGGAATGTCTGTAGGAAACTTTGATGAGGTTGAAGATCATCCCAAATGGACGATATTAGGGAAACAATCATATAAGATGGCGGCTACGTTGGCTAACATCGAATCTACGGCCACCATAGCTTCTCAGATAGCGGAAGAGCTTATGAACCGTTCTACGTCTGCGTATGTAGGTGTGATAGGTAATATCAATATGGCAATGATATTCGCTTCAATGATTGCCACCATATCTGATACGCTTGCTAAAAGACCGGTATTGTATGGTAAGTACAGATATGATTGGCTCACGACATTCATAAACAATGGCCCAAGAAGAAACCATGCTTTTTACTACACGTCTGTAGGTTACTACAATAGCATGATGGGCTTCGATGATACGGCTCCATACGAACAAAACAGATTAAGGGGATTGGCTAACACCAAGAGTCTTAAATCAGGTATGTACCCCATATCCGACCCGTCTACAACATCATCTTGGGTTACTGGAGAAGATGTGGATGATGATAACCAAAACGCTTCAAAAGATTTTTTGTTTATAAATAACATAGATAGGGAATCTTCCATGTTCTTATCTTTTGGAGATCCGGGAGAAAAGGATCCTGATACAAGCATCTTAAATTCAAAGTATCTTGTATCGTATCCTATGCAGGCCCAGGTATATGATACAAGTCGTATCCATGACCCTGTTATCATGGCTTCTGATGCCGGATCTAAAGAGTCTTTTGAAAGGACGAAGATGTTGTCTTATATCTGTTCTCCGTATATGAAGCTTATGCGATACAGGCCCGATCAGTATGGAGCTATAGAAGATATAAAATGGATATCAGTAGGAGGGTGTGGATTCTTCCAAGGAGGGAAGCAACCTTTGTTTGGCGGTGACACCTACATATCGAGGTTTTCCATGAAGCGAAAATTCCCATTTTTTTATAATACTGCTTTTGGTATAGGGGATATGATACCATTTGCTTACAATGATTACCGGAATGTTGGATTCCCTAAGTATTTCGTTAATTACGATACTGGAGAAGATATGCTTGAGCATACTGACAACGAACGTTTTAATAGCTGGACATCATCAAGCAAAGGAACGTATTCTTTTTATCCAAATAGAAAAAGTTTGTATAATTTAAATGGTGAAAATGAGGCTAAGAAATATGTGGATGGTAGATTTTATCTGTGGTCTTATGGTATTCCTCAATTCCTTGTAGAATCGGAAATAAACTGCAATTTCCGATTAGAAGGAGTAGAGCCTCATGAATGGTTTTATCCGGCTCATGGTGATTTTGCTTGGTGGACACAAGAAAAGAACGTGTCTATCCATAGGGACAATGATTACAAGATAAGTCCTATCTACTCATCAAGAATGACGTTGACACCTAATGTATTGCCGGCAACATACGAACGTCGTTTTTATGATTGTGCTTACCAGCGACCTAATGGTGTTATATGGAGTAGGGCTGACGTATCTGAAAACAGTCAAACAGATCCGTGGCTAACGTACAAGCCTATGGACTATCATGAGTTTCCAACCAGCAACGGGAAGCTTATTCACATGAAGCGTATTGAATCCGATCAGATTCTTGTCAGGTTCGAGGATCAGGTTTCACTCCATAACGCCATAGATGTAATCAAGGAGCGCACCTCCCCGGGGCAGGCTGAGATGGGCACCGGCGGTCTGTTCGCGTCCCGGCCTCTGGAGTACAACACGACCAACCTCGGTTATTCTGGAACCCAGAGCACTGAAATAATTAGTTCAGAATTTGGTCACTTCTGGGTAGATACTAAAAGAGCACAAGTGTTTATGACCGATCCGAACGGACGTAATCTCAAGGAACTTAGTGTAGGTATCAGACATTGGCTCAAGCGTCATCTTCCGTTTAAGATTCTTAGATACGGAATAACTAATATCTTAACCGGCACAGAGATGACAGAAGAAGATACAGACAATAAATTTATCGGTCTTGGTCTGTCTCTTGGATGGGATAACAGGTATAAGAGGGTACTTATCACGAAAAAAGATTATATACCTGTTAAGAACCCGGCATATTACAAATATGATGGTGGAAGGTTCTTGTACAATGAAACAGAGGTGTTGTCAAATGATAAGGAAATATCTTTAAAAGACGAACAGTATTTTAAAGACGTGTCGTTCACTATCGGATATTCGTGTCTGAAGCAAGAATGGATTTCTTATTATTCGTTCTGTCCTGACTATTATATAGAACAGCAACAATATTTCCAGACAGGCATAAACTTCCCAGCATCAGACGAAGAAGGCGGATTATGGAGTCATTTGCTGACGAATAAGAGCTTCCAGACATTCTACGGAGCAACATATCCATTTATATTAGAAGTGCCGATAAAAGAGAAATATAATGGCTCTACGCTGGCTTCTGTAGAATACGAGCTTGATGCAAGGAAATACGTCGATGATGTGAATTACACTCTTGACAGGAAAGTAGGTTTAGATACGATAATTATCTACAACGACACAAACAACTCAGGTGAAATTCATCTTGTTCCAGAAGAAAAGAATAATTTAGCGCAACGTATATCGTATCCGAAGATCGTAGGCGACCATACTGAGGTCCTGGATACTGAGGTATATAGAAGACATAAGTTAAATGACTTCTTCAACAGGGTTGACGATGACCGGTCAGAAACCCCTATTTGGATCAAGGACGATAACGATATAAATAAGTCAGTTAATCCTGATGCTCTTAATTTCAGACGGTCATGGCTGGATAGGTTAAGGGGAAGTTGGATGCTGATGAGGATAAAGAAAGTAATTAGTAACCGGAAAATCATATTCCAGTGGTTGATTTCTGAAGATAAGATTAAGAATAGATAAATTACAATATTTAACAAGTTGAAAATAAGTAGTTTTTATTTTGTGATTTAATAATAGCTGAATATATTTGTAGCGCCTATCGATCCATCGCGGACAGGTAGGCGCTTATTTATTAACAATAAAACGGTGTAAAATTATGAAAAGTAACGTATTATTACAATCAGAAAGTAGAGAATTATTAGGTAGAAACATTTCTGTTATGTCAAAAGATGGTTTTGTGTGTATAACAGAGGTTATGGATGTATTGTCACAGAAAAGAGCGGCTATGGGGTTGGAGCCTAAAAGACTCGACCATTTAATGTCTACGTCGTCTTTTCAAGAGAAAATGAATGCATTAATTAAAGAATTGAATATCAATGAATTGACTTGTACTGTACGATATCGTACACTCAAAGATAATTCATTGAATATAAGTAAATTAACTGATTTGAAGAAATACGGGATGGCATACAGGAGAGGAAAAGGAAAAGATCAAAAATGGTTTGTTAATCCGTATTTTTTCGTTATGATAGCCTTAGAGTTAGATCCTGAAATATATGCTAAGGTTATATTATGGCTTACCGACAATTTTATAGAAAATAGAAATATAGCTGGTGAAGCTTACATTAAGATGTGCAAATCTGTTTCCTCTTTAATAAAAAACAAAAGCGAATTATCTGATAAGATAAAAATAGTAGCCAAAGCCATAAATTTTATTGTTTTTAATAAACATGAAGATGGGATTAGAAATTTTGCAACGAAGAATGAGTTAAATGAAATAATATCAATAGAGAATGCAGTTGGAGCTATAATCGATGGAGAGTTTGTTCATTCATTCGAAGAATTAAGAATGTATTTAGGTAAAGAGTGGAAAAAGAGATGGGGTAATCCAATTATGACTCTAAAATAATTTATTCAAATTAATACATTTTAAATTATTTTAATTTGTAAATCATATTTTAGTGTCTATATTTGCATCGTAATCAAGAGAGATTATAATATAAGACAGTGGTGATGGAAGGTGATACTTCGGTTTGTGTCACAGGTTCGAGTCCTGTATTTTTCATGCAAGAAAGATTAGATCAGTTGGTAGATTAAAACCTCCTTTCAAACACCTTCCAAATTATCCCTGTTTTAACAACATATACGGATGGTGAGGAGTTCGGTTACTTCGAAAATTAGTGTAGTGGGTAACACGGCTTTAGGTAAAAAAGTTTTTCATTGGTTCGAATCCAATATTTTCATTTTAGATCCGGCTCCGCTTTTCCTCTGTTTGAAATATATAAAAACTAATGAGTGGTGATGGGGTTAGTTACTTCGAATTTAGCTCAGATGGATAGAGCGATACTCTTTTAAAGTATAGGTCGATGGTTCAAATCCATTATTTCATTGTTTACACTAACTTCAGCTTTTCCCTCATTGAGTATTCATTTTGATATATTTTTTTTCAAGCAGTGGTAGTAATATCACTGCTTTTTTGTATAATATTTTAAAGAAAACAACAAATGGGAAAGTTTAACAAAAAGGATGAAGGTGTTAAACCTACGATCGTGAATCACATGGGCGAGAAGGCGTATAAGCCTAACGTAGAAGAAGAGTTGGTGTCTACGGTAATGACTACCATGTTGTCTGATTCTTATTATGAGAAAGAAAAAGACAAGGTGAACAGGATTAAGGACCTTATGGATCAAGTAGATCCGTATTTCGCAGCACAAACAGCATTGTATGTCAGGAAAGAAGGAAAGCTTAGGTCAGTAACGCATCTTATGGCTTCTGTCCTTGCCAGCAAAGCATCGGGTAAGGAATGGGCTTCAAGGTTCTATAACAAGATCGTTATGCGTCCTGATGATATGAGCGAAATCCTTGGCTGCTATGCGGCTCTTAACGACAAAAATCCAAAGAAGTTAAGATGTATATCCAGCGCTATTAAGAAAGGATTTAAGACGGCTTTGGAGGGTCTTGATCCGTATCGGATTGATAAGTATAAGATGGACAGTAGGGTCATTACTATGGTTGACCTCGTAAACTTATTTCACCCTAAAGGCAATCAGGCTAATAAAACGGCTTTCCAGTACCTTATAGAAGGTAGGTCTTTGTCCGGGTTATACGAAAGCAAGATTCTTGAAAAAGAAATGTCTAAAGCCGGACAGGATAAGAAAGACAATAAGGAAAAGAAAGAAGCTTTAGGTGGCGCTATTCGGGACGTGGTTTCTAATGTAAAAGGTATGCCTATTTTTAATATGGTTCGTAACCTTGTAAACATAATCAAATACGCACCTGATCAAATAGATGAAGTTTGTAGGCAGCTTACAATAGAAGAGAAGGTGCTTAATTCGAAGATGCTTCCTTTCCGTTTTGCTTCAGCTTTCAAAGAGGTTGAAAATATAGGCACTGATGGTTCCGAAAATGATATTGTATTTGAGTCGGATAAGAAACGAGCCAAATTAACAGCGCGTGACAAATATAAGATTTTAGATGCGTTGGAGAAAGCCATAACCATCTCCTGCAAGAACCTGCCGGTATTGGAGGGGCGGTCGGCTATCCTGATTGACCACTCTGGCTCTGTACGTGGAGATATGGGAGGGTCTTCTGAAGTGTCTGCCTTTAGCAAAACAAATACGGCTGTCATTGGTAACTTATTTGGCTGTATGATTGCTTCTGTGCTTCCTGACGTATTTATTGGTATGTTTGGTGACAAACTTATCAATTACGAATATGATAGAAGTAAAGGTGTTTTATGGAATAACAAAAAATCTTTTACTGCCGGAGAAGAATGCGGTGGTGCTACTGAAAACGGTCTTTTTGCATTCTTGGAAAAGTGCGTCAAAGATAAGATAAAAGTAGATAACTTGTACGTTATTTCAGATATGCAGATAGGAGATGGCGAATCTATTGTATGGGAAAAAAGTTCCAATTATGAATATGGTAAATTCGCTGAACTTTTGAAAAAGTTCAAGAAAGTGAATCCAAATTGCAAAATCGTTTCTATTTCTATTCAAGGATATGGAAGTGAGATGTTTTACAAAGGATCTAATATTTTGAACATAGCTGGCTGGTCAGAATCTATCTTCGATGTTATTAACAGCAAGTTCTGCGGATATAAGAATATGATTGATGAAATTAAGAAGATTAAGATTTAAATCTTACATTCGTACTGTTTTCATAAGAAGAGATTTATCATAACAAGCCGGAGAATGAATGGTGGCATTCTTCGGCTATTTTGTTTACATTTGTTGAAAAAAAAGAATGAAAGAAAAAGAATTTGATTTTGTGATATATCCACTAAAGTTGATTATCACCATAGGGTTAGATTACAAAACATTGTGTGATCGTTTTGAGAATGCAGAATTGGATCATGAAGGAGAATGGGGAGATGAAGGCGATTTAGATTCAGAAGTCTCTTTTATGAATCTTGTTCGTGATAAGAGAGATGATAGAGCTTTTAAGTTATTATGGAATTTTCAAAGTGAGAATGATATGACTACACAAAACATATGTCATGAATCATTTCATGCAGCTATGTCGGTATGTCAACATTGTAATATGTCTCTTGGCTTTAAGGTGGGAGAAGATGAACACGCAGCTTACATAGCCGGATTTGTTGGTAATTGCGCAGATGAAATGTTTGGATTCTTAGAGGAAGAAAAAGATGGCAAAGAAAATTAAAAATTATGTAAAGGACAAACAACCAAAAACATTATGGAATAAAATTGGTCCGTTTGTAAAACTTAGAGAATATCTGGCATCTAATATAACACCTGATGTGTATGCTAATGAAAGAGGATTAAAAACCAAAATAATGGAATTTTTTGGTCAAGATGTTCCGAAAGCCAATGTAGATGATTTTAGTCAGAATCTTTGGTTTAGATTCTTAAACCAACCAAATAATCTGAAAGAAGAAAATGGGATTGTCAGAATACCAGACAATATCAAATCCATTATATCTGACAGGATAAATGGTGGGTGGGAGAAAATGGCTAAAAAATATGGAAGGGAGCTTGATTCTTTAGATAATAAGATAATTGATGGAAAAGTTGCAGGCAAGGACGTATCTGATTTGGAGGAGTTAAGGGATGTAACAAGTAGGAAACTTGGAATGGTGGAAGAGGGGATAGATCTCTTAAAAAAAGCCAGAACCGGAGAACATCAGGTATTTAACGAATATAATTTTATACCGGATGCTTACGGAGATTTAAATGATTTATCAGGCTTATCAAGTTTTACCATGTACCGTGATGATAGAGGTAGGATGGTTGTGAAAGATAAGTACGATTTTTATAGAAGCGATCAACCTTTTGGTGTTGGGGTTGTTACTAAGACTCTTGATACAATAGGATATCCTTTTGAAATAAGGGATTATGTAGAAGATAAAATCCCATACGAAGAGAATGATCCAAACAAGATCCTGTTTAGATCCATTATTGATTCAAAGAATGATTTGGATAAAAGGATGGAGATAAGATCCAAAAAACAAGGAGGGGATTCTTCTAAGCCGGAAATAGATTGGGATTTATTCAAATCCAAATATGAAAATATGAAGCGTGTGGGTAAGGGTAAGCATCGTACTATGGACGTAGAAGGGATGAATATGATCTATGATGCTTTATATGATAAAGGTTTTAATCAACGCCAGATAGAAGCCGTACTTGGAAATATTATTGAAGAATCTGGTGGAAACCCCTACGCTGTATCTGAGGATGGAAAATTTAGGGGACTTTTTCAAGAATATTACAAAAGATATCCGCCAAAAGAGTTTGAAAGAGATAAAGAGAGATTTAAGAGCGATAAGCGTGGATATATCAACTATATGATAGACAGATTTTATGATCATGTTCAAGATGCTGGGAAGTATAGTATAAAAGATACTAAATACAAAAAAGCTATTCATGCAGTAAACGAATTTATGTCAGAAGATCCAGATACGGATTATTCGTATCCACTTGTGTATGCTTTTGAAGCTCCATCAGATAAAGAAGGAACTTATGAAAATAGAAAGAGCGTATCAAATTTGATAAGTCAATCTTATGTTTTGGATAATGTTGATAAAAATGATAATACTATTGTTGATGCTATTCTTGGAATAAAAAATGATCTTGAGCTACAAGACTCTATTTCCACTACAAGAGGTGAAGCCTTTAAAGAAGCCAGGAAAAGAGGTCTTAAGGAATTTACATGGAATGGAAAGAAATACAATACCAACATCAAGAAGGAAGGTGGCGTAGTTGGCAAGCAGCGTGAAGCTTATGAATACTTTACTAATAAGCGCGGCATGTCCAAGATACAGGCGCTCGCCATCATAGGTAACCTCATGGCTGAATCCGGTCTTAAAGATGACATATACGGAGACAACAGAACATCATACGGCATACAGCAATGGCATAATGAGCGTATGGATAAGCTATTCAAGCACGCCAAAAAGAAAGGTCATTCTACACCAACATTCAAAGACCAACTTGAGTTCTTAGCTGATGAATACGAAGGGAAAACCGGATATTCTAATTTCTTATACACAAGAAAAGGAAAAGAAGGACCAGGTTATTACAATTACAGCCGGCAGGACTTTATGAACGCCGATAACCTTAAAGATGCTGTAGTAGCTTGGAACCAAGGAGCAGGACGTCCTCATAAGAGTGTTATAAGAAACGATGACCGTTATAATTATGCTATGGAGGTTGCTAAAAATCTTGGTTTGGAAATTGAAGAAAATTCCGTATCTTCGTATGGTCAAATGGGATTCGGAGATGATGCTGAAATAGCAGCATCGGTAACACTTCCAGAGGTAGAAGTGGCAGCCGCCCTTCCTAACCCGGAAGCCCCGTCCCAGGAGGGACAGTCCGAGGAAGATAGATTCCGTACATGGACTGAAACGTATGGTAAGGACATCGTAAATCATTTACTGACGTTAGACGGGAAAAAGGATGGTGATGACAGTGATTACAGCATGATGTATAAACAGCATGAAAAAGAAAGCGAAGAGGATAAGAAAATGGCTTTGATTAATGCCGTGCTTCCCAATATACAACTTCGCATTAAAGGCGTCACTGATAATTAGAACAATTATTTTATTTCTCATATTAATAAAGCGAATCCGGATTTGAGACTCGTTATGCGGATGCCGAAGGTTGAAGAACGATATCAATATAATCCGGATTTTTTGTGCGATTTCGTGAAGGATGGAACTATCATCGCCTTGGTTTGACAGAACAGACCTACGTACTTCTACTATCCTGACGGGCATGGACGCTCGTCTCGCCTACCAGCCTGCCTAATTCTTCACTGGCTACCTAATATAACTATTAACGTCACTCCATCACCTATCTCCCTTCAGTCGATAGGTTCAGTCGTTTTTAAATATTATAAGTTCTTTCGCATCGTTCCCTTCGGTCACGATACTCAATCTTTTAACACAATTAGGCAAACAATACAATAGATGAAAAAAGTAATTTGTCAATCCGTTCACTCACTTAACTCCCTTCGGTCGTTAAGTTCATTCACTGTAAACAATTATATGAATAAATGGTAAAATATATAAAATAATACAAATAATATAATGAGTAAGATCATTGAAAATGGTCTTAATATTAAGGAAAACGGAGACTATTTATAGGCGTAGTTTTAATTCAAGATTTGTTGTCCCACTCCTGACGGTCAGACGGTTACGTTCAGGGTCATTTTCCCGTCTCTTATCCAAACCGTCATAAAATAAAAAACCTTGTATCCTATTTCTCTCAAACCGGATACAAGGCAGTGCATTTTCTTCTTTTTATGTAAAATCATATATTTGCACTAAACAACAAAAACAATATGGAGACAAAAATAACTGAAATAATGAATCCTCACAAGTTACACGACAAGCTCTTCAAGAAAGAGCAGGTCTCTCCGATAGAAGTTATATACAATAGCTTCAGCAACTTAGGGTACAATGTAGTACGCCGTCCAGCCGGTCAGTGTTTAGGCAATTTGAGATATTTTAATCTATTTTATGACAAACATACTCATCATTTCTATCAGAAAGACAGGAGGTTGAGATATTGTAGCAACTTTCTCATATCTGATTACTGGAAAGATAGAGTGCGATGTTTCATAGTTTGGAACTTTGGATTTGGGAGATTCTTTCCATATAATGACTTTATTGAAGCTATGGTTTATGACTATCTTCGATATGGGAGAAAGTCAGTTCCTTATCTTAAAAGCGTGCAAGAGGCTGAAGAAAAGTGTGTAAGGTTCTATATCCGGTCTCAGATAGATATGCTCCGTAAGGAAGGATATGCCGCTTATCGGGCTAAGTTCAAGGAAGAACGTCCTCAGTATTTCATCGGAGACGATAGGACGGTGTTTAGGTGTCTTGATAGCTCTTTAAAAAGAGAAGAGAAGATTGCTGCATGCGTAGCTCACAAAAGGGCTTTAAAAGAAGGGATAATGACTTCCTTCATCAATCACCTTAAGAAACATCCTACCACTTTATATTCGTGGTTTTCATCAGAGGTAGATAGCGAAGGAAAGAATAGGATATGTCTATCTGATAAGGCTGTTTCGTATTTGAATAAGAGACTGGCTCGCAATGGATTAAAGGCTCTTTCGTCATCATATCTTTTTAGAACGTTTAGAAAAATGGTGAAGACCTTGTTCGGTTCCAATGTCAGGTCGTTCTTGAATAGCTGTCTGATGTCTGTTTCAACAGAAGAGGTTTTAACCAAATCTATGAAGAAAATAGTTTCCAAGACAGTGCTGTTTTTGTACAAGAGAGCGCTTAAGGACTATCGCTGGGCATGCGGTCTTAAGTACGACCCTGATTCGGGTGGTTTGTCTGCCGTACATGATTGATTTTTAAACGTATCCCATAACGTTGGATTTTCTCGTTCGTTTCTCTTATCTTTGTGAAAAAAGATAGTATGAAATTACGAATCATAAAAAATCGTCCGATATTCGCTCCTGGCGGTAGTGTTCAGGATAAGAAACAGGATATTAATGTATCCTCTACTCAGCCTATTCTTGATTATGGAACGCCTGTTAATAAATGGGGTGAATCTGATATTCAGAATATATATATGCCTTCTGATGTGACTTTAGAAACAGAGGAGGGGGAGATAAATCCATTTAGTAGTATGCCTACATCCGATCCGTTTTTTGAAAACAATGATGCAGTGTATGCAGGATATCTCGCTGATAATAGGGGCATGGTTAAAAACGTAGAGAAATCAGTCGTTGATAATGCAATGAATGTAGGTGGTGTTGATTCTGATTCCTCTAAAGAAAAACGTTCCCAAGATGGTAATCCTCTTGATCCTATGACTACCCCATATTATTCACCCGATCTAACCGGCAGAGCTCAAATGTTCGGTGCAAGTCTTGGTCGGATAAGAGCCGGTAATAAGGTCGGTGCTAATGTGGCTCAAGCTGCCTTGTCTGGTGTTAGTTTAGGATTAGGTCTTACCCGTAATATCATGGGAGCTTCATCTGCTGCGTATGCAGCCAGCAGAGACGAGCAGGCAGCGAGGGAAAAACTTGCCAAGGAGCGTCGTCAGCAATTCATCAAGTGGGAACGTGAAGGTGGTGGTGTGAATTTAGGTAACGGTCAGAAGATGGATACGTCTGATATGACCGGCGAATATATTTATCCTCTTCCCAAGTCTATGGAAGATGCTGCGAATGTAGAGATAGAGAAAGGCGAGTACGTGCTGACTCCTGACTCCGTAGGGCCTATGGAAGCCAAAGGAAACAGACATGAAAATGGTGGCACTCCGGTTGATTTGCCAGAGGCTTATATTGTTTCCGATTATCGTAAGATAGATGATGAGTTTGCCTCTTACGTTAGAGAAAATTATGGTATTAAGGCAACGTCAAAAGATACGTATGCTACACTCCTTGATCGATATAAGAAGAAGATTGGTTTGTCTGATAAGTACGAAGATCAGGAGCGTGTATATAAGAGATTAGAGAAAAATGAAGATGTAAAAGACAAAAACACATCTAATCTTAATGCTTCTATTCTTTCCAAGTACGTCAATGAAAACCAGAAAGAGATAGACGAGCTTGAAGCACAATTTCGTTCTTTCGCTGAAATCGTTTATGGCAAACAGGAAGAATCTAAGCGTAACGAGAAGATGGATGCTTTTTTCAGGGATGGCGGGGTTGTTGATCTGAATCAGGTAAAGAAACAAGCTAAGGCTTTTAATATTGCAGAATCAGATGCTAAGAACTGGATATATGACGAGTATGTTAAGCAAACCAGAAAAATGGCTGAAGGTGGACCTACTCAGAAGGAGCTGGAGGAGCTTAGAAAGAATGCTATCGGCTACAATAAGCTTATCAATCAGTTATTTGGACGAACTCTTAATATGACTGTATCTGATGTTAGTGGTCGTGAGCAGATTCTTAATCCTGATTCCAGTGTCAATGCCAACCAGAATCTCCAACATAGAAGCAATTTAGGATACGGCAGGGTAAATGATAAGGCGGTATCTAATTTGCTCGACGTAAACCGATGGGCTAACAAGTACAATACGGATGGTGATTTTGATACAGAAGGTTTCCAGAAAGGATACAACAGGCAATTAAATGCATTGTGGGCGTTAGCTGATGTAGGCGCTATTACGAATGCTGATGCAGCCAAGAAATTCAGAGATGAATACGGATTCTGGGGCCAGGACGCCGGAAGCTACGGAGGGAATCAGGCTTATAATTCATTTGCCGTAGATGATAAGTTTGGTCAGACAACAGCTACTCGTTCTTATTATGGGTTGGACGTTGTTTCGGCAGAGCAAAAAAGATTGTTAAACGAAAAAGGAATAAAGAATTATGTTGACTTATTTGGTGATAAATCTGATGCCGCTAAGAAGATTCTGGGCTCCGATTATAATAAGTTTGTTGCTTTAAGAGATAGTGGGTTAATGCCGGAAATAGACTTCGTTCTTGAGTCTGTTAAACCAGAAATGAAGCCTATTGAGGCCGGTCCCATAGCACCAGGCCTTACACCGCCTAAGATTGGATCTCCTGGAAGGATAGAGGTAAAACCGAAAGCAAGTACGCCTACGACTGCAACCGACACCGATACAGAGGAGGTGGTTGAAGACAACGGACCTAAAGGACAGGGCAGACCGGCGGCGTTCGGTCCTATCTTCCCGGAGATGCTGAGAACGCTCGATACAGGCTTGGAGATAGAGGGATTGGAAAGGCATCAGGCTCCGAGAATAGATCCGGTTCTGCAATCTGCTGATCAGTATATCAACGAGCTCAACCGCGCGACATCGGCTCAGTTGGACGCAGTAGGTGACGTGCCCGACTCCCAGCGCTCTGCTATTCTGGCTAATATGAACGCCATAGCCGGAAGCAATATAGCCAAGTACATTAACGAAGTAAATTTCAATAACGCAAGGCAAATAAACGAAGCTGATAGATTCAATGAAATGGCTTATGTTCAAACAGATGATAAGAACATAGCGGAAAGGCAACGTTATGAATCCGGATTGTTGAAGGCTATGGCTATAAGGGATGAAAATCTTGCTCGTTATTATGACAGTATAAACAGCGAGATACAGAATAAGTTTAATGTTCGAACTTCATTAAATACCATAGCTTCCATAGCTCCTAATATGAGAATGCTTCCAAGTGGTCAAATTATTTACGTTCAAGGTAATCAGGATGTGATGAATATGGGTGATTATTCCACACCTTACTTGAGAAGTTTAAATGAAGAAGATGATGAAACTAAAAGAAGAAGGAGGATCAAATAGTGGCTTCACAGTATAGTATTTTAAGGCAATATGCCCCGTATGTTAGTCCTTACAACATAGATCTTGTTAAGGACGTTATGATGTACAAACAGCAGAAGGTTGATGCTGCTCGTGAAAAGATCTATACCCAGGTAGATTATCTTATGGGTCAAGAGATAGATAAGCCTGAAGCCCGCGCTTATATGGAAGATAAGATGTCAGGTGTGATTGCTAACATCAATCAAAAATTCAAAGGCGTGGATCTTTCTTCTGATGGTGTTACAAGAGCCATACAAGGAGAGATTAGCTCGGTGTTGGATGATACGGTCATTAACGCTATTGCCGGCACAAAAGAAGGCAAGAGGGTTATGAAGGAAATAGAATCTATAAAACAGAATCATCCTGAACTTTATTCCCCTATTAATGAATGGCATGCTTTGGATCCTTATTACAAATGGAGGTCAGATGGTAAAGCTGGATCAAGGTTAGGAGGTCTTCATTATTCTCCTTATGTCGATTATACTAAGGAGATAAATAAGCTGGTCAGTGACTTTAGGAAAAATAATGAAGGCAAGAAGATTCAGACAACAGAATATGATGTTAAAGGTAATCCTACTGGTGGAATCATAGAAGTCAACGTAGATGAGCTTACTGATTCCCAGATAAGGAATTTTGTGTCTGCTAACTTATCTGAAAACATGAGGAATCAGATGAGAATAGAAGCATCATATATGGCAGCCACCAATCCGGTGTTCAGTAATCCGGATTTGGTTAGTCAATATATTGGGTCTTATGTCGAAAGATACGATAGACACATAGGAGCATTGGAAGCGAAAAAGAAATCAGTAGGGGATAATAAGGATATTATTGATCGTATTGATAGTCAGATACAGGAAGCTAAAAATCAGAAAGCAGAAGCCAAGAGGGAGGCAGATATGATAATAGCTTCGTCGGATCCGGTAGCGGCCGCTAATTTTGTTGTTACCAATAATCTTTTCGATAAGATGACTGATGCATGGAGATACGACAATACAAGTTTTGAAAGGAAGAAAGATGATCTTTATTTTGCAAGGTTGGCAGAGGATAGGGCTCAGCAAAAGTTTTTGACTGACAATGCTAAGTCTATGGTTGAAATATCGTTGGCAAAAGAGCAACTTGCTCAGGCTAAGATTGAAACCGAATACATGCGTACTTACGGTTCCAAGATGGGTACTGAAAGCTCATCCGGAGGCACAAGAGGAGCAGGCGGTGTAGGAGTGCCGATGGCTCCTATGGACGGGCCTACGGCTATCAATTCCGGAACGGGTAAGATTGGGTCTATTAATTTGGCTAATATCCCTTATGAACAACTCACATCCTCTTCCACGGAGCGTAGAGCAAATTTATTGAAATTATATAATTCATTATCTCCTACAGATAGAAGCAATATCATTGCAGCATCATACGAAGAAGAAAAGTCTGATCCTGGTTTGTATGCTAATATGACTCCTGAAGAACGGATATATTTTTATTTAAAAAATAATGGAGGTCAGAAAAACGGATATTTCGGACAAGGCAATAACAGATTATCTGAAGCTTATGATGCTTTACTTCTTTCTGATTCTAAGGCAAATGGAGCCACAAAAGCTATAAATGACATAACTGATTATCAAATAGATAATATAGTTACTGAAAAAAATAAGGATATTATCAGGAAAGTTCGTAATGCTAAGTTTATGAAAGGAAATTCTTTTATAAATCTTACCGATACAGATGATAAGGCTGGAGCTTTCCTGCTCGCTACAGCTATAACAACTGGTGTATCTGATGCCGTAGGGTTTAGAGAGTACATGATGGACCCTTCAAGAGGCATAGATATTCTTAGTGCTATATCTCCGTCATTAGGAGCTAAGGCGAGTGCCGGCAAGTTAGGGAAAAACATATCTGATGCTATTACAAGCGAGGATAATGGTTCTTCTACTGGTACGTTGGCTCTTATTAATGGAATGAAGAAACTGAATGGCGATCCTGATTTTAATATATCTGATTATATGACCATAGATAAGGACGGTGATATAGATCTAAAAGATTATCAGGAAGGGGAGCCATTGACTATTACCCAGCTAAGATATGCTGAGAAAAATAGTAGGGTATCTGATATGATAGCGGGTCAGATGCAGGATGAGATAAAAATGTCTGTATCTCCTGATCAGATTTCTGATAAATTATCTCAGTATCATTACCTTGATTCTTACAAAAGATACAATTGGAATGCCGATTCACCGGAAAAGTCTTTGCAGAAGGCTCAGTTTAGAAGATTGTCTGGTTACATGGCAGGAAAGGTAAATAATCTGGATCCTACTGCTATTAATGCCATTAATATGGATGCCGAGATAGATAATGGCACCGTTAGAAGATTCTTGACTGCTCAAGTAGGTTCCGGTAAAAATTCTTATGTTACAGAAAGGGTTGAGATTACGAATGATGAACTTCTTAAGGCAGGTATAGATCCTTCGGTCGAGGAGCGTAATTATCCGGTGGATGGTTACAAATCAAGTTTTGGAACCTGTGATTTTGTAGATACAGGAAAGAAGGAAGGTTATTCTTATGATAAGTATCTTATACGTAATGGCCTTCCCCGTTTGGCTTCTAAGGCTGATGTTAAGAATGATCTTTATGATATAGTAAAGGTTCATGGTTCTTACCTTAAGCCAGAAGAAATGAATGTTGTTAAAACCCTTGTTGATAATTTTATTGACATGTCTGATAATATATCAGTTCAGTTGGAGGGAATGGACGATAGGGGTTCAAGAGAGGTAGCGGTCAATTTCTATGACAAAAGGACTAAAAATTCTAAAAATCCTGCATTGTTGTTCTCGGATTTTGTTCCTTTGGATCCAGGTAATGATGAGTATGCGGATTACTGGAATAACATTCACCAGAAGTGTCCTCAGTACTTCTTTGTAAAATACGTGAAGGAAGCTGTTCAAGAACGTCTTGATCAGATGAGGGATCCGTATATGAGAGGAATAAATATCACGCCCAACATGAATGACAAGTTTAGTAAGTTGAACGATTTTTTGCAGAAAATTTATGGCTGACAATAATATAGATAGATATAATCCTGCTGCTAAAACCACTTACGAAGATGTGGCAAGGCAAAGAAAATTAGCCGAAGAAGAGAATTATACTCCGGCTACACTACCAGAGACGACAACGCCTCTGGTTCCTAATTATATGCCTGGTGAAGGTGTGTATGCCCAACCTAAATTTCCGGATTACGCATCAAGGATAGCTGCTGCCGAATACGAAGAACCGTATATAGCCAAGGAGATAAGCAACAGCTACTCGGAGGCACTGGCTCGTAACAGCTACAGGGGGGCTACACCTGCCCCGCCGCCTCTTAATCCCTATGGACCAAAGGTAAGTATCCGTGAAAGTCATCAGATGGGTAATGATGGGGTATGGCGTACAAAATATCCCAACTATATTCCGGGTATAAACAATGAGGATTATTATGCCAGGAGACAGAGCGGATGGAGTAAGTTTTGGAATGGTGTAGGCAAATTCGCTTTAAAGTCTGCATTGTACGGTGCACAAGGAGTTGTGTCATTGCCTGACAAACTTATCAATATGGCATCTGAGGGAAGTTACAAAGCTGCGTTAAACACTAACATGGATAAGTTTGTAGGTGATCTTGACCAGCAAATAGACATGCTTCTTCCCCATTATTACAGGAAAGAGGTAGAAGATTATAATTTCGGTCAGAAGCTTTTTAAGGATACCGGTAATTTCTTATGGAATGACGTCCTTGGTAATGGAATGTCTTTTACTGTAGGAGCCATGATATCAGCGTACATGACCGGAGGACTGGGAGTTGGTTCATTAGGTAATATAGGCGCCAAATTAGGCGGAAGAATCGGAGCTAAGTTAGCAGCAAGGCAAGCTGCCAATAGGGGCATAGGAAGCCTTAAAAGTGTGTTTAACGACTATGTAAGAAAAGGGGTTGCTACCGGAAGAAATGTAGGGGAGGCGGCTAAGACCATGACGTTGTTGGCTACCAGTGCCGGATTCGAATCATCGGTTGAAGCAAATTCTTTTATGAAGCAATCCGAGTCTGATTTCAAGGATTATTATCGTAAGATTTATGGTCGTGATCCCAATGCAGAGGAAATGGCTGTTTTTCGTAATTCTAATGCTGATGTAGGTAGTGCTATATTTGCCGCCAATATGGGTATAGTAGGATTATCTAACTGGCTTCTTTTTGGTAAGTATATAGGGTTAGGAGGCAAGGCTATACCTGGGTTGGAAAAGAGGCTCAACAAGCATTTATTTGGATTAGGGACGGAAGTTGCGAAGCCGGGAGAGATGGCTATTAAAATAACTAATCCCAATATAGGGCAGAAGATAGCTGGTAATGTTTTCAATATCATGAAAAGACCTGTGTCCGAAGGCTTATGGGAAGAAGGGTCTCAAGGTGCTGTACAGAATACGGCTGAAGAATATGTTAAGTCAAGATATGACAATGTGGCTATGAACGGAGCCGTCGATGTTCTTGATGCTATTTCTGAAGGATTTAAAAAACAATATACATCTAAAGAAGGGTGGACTGAAATAGGAATCGGTGCTATTATCGGTTCTTTGTTCGGTATGAGGGAAGGCTTCTTTGGAGTGAAAGAGTATAGTAATAGTCGGATATTGCTGGAAAGGCAAGTAAATGAATATAACAAAGCATCTTCTAATCTTAATACGGCGGCTTTGAATACGTTGAAAAAGTCAATGAGTTTAGGGCCTCAAGTTCGTTCCGATGCTCAGTCTATGACCGGCAAGGAGCTTGATGATGCTATGTTTGAAAAGATGTCTATTGACAACCAAATGGGAACCTTAGAGGATTCGGCTGAAAATTTCCGGCAGATGATTGATATGATGCCTATTTCAGAAATAGCCGAAGCTAACGGAATGTCTTTGGAAGAGGCAAAGAAATACAAGGATTCTATTATTGATAATTATAACAATCGTCTTTCTGATTTCAGATCTGCCCAGAGTTTTGCCGAAGATCTTATAGGTGATGACTCTAAGATCGAATTTAGAAAATACGTAGCTCGTAATGCCTTCCTTGGCCTTCAATCAGAATCAAGGATGAAAGACATAGCTTCTGTCATAGAAACGCTTTCGGGGCAGCCTCGCGTGGCGGATGCGCTAAGTACGTTTTCCCGGCTGTCGGGCAGGGCGAGGGAGCGGGCTATGGATATTCGTGGCATACGGTCAAGAATAGAAGAACTTGAATCCGAAATAGAAGATCTTGCCACCCGTCCTCGTAACGTAGATGGAAAAGACCCACAAGCTGAGTCCATACAACGAAAAACCAAAGAATTGGAAGATCTTAGAACCAATTACAATAATTCGTTGTCTGAGTTATCAACGTTAATAGGAAAAGAGTTTTCGATAGAAGAGTTGGTAAGTAAAACCGAATCTGTTTTATCATCTCCTCTTTCTCCCATAAGTTCACAAGATGTAATAGAAGCCTATGATACTCTTGTGGCTTTTGATGATTATTTTAATGTAAAATCAAGACAGGAAAAGAAGTTTACAGCCAAAGACAAAGCCATGAGATCCTTGGTAAATGAATACCGTAGGAGTTTGATGGACTATAGGAATATGAATAACTTCTTGTCTAAGATGCTTGATAAAAGATTCTTAGCTGAGGAAAACAGGGGATTTTCAAAAGCGCTGTCTTCTCTATGGTCTACTCCTTATAAGGGGGATGATAAGGTTCCTGATTTTGCAGAGCCTAATAAAGTTGGTGAATATGATACTGATGAGGTAGTAGATCAAGCTGTGTCAGAAGGTAAGATTTCGGAAGACGAAGCTTGGACTATCAAGGCTTTTATGCATGCTCTTGATAAAGTAAGGGAAGATAGGATGAGGGAAGCAGAAGATGATATAAAAGAGTCACCGCTTACGGAGTCTGTATCAGATGAAGATTATGAGGCTGCTATGGATAATCCTATTATGGTTCCGGCCGTAAGGCAGTCTATAATTGATAAACTATATACAGGCAATGCTGATCTTCTTACTGCGAGAGAAAAAGATGTGTATGATAAATACAAACAAGATTTTGATGATTATGTATCATCTTTGGGTGACAGTCCTGTTAATCTCATAAAATCATTATCTGAGAAGGCTGATAGGCTTACAAGTCCGAGATCTGTGTATGAGGATAATAAAGCTATTATTGATATGGCTAAATCCAATTTAGAACCAGATCAAAGGAAGGAACTTGATGATGCTATTTCTTCGTATGTTGATATAATGAACAGACGGGATAAAGGGGAGAAGGTTGACGAAGATAAGCTTGCCGATTCGGTATTTACCATAGAAGATCTTGGCCAGGTTGGAAACATCACAGATCTCCTTCCTTATATCGAACAAAACAGGATTATTGATAAAGGTCGTATTTCCGAATCTACGTTAAGTAATTTTGGGGAGGATGATACCAATATAGATTCTCTTGTAAATGAGTTAGATGAATCCGATAATACGCCTGGAGCTAACATAGATAGCGCCCAGAATCCAGAGACGTTGATGGTTAGAAGAATATCCAACGATGGCAACGAAAGGTATGAAATTGCAGGTCTTAGAGCCGATAAATTTATATCTTCTATAAAATCATTGGTTCCTATTCAAATAAGCTCTGAAACGAACGCTAATGGCACTAAAAGGTATTCTCTTAATATAGGTGGAGAAACGGCTACTATAATTGAATTGCCTTATCATGCGAGATGGTCTATAGACAAAGAATCGGCTCGTGTTCTTAACCGTTACACAGACGTGTCTATTCAGGACGTGGGTAATTCCTATTCTTTGGTTTATAAGCGTCTTGATTCAGATGAATTGGTTCCGTACAGAACAGGTGTCGGATTCGGAGAGAATGAGGTAGATAAAATAGATCAGGAAGCATTATCTTCTTTGAAAAAAGGAGATAAGGTTAATCTCGAAATAGATGTAAATGATACCTATAATCAGTCTCTTTTTGCCGAATACAATGACGCTGTTCAGTCCGGCGATAAAAAAAGAATAGAATCTGCTGAGAATAAACTGGTATCCAATATGGTTGTCAAGGTCATGAGTGGGAGCAGATTCGTTTCTGTTGTAAAAGCTGACACAGGGGGCATAGATGGTATAAGTAAGATAAGAAGAACGGCTTTTAACAAGTGGAAGAAGGACGCCGGCCGGTCGGCTACCATCGGCGTCGGCACGCATGTTGTTGCCCAGACCCTTCCTGGAAGACCGGTGTTTAACATGAAGGTAAACGGTCAAGGATATGGTCAGGTAGAAAATCTCCCTATTACCGAAAAAGGAGCTGAAAAAGTATCTGATGTGGGGTATGTCTTAAATGGCAAAGTCGTGCTTAAGAACGGCTCTAAATACACAGGCTTCCCATTTGCTTATTCTATATTAAATGACAAGGGGAATAATTACAAAAATGTAAGAGTTCCGGTAGTTGTCATCAAAGGCAAAAACGGTCTTAATTATCTTTTCCCGGTTAGTCTACGTTCTGTGGAATCAGAGGAAGGAAAGAAATGGATTTCTTTTATAGATATGCTGCTTGAATCCGGTGACTCTGAATTGTTACAGATGGGTCAAGATGACATACAAGATCTTAATGCGTATCTAACCAAGTTAGGTCTTGATCCGGCTTCGTATCAAGTATCGTATTTGAATCCTATTTCAGGGCTTAGAAAAGCTCGTGAGGCTATAGAAAAATTATCTACGGTTCCTGATGTTGTTAAGTGGGTAGAAGATGAAAGTAGGAGTGTGAAAGACATTGTGACGTCTGAGGTAGAATCTGGAATAGATTTCGAAGGTGAGATGTTTGTTGCTCCTAAGATCAGGATTCAGTTTGGTAAATCATCTTCCAGACCTAAATCACTTATAGAAGATGATCTCCCTTTCTCCGATGAGGGTAAGACCGTTACTTCCAAGGAAGATGTGGATATTTACGAAGATGAAATGCCAGAGGAAGACCCTGTCCGGGGGACTCGGCCGGCGCCACCAGCCCAGCCGGCTCCTGCGGCACAAGCTACGCAGTCCTTACATGGCAAGAAGCGCACCTCCAGAAAAAACTTCTCTCTTATGTTAAACGAAATAGAATCTCATATAGAAAAAGAAGGGTTGCCGCCTTATGCTAATATTTTTGATTTTATAGCAAGGAAGATTGTAGGAGGTGATTTGAGATTTCTTCGTGAGAGAGGTAATCCTAAAAGTCTTAAGGAGGAAATGGGATTAGAACCTAAAGGAACAGTAGGTGATAAAATATCCACTCCTTCTAAAAAGGGAGGTAAGACCTTAGAAGAATATGTTTCTTGGCTTCGTTCTCAAACGGATCAGGTAGTAGCGGATTATGTTGGGCCAAGATCTGACGAACAAATTGTATCAGAGTTGAAAAACTTTTTGAAATATATTAATTTTGTTCCAAGCAAGGCTTTGAATTATTCTCTTAGAGTCAATGGTATGGATACCCTAAAAGAATATGGCACAAAAGAGGAAGTAGAAAAAATGGAATCTGACATCAACAGTTTGGTTTCTGAAGTTTTGCCTACGGTAGATAATCAAACTGTAGAAGATGTTTCTACTGCAATAGAATCAAATAACTTGCCTGCCATATGGGAGCCTACGGAAAGCCTTGATATGACAAACGAGGAAAAAATAGAGTTTTTGAATAACGTAGCAGATTTCCTTAGTGGCATTCCAGAGTATGATGCTGTTGTGGAGTCTATAGAGTCAGAATCAGATAATATTTTAAATGATGGAAAAGAAGGAAGTGCAGAAGGCAGTGCAGTACGCGCTGAGGAAGATGGCGATAAAAAGGGAGATGGAGAAGTCGAAGGACAATCCGGAACAAATGTCGAAGTTAAAGGAAATGTCGAATTACCTGGATCTCAAGAAGGAAGAGTAGATAACTATAGGAAGAACGGAGATAAGTTTTCTGACATTTCTGAAGTTACCTTATGGTTACTTAGAAGGGCTGCCGGCATAACCTCTATCCCGGAAGGAGAAGAGGTTTATGTAGAGGGAGATGAGGTTAATAGCATTATGACCGATATGGAATCAAGGTACGGGATAGACACCATCAATCACTCGCATACGACTAAGGCTATAAGGGATCTTAACGGCGTGTCGGGTTATAAAGTAGAATACGGCTTAACCTTTTTGACATACGATCCTTTTATTAGAATATCCAATCCAAGGAAAGAATCTAAGGCTGAGAAAGATGAGCTTCGTATATCCGAAGAGCCGCTTACTCACATATCAAGGGTAACAACCCCTTATTTCCTGTACGGCGGTGATGAAGCATATACATCTGTTCCGGCTAAGGTAGAACCTATACCAGAGAAGATAATGGGTCGTAATGGCATTAAATTTGGTATGAGCGTAGTCGAGCTGACCAAATTAGGGTACAAAAAAGCTGGTGGAAACTGGATATACAAATTCTACATGAACTCAGGTGTTTATGATTTGTATAATATCAGTACCGGCGAAGCGTTTAGAGCAAAACCGGATCTTGGAGTTAAGATAAGTTCCAGCGCATTCATCCGTTCTTTATCTCAATCTGGTAGAAAAATACAAAATATGATGAGTAACATGAGCCAGGAAGAGATAGATAGGAATAAGAATCTTGTAGAAGGTTCTGATAATTCGGATTCGATAAATGAGTTAAACAAAGAGTGTTGAGTATGAGAAGGAGATTTTTTAATGCTGCGGATAATTTCGTGGGAGGATGTTATAATAAGTTATCTAATGAGGATATAAAAAGGCTTGGAGGAAAAAGATCTTATGTATGTCAGTTTAATAAAATTCATATACATATAGGACCTGTATTAAAAGATAATGATTCCGAAGAAAGTTATATAATGTTTAATAGTGATTGGAATCATGGTGGTTATGAATCTATAGTTTATCACCATAGTAATAATGGTATTTTTATATTAGGTGAAAATAAAATTGGTAATATAGAAGATCATATACAGGATCTAACATATTGGTACGAATATGATCCAAACATTAATGAAAATTATTGTTATTGTTATTATGAAGCTGATAACAGCGGAAATGCTATTAAGTTGAGCCGTGAGTTTGGTGATGTTTGCACTGTTTTTAACATTCCCAGTTTGAAAGTTACCACTCTTCGTGATGGCAGTTTGAGTTTTCCGGAGATTTATATAGAAGGAATTTGGGATCCGTCATTGTATAAGTCGGTTTTATAATTAACTTTGCAAAAAAGTTAATTACAATGGGTGTCAAATGTCAGATAGAAAAAAAGGAAAATGAAATAAAACGGGTTAAGGCTCCTAACGGGGAGCCTTCCGTTCTTTACGAAAGTGCTTTAAAAGTATTAGGAAACAGCGAGCGGGCCCTTCAGGTATGGGCTAAGGCTTACACTCCTGGTTTTTTGTCGTATTACGGTCATTGGAACAACCCGGCTCCAGGGGAGATGTTTAATACCGATCCCAATGGCGAACCTCTTTTAGAAGACGTGCTGTCGTATATGAAGCGTCAGACTTATTTTGCTGATCCTTTAACGGCTCAGGACATTAAGGATGTAAGGGATTTCCTTTTGTCTACTCATTATTTTTTCAATGCGTCTTCATTGTCTAATGCTATCCTCTTCGATTTTTATGTAGATGGCAGTTTGATACTGAATGAGCAGAAATTAAGGAGATCCGGTTTGTATGATGAAACAGAAATAAGTCGTATTTTATCCGATCCTTCTGTTTTAAACGAGGTTTCGACTTCCATGAGAAAGTTAATAGATTCTTCTATTAACGAACATGATAGGGAAAAGGATAATTATTTTATGTCTGTTGACTATCAGTATGGTCCTATTGTTTACAAGGAGGGAGTGTTTAACCAATTTGGTAAAAAAGTACCATATAATCCTTCTGAGCTTTATTGGGCTATGGGCAAAACAGTAGCCGGCATAAAAAACTTTTCTGAATTTTCATCTGCTTTTGAATCGTTGAGAAACTCATACCCTGAACTGGTTGAGAAATTCGTTTCTGATAAAGAATTTGCCGAATCTATGTTTGATGAGTTCTCATCTACGAATAAGATTCCGGTAATAAACATAGAAGGGGATGATGTGGTAGAAGGCAAGAGAAGATCCTTATCTAAGCTACAAGATCTGTCTTATTACAATCCTGGCAAAATAGAGTTCCTAAGAGCTCGTATATCGGCTTATTTACATAGGGCTAATGCCGACACCGAATCCGATTTAAGAAGCATGATATGGGATATAGAAGAGGCTTGTACGTGGTTTGGCATAGATATAATAGGGACATCGGAAACTTATGATGGCACAGAAGAATCTTTGAATAAGATAGATAATTTGATGCTGGATCTTGATATTTATGTGGCCAGGCATAATGATGTAAATTATGCTCCAACGCTGGCATCTTCTATAGATGATGTTCTTGGTGATAGCACAGATTATTATTTTGGATTATTACCGGAGTATATGGATAATTTGAATATCGTTTATTCTGAATCAAATATAGACCCAGTAGAAGCATTTGAGAAACATTCATTGCTTAAGGTAGGAGATAATCTATATCAAAGGATCAGCAAAGATGATCTTAACGAGATGTATCAAATATCAACAGTGTTAGCCAAGCACAACCTAACTCACTTTCCTGCTAAAATATATCCTGAATCTTGTTTTAAGAACGGCGTTTTGGATAAAGAGAAAGTACGGAACGTAGATAATAATACGCTCATGGATTCCATTAAAAAATACGTCAGATCGTTCATGGATTCTCAGAACACGGAGGACATGATAATGACCAGGATGGCGTTTGGGCACCCGGCGGTACTTGATGTTTCTTACGCGGATGTGGATCGGGAATTTAGTCGGTACATGAACAAAAAACAAGATAGCGAAAACCCATTATCCTTATTCGATTTATACCAATCTTACCTTGACAACAAACTCCATAAAACAAAATTATATGATAATGCCTATAAGTATCTTGACTTCAAATCTGGTCCATCTTTGGGTCTTATTTCTGATGATCCTGATATTTTGAAATCAATAGAATTATCTTTATCTGGAAAAGACAGGTTGATGTTGTTTGATTATAGCATGACCAGCACCGACCCTTTTTTATCAAAATTGTTTTATTTGGATAGGTATGACCCTTCGTATGCCGAGAATGATTTTGAACACTATTTTTACACCAGGCACCCGTATCTGTTAAAAGAAAAATCGGGCCCTAATATCGTAGAGCAAGATGGTGTTATAACAGCCGAAGGTATTTATGATAATTTTATAAGAGTAGGTAATAAGATATGGTCTAAAGTAAGCGAAAGTAGTTCCGGCTCTATCTACCAAAATCTGACAGGGACCGAATCGGAGGTGAAATACGATTCTACCCAGAAGGCTAAGACAGTAGAAACCGATTACGCTCCATACCAAAACAGATCTGGCTTGACGCAAGATATGACCATAAGCAAGTCTGAATTGGATGATCTTAACAAATTAGAATGCAAATAATTTTTGTATATATATAATATAGTTTTTTCATAGTTATAATTTGGGAAGTGAGGCTTGTGAAAGTCTCACTTTTCTTATATATGCACGTATATCAATAACATACAAGAAAAGTTAGATTTTCGTTGTTTATGAATTATTTTTATTAAGTTTGCAATATTAGTTTCAGGAAGGGATTATAGAAAATAGGGAAGGTAAGAACAGAACGTAACTAATAACGGTAGGAAATGAGAATCAGTACCATCAAACGTAATAACAGCATTCATCTTATGTATAAAAACATTATGAATGATTTAGGTCAATTAAGAACTGTAGTTTCAAAATCCTATATTTATAATCTGATACGAAATCAAACCGGATTAAGTATCAGAACTATATCCCATGTCTTGAATCACACAAAAGAACAGGATACAGATTCTTTGTGAAAAGCGTACATTTTCATACATTTGTGTATTCTTTAGTTTTTAGATTTAAGTTTTTTCATGGTATTAGTTTAGAGATCAGGGCTCGCAGTGATGCGGGCCCTGGTTTGATTTACAGCGCTTTACCTAAAATGGGAAAAGCGTAAGTTTCTGATTATCAGTTTTTCACCTTAAATGGGGAAAATTAATTATTGTGTATTATACTTCCGTTTTTGCTGAAAATACTTCTCTTCTATAGGAAATAAACACACCTGTATTCCACCCTGCAATCATGATCTTTGTTACGTGCTTCATGCACGTATGTTTAACAATTAAATACTATAAAATTATGGGTGGTGATAAAATCGTCCTTTTAGATGGAGCCGGGGCTAACGGTGGTGGTGCAGCCACTAACGGTCTTCTTTCAATGATTCCCGGCATGTTTGCTAATTTGATAGGTGGTAATAAAATGGATCCGAATCTGGTAGCGGCTTTGATGAACGGTCGTAACAACCAGGACGGTTTCGGTGGGGCTAACGGTTGGTGGCTCTGGATAATTGTTTTGTTCTGGCTGTGGGGTGGACGCGGCTTCGGTAACGGTTTTGGAAATGGTGGTGATTGTTGCGCCAATGGTTTGCCGGCTCAGTTGAATAACGATTACGGTCGTGAACTTTTGATGCAGGCAATTCAAGGTAATCGTAGTGCCATAGATCAGATCGCTTCTGCTTTGAACTGTTCTACTACTCAACTTCAGAACGCTATCTGCAACGTACAGGGTGCTATTGATAAAGTAGCTGGTCAGGTAGGTATGACTTCTCAGGCTGTTATCAACGCAGTTCAACAACAAGGTTGTGAAATAGGAAATCAAATCAGCTCTTGCTGCTGCAATCTGAGTTCGTTGATCAATCAAAGCACTTGCCAGACTCAGGGAATGATTACTCAGCAAGGTTTTGATAACCAGCTTCGCACGTTGGAACAAACCAATATCTTGCAGAACGGTCTCAACCAAGGTCTGGCTAACAATCGTGAGCAAGCTACAAGCCAATTCAATATCTTGTCTGCGAAACTTGACGCTCAAACCGTTATGATCAACGACAAATTCTGTCAGTTGGAAATGAGGGAGATGCAGAACACTATTGCTCAACTTCGTGAAGAAAAAGCGGCTTTGACAGCTTCGGCATTATCTCAGCAACAAACCCAGAATATCGTTGGTCAATTACGCCCGACGGCCGTCCCAGCCTACCCCTCTTGTTCTCCTTACCAGGCTTATTCTTGGGGACAGGTATTCGGAGGAGGTTACTGCAATAACGGATGTGGATGTAACAACGGATGTTGCAATAACAACGCTGCTGTCTGATTTTATTAAGAGAGGAGGCTAATATGGCTTGTGTTTCTAAAATAGGATCGTTGTATGAGATGGTTACGAAGAATGTTATTGTCAGTACGACAAATACAATCTTCGGTATTAACCCACGGGCTTGGATCGCCCTTCCGTGTGAGGGTCTTATCCTTCTTAAGATAAGGCAAGTAGTCCCCACAGCCGGAAGTGCTCTACCGGTACAGATTGCGGTCCCGGCAAACAGCACAGTTTCAACAGTAGGAGCCGACACCTGTTGCTCGGTTACGGGAGTGAATGTCGTGAACCCTATTAACGTAGCTGTAACGGGTGCTGCTATGGTAAATGGCACAGAACGCCTTCTGTACTTCAATAAAGTTCGTGGCGTGTTAAGATTAATGGATTGCTGTGTTCCAGTAGCGGCAGCCCAGGCGTCTGAAGTTAAAGCAGGTAAATGATTTCAGTAGGGTGATGGAGATCATCACCCTATTTTCACCTAAATAATATTTTGATCATGTTTTCAGATTTGAAGAAAGGGTTTCAGGTACATACCCTTGATACTAATACAGTACCTAAATACGAATTGGGAAAGGTAGTAGCCGTATCCGAACCCAGGTATCTTCCTCCTCAGCCGGGTCAGTATCAGGCGATGCAGACCCGCGTGGTGGATCTGACGGTAGAGCTCACTGGCGAAACCAAGACCTATACGGTTCCGGAATCCCAGAATGTGGCTAAGGCTATGGGTATAACATTATCTACCAGCATAGATCCGATTATGAACGAACTGAATGCTATAAAAAGCACCAGTCAAGACATAATAGACAGCGTAGATACCCATCGTGCCAAGATAGAGGCTTGTGAATCTATATTAGAAGACATCAATCCGGCATTCAAACAAACGAGAGAGCAGGATCGTAAAATAGCTGGTATAGAAAATAAGGTGAATGACCTTACTGATTCATTCGAAGATTTAAAGAAGTTAATTGTAGAACGTTTGAAATAAGTATAATATGATAGTATATGATTTAAATTCAGGACACAGAGAATATCCTGGATATGATGAGATAGAAGACAGGCGAGGTGGAGGCAGAGGCAGAAGCCGTCGTTCTGATGGGACGTACATGGAGTACGGACATGGGTTCCTTCCTCCTTATGATCATTACGGTATGCATGAGAAGATGAAGGAAATGGAAGAACGCGAAAACGAGCTGGAAGAAAGGGAAAGAAGGCTCGAAGAGCGCGAACGTCGTCATGAAATGGAGGACCGGGAATACCGGAGGATGGGTTACGAATCCTACCCGACCGATTACTATGGAGACGACAGATACTACGGTGACGGACCTCAGATGCGTAGAGGTCGCGGACGTGGCAGAGGTCGTTCTTATTGAGGAGCAGACGCAGAGGATCCAGCTTATCAGAAATATGTAGATACTTACGGCTACCATTTTTCTAATGCTCTTGCTGATGAGGCGGTAAAGAAGATGGTCAACGTCGATGGATCCAAGAGGATCTGGAAGCAGCCGGAAATAAAAGATATTTTTGAAAAGTGCGGAGCGAAGAAGCCGGATAAAGCGACATGGGGCGATGTCCAATATGTCTTTGCAATGTACTATTCGGATGGTTTTCCGAAGGTCTTCAAATGTGAGAACGAGTTGGTGAAAGCTACGTTAATGTATTTGGATGATCCGGATGCTCCCGAAGGAGTAGCCTTTATAAGATGGCTTGCCGTGCAAGATTACCTCGGCGAAAAAATAAACTGGAAGGATCTGACCTGAGATCCAGGCCCAGGCCCTTCCGGTGGTGCGGGAGCCATAGTAAAAAATATGATTCCCGCATTCCCGTTTTTCCCGTTTGGAAAAAAAGGAATAAAAAAAAATGTTATACCGGTCGGCGGGCAATAGAATACCCGTGGCCGGTTTGTTTCACATAACTTTTTTTTGGACATGAATATGGCACACGAATCTAAATCAAATAAAACCCCATTGTATTTAATAGGAGAGTTGATTGGCGTACCGAATACGGTTATGGACTCAGCATTGCATGAACTGAGAGATAGAATAGACAAAGACCCTAAATATAAAGATGTTAAAAATTGGCTCGAGTCTTTACCCAAGATCTGAACCTATTTTTTCAATACCAGGCCCGATGCGATTTTAACGTATCGGGTTTTTATTTTAATTCATATTGTTTTATTTTAAATATAATTAATTCATGAATGTCGTACATTTGTTGAAAAACTATTCTATATGGAAAATAAGGAAGATTACGTTGGTTACGAAGATCAAGAACTGTGTAACCGGTATTACAAAGAGGCTGACGCCATGAGACAAAAGCAGGACTGGTCTCGGCTTAGGGCTGTCGCTGCTCCGGCTAAGGGAACGCCATCGCCCGGCTGGGGTCAGCTTGGACGTGGAAATGGTGTCAGTGTTAAGTATGTGAGTATCAATTCAGGATTGGGAGGAGACAGGTTATGACAGTAGAAGAATTGGCTAACAAAAGATACGGTGGCGAATTTGTTTTCATGTTTGGTCATCTTGAAGGTAGAACAAGATTCGTTTTTGAATGCTTTGATCCTAAACCTGATTACGAAGGTAAAAGCACTTATATGGTTTCCTATTTTGAGAAGGAACTTTGCAGAAGAGATGTGGTAGATGTACCGTGTTATATGAATGTTTTACCAAAATCATGAAAACACTACTTTTAAACGTACCTTCCTTCTCTGGTAAGATTATTTCTCCTACCTGGATTAAAGCCGTAAGAGATTTTCAATCCAGATCGAAGGCAGAAAGAGACTCGTATTGCTCGATTTATGGATGCACAGGAGGGTGTAATTTGTGTGATGATATAAGTAAATATAGGATTTCAGAACAATTAAAATATTATAGATAATATGGTTAGAATCGCATATTTCGGAACCAATGGCTGCCCTGGTCATCACGTTATTCCAATACGAGGTAAATTTACGGAAGAGGATGTTAAGGTAATAGAATCTATAGATTGTGATGATTTCTATAAGGTATTTGACGTCATGCGTTTTAAGATAGCTGAGTTTAAAGGATGGACGATATTGGGAATCCCGGCAAGCTTAGACGATCATAGACCTGGAAGCAAAACCGTTATCTTCATAGAAGGTAAAGCTAACGAAGCTGATTTTATGATTATTTAATCAGCAAAACCACCATACTTTAGTAGGTGGATGAATTGGTTTGATTAATTTTGAATCAAAATTACAGATAAAAAAATGATTTCATACAAATACAACATATACCATTCAAAGAAAACAAAGTATCTGGAAAGGATGCTTCGTGAATGTTGTTTTGTATGGAATCATGCGTTAGCTCTACAACGTAGATACTACAAACTATTTGGGAAATATATATCGGTTGGTAAAATGAAGAAGCATTTTGCCAAAAGGATTAGGAGAAACTTGCTTCATTCTCAAACAACACAAGAGATACTTGAACGACTGGATGAATCTTATAATCGTTTCTTTAAAAGAAAATCGAAGAGACCACCTAAGTTTAAATCACCGGAGAAATTTAATTCTTTTGTATTCAAACAAGGTGGGTTTACCCTGAATGGTAATTGTCTAACAATTAACAAAGGAAAGAAACGATTTAGATTCTCATACAGTAGACCTTATGAAGGTAATGTAAAGCAAATCAGAATAATAAGAGAAACATGCCATCGATATAGTCTGATAATTATTACAGATCATAATCCTATAAACTCTTATAGAAAGACACATGATGGTGCATCTATAGGATTGGATTTTGGTCTGAAAACTTATTTAACTAAAAGTGATGGTAGCAAAATTGGGTCTCCATTATTCTTCAAACAATATCAAAACAAGATTAGAAAACTAAACAAACGGTTTTCTAATACAAAGAAAGGATCCAACAATAGAAGAAGGAGACTGTTTGAACTACAACAAGCGTATCGTAAAATAAAAGATCTTCGATCAGATTTTCAATGGGGATTAGCACACCAGTTATGCAAACAATATGATTATATTTTTATTGAAGATCTAAACATTGAAGGAATGAAACGTTTGTGGGGAAAGAAAGTTTCCGATCTTAGTCATTCTTCTTTTATTGATAAACTAATGTATATTTCTTCAAAGTATGGAGTAACAATACACAAGATTGACAAATGGTATCCTTCTTCCAAAACTTGCGAATGCGGCTGCATTAATAAAGGTCTGTCGTTACGCGACCGCACGTGGGTATGCCCGGCGTGCGGAGCGGTTAACGACCGTGATGTTCTTGCAGCCCGTAATATACTTCGGAAGGGCATTTCCGAATTGGAGAGCAAGAGTAATTCCAGCGATAGTAATATCGGGGTTTCTTGCGTTTGTATCCAAGAATCCCATTTGCTTTAGCGATGGGAGTATGTCAATCTGATGTGGCGAATGAAATGGAGAAAATCGGATTGGAATCATCATCTGATTCTTCATATGAGGGTCCCACATGGTCTTGGTTTGTTAACAAAGTAGAACTTTGGCAGAAGAATAATGTATGGGATAGTTTCTCCGCTGAGTTTTTGTGGGGTTTGTATTGTAGGATAAAGAAAGTATAGTAACAATTAATTTAAAACAAATCATGGAATTAAAAGATTTTAAAGATGTGGTTAGAGTAATGACAAAAGAAGAGTTCGAATCAGCAATCAACGAAGATATTAAATTCGTTGAAAGATTTAAGCATTTTTTTAAACATGATGATGTTGCGAGGATAATAGAACACGTAAAGTCAGTGTTAGAAGCATCAGTGGACTACTGCTATCCGAATCATCCTGAAGTAGAATTTGAAAAAGATTTTAATATACAATACGATGTCAATAAGATCTTGAACAAATACGGCCACACCGAAATGGGTCTGTATAAAATACAGCTCTATGTAGAGAATATTTTGGGTAGTATTCAAAACAAGAAGCCTGTAGACATGGGAGAAGTTTCTGACGGATACCATACTTTCAATGAATTGTATCGGTACCGTATGTTGTACAACGCCGCCTTCTTTAATCTATTAGCCAGAAACGGACAGGTTGAAGTTTGCAAATCAAGAAGGCACAGCGACGGAGAAAAATGCTTCGGTTCTGATGATTGGTTTATTGTGATGGCAATGTTACCCACTGGTCAGGTGTCTAATCACTATGAAAGCAAGTACTGGGATTTGTTTGATGTTCCAGAGAGAGAAACCTCTTTCGAATATGATGGTCATACACCAAATGAAGCCGCCGACAGACTTGAACAGTATCTTAATCAAAAGAAGTCAGGTTTAACATTTGAAGAAGCTTTTAAATTTCTGAAAGATGGTAATATGATCAAAAGACGTGGATGGAAAAATGAACATCTTGATGCTTTTAGAAGAAGTGGTGTTAGCTCAATTCATGTGGAAAAGTCATTGATCATAATTATAAATGAAGAAACACGGAGGCTGACATCGTGGAACCCAAGTATAGAAGATATATCGTCAAATGATTGGGAGATTACGAAATGAGTTTGTTTGTGTGTTCAAAATGTGGCTGTATAGATAATACAGCCACATCATATTACTGGGCTCTTATGAGACCTTGTAAGAATCGTATTTACGATAAGTCGCTAAAGGGATATGAAGGCAAGCCTCTTTGTTCTGAATGTGCCGCTATTGAATATAGTAGGGGAGGCGAAGTGGTGGTAGTTCCTGGAACGTGGCACGGTAAGTTCAAGAAAGAATGGCCTACTGAAGAAGAAAAGAAGCATATTGGTAAAAACGGTATTTTAAATTATTGATTTATGTGTGATAAGGAAATTGTTGTATGTGCAGCTATATGGGTTCAAGATCACAAGAACAAGCCTCACGGTCCAGTAAATATACCATCTGGAACCGTATTTTGTGGATTGAGACACTGTTCCATAATATCGCAACTTGCGGCATACGGAATAGCTCATAAAAACCGCAGTGTTCAAGGATTTTTGACAAGCAAGAATCGGTTTTTAACAAGAGAAGAAGCATCTGAACTTGTTAGAAACAATAATCAGGAAATGGTAGTAGATAGGAGTGCTATTAGAGAACAATTGTATTCAGAAGATTTGTATTAACTAAAAAATAAAACAATATGGGATTTATAATCAGAAAGTCAATATTTTATGATATGATGGACGGCAATCAATTAAAGTATGAATTTGACAACAGGGATTTAGATCATATCACATTTAAAGGTGATGGTAAAGAATCTTTTTCATTTAACAGAGCACTTGTTGAAAATTTAATTGAGACATTTGAAACCATGCAGGATATATACTCCGATAATTATAGGCTTAAGGTTTATACTGGTAATTGCATAATTCAATTGAACGCAAATCCAAAGGACCCAAGTGAATCTTTTTTTGACGTATATGATAGAGATGAGATGAAATTAATATATGGAATAAAAATTAGTATCTTGAAAGAAATGTTTATCATATGATTACCAAGCAGGACATACAAACAGCAGCATCGTATATTTTCCAAAGCAGTTTTGTCTCGGAAGACCAGGCAAGGAAAGTAATGGTAAGAGCCGGCAATAACGCTACCAAGAACCTTGTCAAGACCTTCAGAGGAAAGTTGTTCAAGAAGGCTTTTGGAAGAGCTTGTAGAGGAAAGGATATCAGTTCTTTTGAAAGACAAGAAAAAGAAAGTGGTTTTAATTTTCTTTATAATCCTAATAATGGTCGTATGCGAAGCGGTCATATTATAATAGACGGAATTGGTCTGTTTAAACAAATAATAGAGTCGGGTACGTAAGTTATCCGACTTTTTCATATATTTGTGGCATGACAAAAGGTTATTATTGGATACCACAAACAGATGAAACGTTAAATGGCAGAAGCTATTACGTAACTAAGGTAGTAGGAGATATAGTGTTTGATACTAAACGAAAAAGAATAGTGTTTCAAACTACCAGGTATTTCCCAGTAGGCTCCGTATTCCATTTTACTCACAACTGTTTTAAATACGTCATAACCTGCCGGCTCCGTAAGCCTGGGCTGTGGTATGAGGCAAGGAGGGAAGACTGCGGACCTATTGGACCGGATGATGTGGAAAGGTTCGAATCAGGAAGGTTTATTCATAGAAATGGGTACAAATACAATGCATAAGCGTAACTTGACGATTTGCGTCAGATTATAATTTTTTTTCATATTATTTTTAAGCCATCAGACTGAGAAGTTAGATGGCTTAATTTTTTATGATATGCTTGATTTTTAGCTACCTTTGTCTCATAACAAAAATGTTTTATCATGGTATCAACGTGTATTATTAAAAGAGATAATAAAAAGAAAGTTGTTTCTGTCTCTACCAGATCAGGGGACAGGTCTATGTTATTCGATAAGATAGCATCTATTCCTCTTATGGAAAATAGGGAACGGGCTACTACTGTTTTTAAAACCGTATTTTCTAATAAGTTCTTAAAGGCTTTTGGTGACTGGAGAAGGAATGTGCCTATCAACAAACAGGCTTACAATAAGGTAAAATCCAATATCGACCTTATTCCGGAAGCCTATAGAGAAAGGGTGCTGGATAAGGCTTCTAAGATGAGCAACCCTATTCTTGTGTCGAAATCAGATGCACCTTATGGGATTCAAGAATCAGGCTTTGGATTCTATAGCCAGGATCTGGGTGATAATATTATGTTGGTGGATGCTATGGTTCCGTCAGGTATTTCCATACCGGAAGGACCGGGAATAGACGCCGGCCAGTATCTACAAGATGCTATATCTTCAGACTTCACTCCCGTATCTATGGTACAGGATAAGGGTGTTGATTATATGGTCATAAAAGACGGTCTTAAGATATTTAGTCCAGAAGAGCTACCAGAAACAGATTCTAATCCTGTGGGTGTAACGTATCAGACCGGAGAGCCTCGTTTGTTTTTCATGAACGATCGTAGTCAATTATTTGAAGATTACGGAGAAGCTCTTCGCTCTGGCGGAAATGATATTAGAATAGGATTCTTATCAGGCACCGTTCAAGAATCTACCGTGGATGGCGTGGCAGACATTACTTACAAGGCTGGAAAGTATGTTCTTAATAATCCCAAGTCTTTTATACCGGTCATGACCGCTTCTGCTTCTACTTCTTTATCAACAAAAGGCGGTATAATTAACTACCTTATAAAGAAAGGTCTTTTGTCCGGATCCAAGATATTCGATCCGGAAACAAGAAGCTATTATATTACAGGAGAAGGACATACAGGACAAATTAGACTTTTCAATTCAGCATTATCCTACACTGAGCTCCGTAATCATTTTGGTTCTGATGTTTCCATGAATGATCAAGGCATGATAACCATAAATTCATTGGATAATAGTAAGGTAACTATGAGACTCGCCACCGGAGGAACGGAAAGGGTTAGCAGGGGGCAGATAAAGAACGATCTCAAGTCAGGAAGATACAATGAATTGGACGCCAAGTACGATCATTTTGATGCGCTTGTAGTTTCATTCATATTAGAAGACAACGATCTTTATGCTGATACTAAAGCTAAGATAGTATCGGATTATAGCCAAGAGGAACGTAATCAACGAAATTCTATTGTTGAGATACTGAAAACGCTGGGCGTTAGTGTCGTTGGCATGACCGATTATATAGAGAAGTACCAAACTAAATACGGGCACGAACCTTCTGCTAAGGCATTGGCGGATATTGCCAATAACGTAATAGCAGTCGGTGAAGATGCTACTTTGTCTGACTTAGTAGAAGAAACAGCACACTTTCTCGTAGAGGCGTACAGAGATCAGAATGCTGTTGAATCTGTTTTGCAAGATGTAGAAGGCACTGAAGAATGGAATCAGTATGCAGGTCAGTATTATAATACATACGGTAAGGTATATGAAGGCTCTGAACTTGATAATGCTGTTAGGAGAGAAATTCTTGGAAAGATCCTCGCCAGGGAGATGCAGGCCGGCACAGCACAGGCGCCGGTAGAGCCCACCTCCTTCCTGGGGCGCGTCCGGCAGCTTCTCTCTGGAATTGTAAACTGGCTTAAATCAGCTTTATCAACCCAAAGACAGGATTTGAATAACGTTATTAAAAATATTCGTGATCTTGCTATTACCGACATAGATAAAGGATTTGATACTTCTCTTTTGAAGGATAATGACTTTACATTATACTCCCTTTCTTCTATGAACAAGAACAAGTTTCTTGAGTCTAAAATCAGGGCATTGAGAAAAACGTTAAGAGACTTACGTCAGATAAGCTCTGATAGGGCTGTAACTACGTCTATGACCCTTGCCCAGCTTAAGACCATAGAAGATAAGATAAATAAGGTAGAGACCGAAATAGACAAGAATGAGATGGCGGCCGCCATGAACAGCATGATCTCCACAGCCGAAGCTCAGGTTAGATACTTAAGCAACGTAGTAAATACTATCCTTCATGGTGATACCAAAGACGGTAAGCTTCATTTCAATACCAATGATCGAAAGAACGTAGATATTATCAACAATCAGGTTCTTCCGATCATGAACGATCTTCGAGGATATATCCGTAACAGAAGTACCGAATTTGATGAGCGTGAAAAGCAGGATTATACAAATAGGATCAATACCGTCATTGCCGACATCAACGGTATTCAGTCTGATATTAAATCAGTACAAGATCTTGATGAAAGTACGTTGCTTGACAAGTTAATGAACGAACTTCATGTGCCGGCAGATAAGGTAAAGAGAGTAAAAGAGTTCTTTGATAAGGTTCAACACGATGTTTCTTGGATAAGTAGGTGGTTCGGTATATTAGAGCATTCTTCCAGCCCGTTCAATAACGCTCTTGGAGCTATGATTGCCAAAGACAATTACAATGCGATGGTGAATGCCCAGCCCGCCATATCCGATTTCCTGGCATATGCGAAAAAGCATGGTTTTAACAAATCTGAATTTGAAAAACTGCTTCAGAAAGTAGACGGCAAAACTTCTAATTACCTTCGTAGTGCCCTTGATATGGCTAAATACGATCGTAATAAGAAGCTGGCGCAGATGCGAGCGTTTGCGACCGCCATGAACATAGAGATATCAGAAGAAGAAATTGGTGATGTGGTTGACAATAACCGTAATTACGTATTTAAAAGAGAAGTAGTTGACAAGGACGGAAATACGGTTACTGAGAACGCTAAATTTAAACCGTCGTCCGATAGGGTTAATACCGATATTTTTACTATCGAACAGGAAAAAATCTATACGGAACAGATGGAAAAATGGGATGCTGAAAATTCGGAACTGGAATTTAGCGAAAGTTATGCCACAAGAATGGAATCCATATACAAAAAGGCTGAAGAAGAATTAGGGCATCCGGTTTCTCAAACAACCAAAGAATACCTTAATGCCCTATCCAGGCAAAAACGGATATTGAGGCAGCCTTTTATTGATAGCAATGGTAATTTTGATGAGGTTGCTTACTATAAGAGTAGTAACTACGAAGAAGAAGGACTGCTTCGTAAACAACGTAAGGAAGCAGCTTCAGAATACATATACGTAGGAACCAGGAGAGTAGATAAAACCGGTGATCAACTTAAGATGGCTAAAGAAATACAAGCCATAAATGAAGTTTGGAGAAAGGAATCAAATAATGTCACTAATGCCGTATCAGAATCGTTTTTGCAAAAATTGAGAACGATTCAGAACGAGTCAGGAGGAGAAGCTGCGCTGAAGACACTTATGTTGGGGGGGCACCTGTCATTCAACGATCGGTTTTGGAATGACGTAGAATCAGAACAATCGGCGCGTACCGAATCAAATAACAAGGCTTCGTATCTTAAAATGGCACAAGACATCATTAGTTCTACGACAAGTGATAGAGATGCAACTGACGTGGATTCGATTGTAAAAGATATAGAAAAAAATAAGGCTATTATAAAGGAAATAATCGGAAACAATCGCGATGTGGCTGATATCGGAGAAATTAATGAAGCGACATTTACCTCATCTGAAAGAGATGCTTTTAGGGCCGCATCTGAAGCTATTGAAGCCGATTACGCTATCTTAATAGATTATGCTAAGATGGTGGGTCTTGAAGATATTGATAAGTACCTTACTAAAAGCAGTAAGGCTGAAAACGAAGTAAATCAGTCTTATTTAAATGCTCTTGCTGACTCCAAGGAAGTGGAATGGAAGTTTGTGCAACGTCATACTACGGCAAAGAAAGCAAAAAGGATTCAAGCCTTAAGGGATAAACTATTTAAGGCTGCTGATAACCGATATCTGTTTACCGTATCTGAAACCAACTACCTGTCAGAAAAGCTTGGTATAAGCAAAGAATTAGACGGTAGAGATTTTAGGAATGCTGTTAATGCTAAGATGGCCAGCTTGTTTTTAAATAATACAAGAGAAGAGGGTATAGAAGCTGACATAAAAGCGGGCATAGAAGAGGCCAATGCTATTGTTAATGAATTTGCCAGGAGCCAGGTCTTTTCGTACTATAAACGCATGGCGCCTACTGGATATGCGGCTATGATCGACAAAATCGGTCGAGGTGAGATAGACGTGGCGCAGATGGTTAAGGACGTACAAAACGGTACATCCACCCAAGATTATGGCATGGATATATCGTACCTTTCTTTCGATCCTGCAAGGGCATGGGTGGCTGAATCTGAAGCCGAAAATAGCGGTCGTAATCCTGATTATGTAAAAGATCATGGGTATGGTCATCGTATGCCCAAGAAAAGCCTGTATCGTGATGAATCGTATTTCAATGACTTTGGTATCAAATATGATGCTGATGGTAATGAGGTCGCTACTAAAAACGTAGAGCAGTGGAATATGATTCAAAAACTCAAGGAAATAAAAAGACAATCCCTTGATCTATACAAAGAGCAGAGCCCGAACCTGTATGCTATTCCACAGATATCCAAACAAGACATAGAACGTATGGAAGGATTGGGTATTAACTTCAAAAATACGGTTCGTAATTTTGTATCAGATCTGTGCCTGGACAGAGTAGACGATTCTCTATATGGTAAGACCAGGCAAGGAGAAGTGTATGACCCGGAAGACAGACTTAGGTCTATACCTAAATACTACATATATGAATTGGAGAACCAAGATGATGTATCTCACGATTTTGGCTACTCTTATTCGATGCTTATGATGCAGTCATCGTTATACAATGAAAAGCAGAAGTCTATAGAGCTTGCCCAAGGACTGGAGCAGATGTTACTGAATAAACAATTTGAGGGCGGTAAGAAGGCTGAAGCAACCCAAGCATATCAGATGTTCAGGGACTTCTTCAACGATCATTATTATGGCATTAGGATGAACACCAAAAAACTTACGGTGAACATCGGAGGATATACGGTAGACCTTACAAGAATTATGATGGCTGTTGAAAGATTTATGTCGGTCATGAACTTGGCACTGTCCCCGTTTGTGGCAGCTACCGGCGCCTTAACAGGTCATATCAACCTCATCATGGAATCTGCCGTAGGACAGTATATAAGCAAAGACTCCCTTAAATACGCATCGGCTGAGTTTTCTCGTCTTGCGCCATCTTGTATAGCAGAAACCGGAGACATAGATAGAAAAAGCAAATTATATGTCATAGGTGAGAGAATGGGGATATTCAATATCCGAAATCGTATGTATGGTGCCGGATACAATAGAGCGGCCAGGACCTTAATGCGTTCACCTATGTATGCTTTTATGGAAATCCTGAACTACCCTCTTGATCCGCAGGTTATGATTGCTACTATGGACAATGTTCGTTATTACAAAGGCCGGTTCTACACGTTCCAAGATTTCAAGATGGAAAAAGAACGTAATAAAGAACAGAGTACCATAAAAAGAGAATGGAACGCATTAAAAGATCGTACTTTATGGAGTATGGTAGACGTCGTGGATGGGAAGGTGGTTGTAAAGCCAGGATCGGGTGTTACTGTTGAGGAAGTTGAAACCCAGATGGCTATAACCAGGAATCAAGTCCGTAGCTTGTCGCAGATATGTAACGGATCTTTGAATGAAGAAAACCGAACTGCCGCATCGCGCAACTGGATAGCCAGGTTCATGACCGCCCACCGAGGATGGTTGGTGCTGGCGGCTCAACGTCTGTGGAAAAGACGTGGCTTCAATTTCCAAACAATGCAAGAAGAGGAAGGGTTGTCAATTACGTTAAAGAATATGATAGCCAAAACATTTAGCCTGGCTTCCGAGTCTGGTATGAAAAACATCATAGATGCCTGGAACGAAAATAAAGACAATATGAATGAGGTAGAAAAAACCAATCTCAAACGTCTCAGTGTCTATGCCGGCACGTTCCTTATCATGCAAGCCGTATCTATGCTTCTTGCCGGATGGCGTGATGATGATGAAAACGAAGAAAGTTGGCTTACTCAATTTGGATCCTATGTCGGATTCAGAACCATAAACGAAATAGCTTCACAGATGCCGTTTATTATGGAGCTTAACGTGGTAGATATCATTAACGATCCGTTTGTTATGGGGCGAAAACTGAAGGATCTTACCGATCTTAGGAATTATTCACTTGATAAAGTAACATCCGGTACATACAAGGGAGAGTCTAAGTTATTTAGGCAACTCGCCAAACAGACGTTTATCAAACAATGGTATAATATCAAGACGCCGGAAGACGTAGCGCGCGCCTATAATTGGTGGCAGCAGACGAACAACAAGTCAATGATGTTCTTCATCGGCGCCACTCCTGATTCGGAAGGAGACGATGATGTTAGCTACAAATAGACGAAGAATATCGGACTTGCATTGTTTTGGTATGATTCCAATATGCTATATTAGCATCGTCAAAGAGTAGATTGTACGTTTTTTGTTCTTACTTGAAAGATTATGTAGGTTTAATTTTTTCTGAAATTGTTTTCTTACCGGTTCTCAGTCAGAGATGATAGAGAACCGGTTTCTTTTATGTTGTCAATTATTGCTATCTTGCAAACAAAAATCATGAGACGAAGATTTCAAATAGGGATGGGGGTAAATCCCTCGCTTATAATCAATAAAGGCATATACATCCAACATGTAGATGGAGGATTATATACAAAAGAAAATTGGTCTAATAAAGGATATTCCAATGATCTATGCAATGGAATAGCTCTTGTAGATAAAGTGTGTTTTGTTATAGCCACCGAATATATTGGCACATTTAGTTGGGGTAAGGATGGAAGAGTAGACAATGTATTTGCACAAAATAGTTCTTATATGGAGACCGTTAAAAAGGATTATTGGGGGCGTGAAAATCAGAATGCGTATCTTGAATATGATACCAGTAATGAAAATTACGCTTTTAATAAAGCTAATAGCTATTTATTTAAAAATGGTCAAAATGGATATGTAGGTGGCGCCGGAGAGTTTTTTTTGATATCATTGTATGCTAATGAAATAAACGAATGCCTTTTAATGGTAGGAGGTACGATAATGAGTAATAAAATGTGGACATCCACTCAATCTACACAATTTACCTATTCGTGGTATTATGATATAAACATCCAAGGAGATCATTTGGATACAAGTATAAGGAGTAATCCACGTTATGTCCGCCCCTTTACCGAATTAATTTTATGAAATTATGAGAAGAAGATTTGAAAATAATGCTAAACTATATGAGTATAAGATAGTTAGCGATTGTATAGGGGGGGGGTAATCGTAGAAGGAAAGAAAGTAGGCACCATTCCACAGGGCGGGCAATTTATCTTTCTGTCTAAAAAAGAACGGCTGGATTCCATAAGTGTCCAAGGCGGTGTTCCAATGGAAGATAGGCAAGAGATCGATAGTCAGGTTGATACGACAGAGGAATTGCTTGAACAGGATTCGGTGGTTCTTGCTATTGCTTTAAAAACCTCTCCTTATTATGGATTTAGAGTAAGTGTGATAGCACCTGATGAGTTTACGCTAAGAACAACCAATAGGATTAATAGAACCTTTTTAATAACAAGCTTTACTCCACCTGCTGCTATATACGGTGTAAACTTTGGTGATCCTATTGTCCTTAATTATGATAGTTACCAATATGAGATGCCAGATCTTGTAATTGATGGACCTCATGATAGAATAGTTAGGGTAGATCCTAATCTTACTTGGGTTGTAAAATGTACAGACGCCGACTTTACACCTTTGCCATATCCAGAATCATGGTCTGGCCAAGGTTTAAATTCTATGTTCTTATCAGAAATGAAACGTCTTGCTCCTGGTGATCATCATGTATCATATACAGCTTATATTAATTTGGACTTGATAGATGATGGCGGAAGTAAAGTTCATACTGAATATCTGATATTAGAAAAAACATTTAATTTTACGATATGACAACAATCCCTAACCGTACGCCTATTGTATGGTTGGGGATTGTTGTAGTTACCATCTTTTCTTGTATAAGCAGAACATGAAATAAGTTTCTAAGCATTAACTTCATGACCTTCCCTATCTGTGAAAACTAAACCAATACCTTCTATGATATGTCCTACTACAGGAGCTTTGTCAAATTCCTCCTTCGTAGCCCAAGTAGCATTATCAGGCATCAGATCCTTGAATGCGTCCGAAACATCACCTTGACACCAGCAGTTATTTGATACAACAATGCCTTTCCCTTCGATATTGACATACATTTTTCTTCCACCACATCCAAGGCTGTTCCATCCGCTCGGTACGTTTTCCACCATAGGCTTAAGCACCCAGCTTACACCGTCTATCCTAACCCATCCAGGATCGTCTTTGTGCTTGTCGTACAAGTTTTGCCAAAAAGAGCATTCGTAGCACCATCCCCTGTCTTCCATGACAGTTCTTATCTCACTCCTTTCAAATCCATCTGCATCCATCGTGTGCGGAGAATGAGGCTGGTGAGGGGTGCCACATTTTGGACATACGAGTTTTAAATTCTTTTCCATATTATTTCACTTTTACGATCTTAATAGAATCTCCGATATTGTATTCCCCTTGGTATCCAACGAATTTTATAAATCTATTACTGTTAAATATTGAAAATCTTCCGTCTTCACCATAATACATTATACATCCACCATCTAAAGGACGTAGATCATATATAACCCATCCGTCATTAACCCGAATATCATGCGAACATGATGATAACACAAGTGCCATCAATAAAACAAAATACCTCATATTATTTTCAGCATAAAAATTTGTAACCTGGTTTTACTGCCTCTGCTTCTTCTCTTGTATCAAACATTAAGATAGTAGTTGATTCTGTACCTTCACAAACGTAAGACACTTCCACCCACCACTTAAAAATCCCAGAGCCATAATCATCATAGTACGGCTCAGAAAGAACTTCTTCTACATACCCATCCAAATAATTCATGATCGTTCCTCCTTATTTTTAGATTCTGCTTCTTCGAGTATGCTGATTACCTTGTCAACAATATCCGAATCAGACATTTTCTCAATAAAAACATCCATTGCCTTAGTTATGTCATTGGCTTCTTTTTCTTCAAGAGCTATTTCTCCACCGGTAATAGCATCAGATAATAATGTAGATAAGTGTCTTATCTTATCAATGCTCATAAACGTAAATGGATTACCACCCCAGCCACCACCCATTTCTTTCATAATCTGATATCCACCTGAAATAAGTCTGCCGGATGTCAGAGCCAAGGAAGACACGATGAGGGACAGTACCGCCGCTTCCGTCCGCTCCTCGGACACGCCCTTCGACCACACGGCTGCCTTTATAGAGCCGGCCAGGTTGTCTATGTATGGCATGAGGCAGTCTTCCATTACCTGTGTTATATCAGCTATAACCTCACTACGCTCTTTATTTATGTAGTAGATAGAAGCATTGTATTTCCTTATCTCCTTATCCATATCATTCAAGAATCGTTTGACATTATGTCTGTACATAGGGCCGTCCTTAACCACTTCCTTCAGCTTAAGAATGTAATTATAAGCCTGGTCGTTTACGAACAACGTCATAGTCTCAACCGTTGAATGAAGCGTGTTAAGACTGTTAAGAATCTTATCGAAATTGTTTATCAAATAAGCCTTCCTGGCTTTTGCTGCGTAGTTAATCATCACATTCGAATTTTAGATTTTCAAGTTCATTCAATTGTTTCTTAATTGACTCGATCAGGTGCGTTCTACGTTCCTCTGCATGTTTTAAAGCTTCTTCTTTGCTCTCAAAAGCATCCCTTCCTATTTCATAAGGAGTGATCCTATCAGGAATGTCGGCTAACAAAAGACCACCATACTCTTCTATTTTAGCTTTTACTTTTCTTATTATACCGTCTCTCATGCACGCATCTGTAATCCATATAAACCTATCACATTCTTCTAATTCCCTTTCGTACAATTCATACCATTCTGGTTTAGGAAATCTTAATGTGAATCTAATCTCGGTATCTTTTTCTAAGACATTAATATCATACGCCTCCGGCCACAGTTCTTTTATGCTGTCTTCATCTTCAGCATACGCCACCAATACAAATGAATTACTGGATTCTGCACTACACCAATATGGATATTTTATAGGCCATTTGACTGGACGGTAATCATTGTCACAGTCATCCTTTCTAATGTAAAATCTTGCTCTAATCATGTTATTCTACTTTTTTGATTTCGCTCAAATCGTCTTCATACACCAAATAAGATCCTCTTCCAGGTCTTCCTTCTTTATTAGCTTTCTGGATTGTAAATATAACTGTTCCAGTATTTGTGATTTGCACGTTCTTAAAGAAATCAACAAGAGGCTCTTTCGAACGTTTGTAAAGAACACTCACTTTATCTCCATTCTTTAACCCATAAACAGAATCGAAATATTCCTTTTTAATTCTTTCAATATTACTTCTATGTTTGTTCATTGCATCAAGCTCGTCGTCTAACAGTTGAATCATTTGTTTTTTTGTCATTTCTTTTCCTCCTTATTTAATGGTATTAATCCTTTTCCGTGTTTATCATACCACAACATAGTTATCACATTCCATGCAGCCGCAGCTAAATGGTGCACGTTCGTCTCTTTATCCGTTCTCTCTCCTTTCAGGTATGCCATTATATGCCTGGCAGCCGCCGCACGATACCGTTCAAAGCCATTGTCAAGATTCTGCCAATTATTAGGCCCATATTTCTTGGCTCCGGCATGATAGACTTTTACAATGTCCTCAATCTCTTCCATCGGAAGCAAATCCCATCGTAGTTTGTCGTCAATGATGTCATTTTTCACTGATTTTATTGAAGTACTTTTTTCTGGATCTCCTACAAGAACAAGTTCCATAATATCTGTTTCTATAATAATTGTGTTTCCATTGTAACAAACTTCAGCAAACTTGTCATTTTCTTTTATATTTGTTACTGCAACTACTATAGATCCTTTGTACATTATAGTACTTTTATCTATTTTATCATCTTTCAATGTACGAAAAATAGATCCTTTTGGATAAAGGATGTTTTTAGTATTATTGTCCATTTTTTCCATCGTTTTATCGTTGTTTTAATCAATTAGTATAATAATATAGCCCATTATTTTATTCTTCGCCTATAAAGCGATCAAATTCTTCTCCGCTCATAACAATGCGGTTAATGATGATTGTGCCGTTATTGCTATAATCGTCATTTTTAACTCCCACATCATCAAGCTCCCTCTTTAAGTCTTCAAATGTAGGACCGGTCTTGCTTTTAAAAAAATAAAGTAGCATATACAACCTTTCCGTTGTTTAGTTTTACTCTCACGGTATAGACATATCCTTTTTCCTCTTCATCCTTTTTGTTGATACCATCAAGGATGCTATTTATCATATCCTTGTCCTCACGTGATAGGTTGGATATAGCTATTCTGCCCTTTAATCTAAATACTTCGTTTTCGTTCATGACTTTCTGTTTTATTGTTTTCAAAATATTGTCTTACGGCTTCTATGGCTTTATCGTCATCAAAAGCTTCTTCAAACTCCGTGTAGAACCTATCTCGCTCCATGCAGAATGTGTTTTTCCCTTCCGGTATAGGACGGAACACAACCACCCTCTCTTTGTCGTGATTGGTTCCTATTATGTTATTATCTAAGATAATAGAATACCTTCTTGAACTTTTGTTGATAACAACATCATGTTGAAGACCATACAATTTAAGTATTTCCCTTAATTGATTTGTTTCCATTATTTGAAGATTTTATATTTTTAGAAGATACTGCTCCCGATCCCCACTTTTTCTTATATATAGCCCCCATCATGTTTATTAAATCGGAAAAAGAAGATATGGTTCCCATTTCTATACAAAATGCAAGATTGGATTGAAGCATTTCAAGTTCTTTTAACTGCTCTTGAGTTGCTCTGTTTCTTATCATGCTCTCATGTTCGTTAAAAACGATCCAATTGAGGCCTTTAGCCATTCTTGTATAATCTGCATCAGGAAATCTTGATATAGCCCTTGATAGGACATTATATTTATCTCCTGCCTCTATCCTATTTAAAATAAGTTTGTCCGTCAACCATGTTACTACTTCAGCATACAGCATAGGGTTAAGCTCCATAGCTACAAGAACCCATATATAAGGATTGCACATCGTTCTCCTATTCTCTCCTCTTCCCATAGTTTTATAAGCCCCCATCTTTTTCATCACTTTTATAAGTGATTCTTTTTCAACAGATTGGATAAAACCAGGAAATCCTGCTTCTATTGTATATCCTTGTTTTTCAAGGATATAGTATATTCGTTCAGCACTTTCTTTGTTGGACAGAATGTTTTCTATTCTCTTTTCATTCCATCCCATTTCTATCCTTTTTCTCGTATAAGCCTCTTGTAAGTCTGTTAAGGACATAAATGATGTTTTGGTATCTTGTTTAATTATAACACCAAACAGTTCCCGATCTTTCGATACCATTGTAACATTTGTTTTCATGAAATATAACACTAAAAAAAATATCATGATGCAAATATATACATCATGATACATTAATAAAAGATTATAGTGTTAAATTTTACTTATAGTGTTTTTATGGACTCACATTATTTCTTCTAAATTTACTTTTATAGAACCATTTATGGTTTTGATGTCCCCATCTATGGTTGAAATCACATCATCTAAATCGTTTATAATGCCTTCCATGTCATCAACCACCTCTTCCATATCAGTTACAGCCTGATCTGATTCCCAATATTTTTCTGAGTCTTGTAACGATTCCGGTATATTATCTCTCGCCTCAGTCTCTTCATCTAAAATCATATCAACATCATCCTTGGCTGAATTTATGTTGTACTTCAACTCCGATAACTTTGATTTGATGTATTCAAAATCTGTTTTATACTTATTTACGTTTTTGATAACATCCGATATTTTTTTTCTTCTCTTGTTGTTCATGCCTTTATCCTATTATAATATTCGATAATCTTTTCTTTTCTATCTCCTGGTTTTACTGCCATATTCTCAGCCAAAAACCTAAAATACGACACTGGTATGTCCTTGAATCTAATTCCTTCATATTTTCCAAACCACATTATTATACTGTCAAGATCGTCTTCTCTCCTACCATCTCCGTTCACAGATTTAAGCGAGGCTGCCCGGCGAAGGATCTCGTCTTTGGTAATAATATCACCCATCCTTATATTGGACAGAAGTTGATCTCCGGCAAACATACACCAGCCCTTAGAAGGGAATTGCTCGATTGTCAAGTCTTCTATCCGACCGAAACGCCTCATGTTGTCGCAGCAATCAATAATCAGCGCCTCTTTCTTGTCAGGATGGATGCGGACGGCGCGGCCTAATATTTGGTAATACGTTGAATATGAGAAAGTCGGTCGACCAAACATCACACAATCAAGTTCAGGAAAATCAAATCCGGTAGCAAGCGTTGAATAATTAAAAACCACCTTCAACTTACCTTCTTTGAAATCGGATATAATTTGTTCTCTTTTCTTTTTGGTTGTTAGCGATGTTACGACACTGGTTATGGCTCCCATCCTGGCATTCATGAACTCTGATATTCTATTACATGATTCGATAGAATCCATGCAAACCAAAATGGCTTTACGCTCGTTCATAAGTTGAAGAAGGCGCTTGTAGATAGAGTTGTTTAAGCCGTTTCGTACAATACTTTCTTTAATAGATTCGTTGGTGTATTCAGCTCCGGTACTGTTTAACATCAGAGCCGATTCATCAAAAGACCATCGTTCGTACTTAAGTGGACACCAAAACCCTTGAGAAGTTAGTTCTTGTATTTGAGTCACATGAACTATTTTCTTGAAGAAGTTATGCTCGTCTTTCGTCAGCATATTGAGCTTGCTGTAGTTTCCTTCCAGCATGGAACTGTAGGTTCGGAGGCGGCAGGGAGTGGCGGTGAAGCCCAGCACCTTCGCCTCTGGAAACCCGTTCATAAACTCCATAAATTCAGAACCTTCTTCAGGAGAATATCCTGAATGACATTCGTCTATCAATAAGGTATCTATCCCTATATCCTTCAACCTCGCTACATCTTTCTTTATGCTCTTTAATGTTGCATAAGTCATAGCCGACAGCTCCTTTATACCACATGAAGCAGAATATATAGTAGGTTCAGAACCGAATGATACGGCCTTCGCATAATTCTGCTCCAGAATCTCTTTTGAGGGCTGTAATACTAATGTCGGTCTATTTATTTCATGTGCTATCTTGGATATCAGAAGGCTCTTTCCACATCCGCATGGGGCTACGATTATGCCAGGCTTCTTAGATCTTCCTGTAAGAAACTTAAGCCCGGCATCTACTGCCTCTTTTTGGTAAGGTCTAAGTTCAAAGCCCATCACAATCTATTATATTATTTTTTGAAAGTTCTATTATCGCCTCTTTCAACATCTCCCTTGCTTTATCTTCGTTATCTTCAAGCAAGCATACACTGCACGATATGCCCATACGATCTCCATAAGCCTCGGCATTACCTAATGTGAATGCGCAGCGGTAATCATAATCCATGTTTTTTGCTACGGTAATAAACTGATTATCTTCTATCAGTACAGCATATTCAGCATTGGTTTCACACATGATAATGGCTTTATCTTTTTTTATAGACAATACCTTGTTTCTGAAAAGTCCGTTATAAATCCATAGTTCCTTTCCTGCATTTTTATAAAACGCAGCCATATCTTCCTTGATTGTAACTTCTTTTTTCATGACTTACTTGTGTTTAACATCAGTAATTAAAACATATCTTTTAACAATATCTTCAAGACTCACAGAAGAACGTATATATAGTTTTTCTTCGTACTCATATAGAGCGTACCCTTCTTTTATGTCTAATATCTTAATCACATGCTTGCCTCTTTCAAATGGATCCTCAAAGTAGCTCTTATGTTCGTATCTTTGACCGACTTTTATTTTGTCAGTTTTCTTCTTCATCTTATAACGATCTATTGCTCTACCTGTTTTTATGAAAGCTGTCGTGAGTAAGTATAATAAAACTAAATACAAAAGGATCGCTACTCCACATATTAGATCTTCTTTCATTACACTCCTTTTAAATAGTTGAACCATATATCCTCCAGCTTCTCCTGAAGCTCAAACGCTTTCTTGAAATTCCCGCATCGTACAGCAACGTCTCTCATGTATGTCAAGTTTATAACTTCCGGATCTTGCCGGTATTTTGTTCTTAACTTTTGAACATCCTCATATTTCATCGTTTTATCTTTTTAGACGGATCCCAATCCGAAGAGAAAGGGCATTCGTTTTTGTTATGTAATCCAAAGTCACAATAATAACACAGTGCTGACGGGCAGGGCAGCTTGTTTTGCGGAACAGGCTGACTTAGGGTGGCGCGCCGCTTGCTATACCTGGCTCCTTCTGCTCCCTGGATGTACGCTTGAAATGTTTTTACACTATTATCTTCAAAATCATACATTTTGGATAAAGTGTCATTTAGCATTTCTATAGATTTTGTTTTACGTTCCTCATCAACTTTAACCTTTTGGTATTGTCTGGTCCTGGTAAAGAAATAGATGTTCATATCCGGCAGAACCCCACCATATTTTCTATAGATGTAAAATGAATATATAGGATGCTGTAAATTCGTTTCCAACTTCTTAGAATCAAAAACCTTATTCCCTGATTTCCAATCTATGACATAATGGTGAACTACGTTCTTGCTTTTTATAGCCAGATGAAGGTCTACTGATCCTACTATGTACACATGTGTATGAACGTCACCATTTATATCAACAGGCTTAGGAAGACGATACGGCAGCACAAAATCTTCTTCTACTCCAACTATAGCACCGTGTCTGATAAGTTTCTCACAGGGATTAAGATCACTATCAGCTATCATAAACCTATTGCCGTCTTTTTTGAACAGATCCACAATCCAAGCAAGAAGCTCCCCAGATTGTTTCATGGCTATCATCATATTTTCTGGTGATTGCCAAGGTATGTCTTCTTGATAGGAATAGTAACTTATCGCTTCTCCAAGGTCTTTACCAGAAGGCTGTCTTCCGTTCTTAAAGAAGTATTCCAGTGTTTTATGGATAACCGTACCATAAGATGTAGCTTCTTGTTTTTCTGTAGACCTTTTACCCTCTACGTAAGTCTTATACCATTTCATTGGACAAGTAAGAAACGTATCTATCTGGGAATAAGATATGGCAAGACGTTTCACACCATTAAACTCCTTATATAGCAAATGTGTTTCCGGGACCATCATAAGTCATTGTCTTTAAATCCTTCCGGGTAATATACGACATACTTCTTACCGTCTTCTGGTGTCATGGCAAACTGCATGTAGTTATTACGATTACGATGCTTGCCATCTAATCCTCGCTTCCAATACAGAATCCCATCTATATCCACATAAGACCGTCCGCGTTCGGCTCTAACTACGTCCGTGTGTAGCAGATACCCGTCGGAAGACACGATCCACACTTTATCCCCTTTGTTTAAATAAGATATTCTTTTTCTTACAACAACCTTTTTCTTATTATCTAATGCAAATTCCTCGTCAGTCATACTCTTCATCCTCCTCTTCTTCTGTTTCAAAATCAATTCCATATCTCATATTCTATTAAATATATTTAAAGCTATTCATATGTTTTAATACATCCCCTCGGAGACCTTCCGGTCTCCTTGGTAGATGTAAATCCCGTTAGGGATAAGTCAGGATTTCTCCTGTAAGTACCCATCGCCAATGTTATAAGAGGTTTTATATAATGGCAACACTGTTTCGTCAAATACACTACTCCTGTTTAATCACCATCCTTAGA